TGCATCGCGCCTCCTGATATCGCGCAAAAGTTAGAGCAGTCTAATCCGAAGAGCACAAAAATGCCGTCCCGGACGGCTCTGCAGATACTGCGCATGTCTTACTTATTATACTGTGCCCCGATCACTGCGTCAAGCATGGAACGCAAAAACGCCCTGCGGTCAGATGACCGCAGGGCGCTTTGGAGCTAGTGATGTGACTCGAACACACGACCTGCTGATTACGAATCAGCTGCTCTACCAACTGAGCTACACTAGCGAATTTTCAAGCATCAGCACTTGATTTTTTCAACCTACAGCGCTTGATTGCAACGTTTGAATCTTACTATATTCCGCCTCATTTGTCAACACATTTTGTGCGAAAAATGAGGGCAACAAAGTGCTGCCCTCATAATCATCAACTAATCATGTCTTGCTTATCAGCCTTATCTACATCCGCATTTTTTTGCGTCTGCGTGCCGAAATAGAAGCTTATAACCACAGTAAATATAGTTAAAAACTGTTCCGCAGTAATATGCCCTATTGCGGACAGATACGCAAAAACTGCGCAGAGAATAATAGTTATAATGCTTTTAACATTAATTAATTTTGCTAGTCTTTGTTTCATATCCTTTTACTCCCCCTCTATTATTTGTGCTCTAAAATGCTTATTCTTGTCTCATGTTCGTTTACTTCTTGTTCTAGAGAGTCGATATTTTTGCCTTGCTTTTCTAATGTTTTGTCAAGTCTGTTAATACTATCCTCTAATTTTGTAAGAGCCTTAGTATTGGCTGAAACAATTTTTCCTATGGAAATAACAAAACCAGTGAGGGCAACTATACCGAGAAATATTTCCCAAGTCATAAAGTAACACCCCCTTAAGCTGTTCTCTTCCAGATATAAACAGCCAAGTATGGAGGCATATTGTTATGTGCCGCACCGCCTCCCGTAGTGCCGGTTATCAACTCTTTCGCGCCGCTACCTGCACCATAATCGCCAGCGTAATCCGAGCTGCTCCATGGGATATGATAGCTTACGGTGCCACCATTCAGCGTGACTAAGTTTTTGGTAGCGATGTAGCTATAATACAATCCATCGTGATTGTGTTCTGGCATTTCACTAGTCGTTAATGCGTGGGTAGCTTCGCCACCAGTTGAACCAGCTTTGTAAGTAGCACCAGCAGCAAGTAAAAATGTGTCCTTAATTTGCTCCCATGTGCCACCAAATAAGGTGCTTGGATTAACGCTATTCAGACTCATGTAAATGCTATTAACAGGATAGATAATATCAATAATATTCCGGTTATTGATTTTAAGAGTGCCATTGACGTTAAAATCTGCTGCACCACTGCTATCAACACCCCAATCAAAAATTGGTTGTGTTTTGCGTGTCTGCTCTCCGCTTTCAATTGTGGATAGCTTGTCTATGGCGCGCGCCTGAAAAGTATAGGCTTTTGTATAGTCAAGCCCACTAATGCTAATTGTTGTGCTATAAGTGTTATTGCTCTTTGTCACATCAGCGCTTGAATTTATCCAAGAAGTAAAAGAGCCGTCTTGCGCCTTATATCTGTATTGGATGGTTAGTGTATTGCTTGCTGCGCCAAAGTTGCCATTCCAGTAATTGCCGATCACTTTCAACTGCGCAACACCACTTGTGCTAGCCGCTCCTGCTTGAAGTAAACATGTAAGTTTGACGTAAGGAATCAGTGTATGAATAGATATAGTCTGATTTGTAAACTTGCGGCTATCTGTTACGGTTGCTTTGATTGCTCCGTCCGTAACCGAATTAATTGTGCCGCTTCCGCTATTAATTGTTGTGCTGCCAATGGTAATACTCTGCGACTTAATAGTTGCGCTATGCTTAGCAACTGCATGCGCAGTTACTGCTGCATTGCTGTAATACTTGACAAATGTTGATTTATTTCCAGTGAGCGCAACTGTTGTTGAATTGCTGTCGTAGGATTCCACAACGATTGATGGCAAGCATTCTTCTTTATTGCAAATCGCTTGCATTTGGCACACGGAAGTGCCAATCTCTGTGTCGCCATTGTATGTTGTACATTCGATTACACCTTTGCCGAAATTTAGATTCGGAATCTTCGCATAAAACGTTTCTGGCAACGTAAATTTCACACTAGTTTGTGTTGTCTTTACTGCAATTGTGCCGGTTAATCCGAAGAAATTATAAGTCAGTGTATGCGTAAAATTAGCAGAAGCTCTATTAATTGTGATTGTTGCATCACTTCCGATGTATGCAGCGCTACAGCTAACACTACTTGTTCTTGGAATGGTGGTTAGTGTTAAGCTGGCCTCTTTACTTATTTCTCCGGCACTAATTCTGGTGTCCATCCATGTGCTCGCGGATACACTGCCTGTGCCGTCACTATTGTGCGAAACGGTAAATGTTTCATCAAAAATTGTAACTGTTGTGTTTGCTGGCAATGTATATTCAACGCTGCCGGATGAGCCATTAAACACATAATAGCCTGTTCTGCTGTTGAGATTGTGGCTCTGCCCAGTCTGTGTGCTAGTCCATAGCATTCTGACTTCACTTGTATTGTTGGCAACAGAATATGAAACTTCTTCCAAAGTTAAACTATTGTAAACAGCCATCTTCCCACCTCCTTACGAACCTATCCAGAAGCAACCTGTGCGGTTACTACCATAATCTTCAAATCTACTATTAGTGCCAATAATTAAATATGTAGTAGCATGTAGGTTAGTCGCATTTACTCCTGTATTGTCTGCTGTAAGCACTTCCTCGCTGTTGCGGAAAATACTCATGCCATCTTCATCAATGTTTGTGCTCATTTCGCTATCTGATTTGCTGATAGTCAAGCCATTGTCATCAAATGTAAAGCCTGTTGATGTTGTGACTTTGCTTGCACCCTTTGCAACCTCAGTACTAATTGCAAGCTGCACTTGTTCGCTCGTCATTGTTGCATTAACTCTATTTGTTAATGTCTCAAATTGCGCAGCATTACTTGCATTTTGTTCACCGATGCCTTGCTGCATGTCAACAATCGTGCTATCAATGTCGCTTTGCTTCTCAACGATAGTTGCAACACTTGCAGATATATTATTCTTCTCGACTTTAAGCTGTGAAATATCTGTTGTATTCGTCTTTTGCTGCCCTGTAATGGCGTTAATCTCTGCCCATGCAGCATCACATACAGCGGTTGTGTATTCTGTGCCTGTAGGATTGTTGTAAACTATTTTGCTCCTTGTCCAAATATATTTACCCTCTTCCCAAGCCGGTTGTGATGTACTCCATGAGCCTCCTGCAAGCTCTTCTTGTGAGGTGCTAATGTAATACTCAGTTGTGACGCTAGTAATGCCTCTACCATTTGTGCCATTTTTGCCATCAACACCATTAATTCCGTCTTTTCCGTCTTTGCCGTTAGTGCCATCTTTGCCGGGAGCACCATCCTTACCGGGCGCACCATCAGCTCCGGGAGCACCGTCTTGTCCATCTTTACCATTTTTGCCGTCTGCACCTTTTGCACCAGCTATGCAAGTGGCATTGCGTGTAATGCTTGTGCCATCTGTGTAAGTAACTTTTTGTCTACTCCACATATACTTGCCCTCTTGCCATGTGGGTGCTGTTGTGCTCCATGAGCCACCTGTAGCAGAAGTGGTGCTAGTGCTTAGATAATATTCAACATCTACTTGCTTAACTGTCTTTTTAATCGCTTGAGTCTGGCTATTCATTTCAGAGGCCAATAAAGTAATTTGCTTTTCTTGCTTATCAACCCTTGCATAAGTCTGTTTGATTACGTCTCCTAAACTTGTAGGATTGCTCTCAGTCTCAGTGCTGTTTGCGTCATACTTCCATTGCGTTTTTTCTTGTAAGCTGCCATCATATTTTATAGTGTCATTCAGCAAATAAGCAGTTAAGGCTTTATTATCTTTTGTTGTCAGAGCAATTTTATCTCCCACTTCAAGCGCTGGATTGCCTCGCCAAGTGCAGTCGAATACATCAATGCTAATGTTGCCAATGGTTGTTATAGCATTGTGTACCAGAGCGGCTATATCATCCCTAAGCTCCCAAAAAGCATTGTCACGCACATATTGAGTGCTACCAACAAGAGTAGTGCTCTCACTGACATTATCCCCTAGCTCAGTGCACATGCAAATTGTTTGCAGCCTATGCCCCACTCCGCTTTTTAGCGTCATATATTTTGATTTATCAATAGTAATAACAGCATTACCGCTCTTATCAAGCTGCTTGAAGCATAATTTATTATTGGCATCTAAAAAGTAAATTGTCTGTGTAGCCTCTGCCACATCATCAAGTGCCTCTCTGAGTGTTTCAGTGCCATCAAAATTTGCGCCATTTGGATAGCTCAAAATAAAATTAGTGTGCCCTATATTGTGCATCCAAAAAAGGATTGTCCCTAAATGTAGAGTGCGTATAAATTGCATCCTCTGGCAGCTCTTCTTGTGAGAATTTATATAGCCAAGAATTAATATTAATTGGATTCCATGCCATTAAAATCTGCTTATTTTTATTGCCGCCTCTCAAACGCAAGTTAAGCTGCTCTACTATGTCTTTTGGTACTTCAAATACCTCTTCTATAAAAACCGCTGTAATGCCAGCAATAGAAAGTAGCTTAGTCTCATCATCAAGCCCAAGAAAGATAATCTCAGTACCATTAGGCAGCACAATAACCATATTTGTATTATTAATGCTGCAATATTTAATTATTTTCCATTTCGTGAGTATCTCCTTAAAAAGTGCAAAACAGCTATTTCTAAGAGTTGTGCCATATCTTCTGCAAACAAGTATCTTAATACGCTCATTTAAGCCCCTAATAATAAGCTTTTGCGTAATAAAATAGCTTTTTGCGCTACCAGCAGAGCCGCAATATAGCTCCCATCTGTGTGAATAATCTGTTAATAATGGGTAAAACTTGGGCACAAACAAATCTTTGCTTAGCTGCAAGTCAATCATCCGCAACACTCACCTTAATAATCTCAGTGCTCATTTGTATTTCTTGCTGCTCTGGCATTTTGTAACCTGTATTGTCTAGCACATATTGTATTGCTTTCCAGTTATTATTTTTTACTTGCTCTTTGAGCTTTTGTACTGCCAGCTTTTCCATGTCTGCAAAGCGCTCCTTACATAGAGCACTAAGATACTCTTTAAACTCTGGCTTACGCTTATAAACATAAACTGTTTTTTCGCTTACATTAATTCTCTCCGCATACTGTGCATTGCTTAGAGATGGCTCAGAAGCCATTATCTCTGCAAGCTGTCTTTCCTTTGGTTTCAGCATAAAAGCCACCTCCTTTTGTTTTTACCTCAAAAATTCATTCTAAATATGCAATTTTACAGGTTAAACCCAAGAAGAGGTATAATTACATTCTTAGAAGTCTAACCTGTAAAGTCCATTATAAATATGTAATTTTAGCTAGCTTTAGTTAAAACACCTTTTAAGCCTTTAGTAGCAAGGCATTCTTTTAACCAGCTCTTATTACGATAGTTAACCGATGTATATTCTTTCCACACGTCATCAAAATCATATATTATTTGTGCACAAACGCAATTAAGGCGAATAGCACTAGCAAGCGGCACTATATAACCCCATTTTATATTATCCCAAAATTCACCGCATTTGATTTTTTGCCCATGTGTTAAATCTGTGTCGCTATAAACTTTTTGTAACTGTTTAAAATCTATAATCCAAATCATAGCACTTTGCTGATCTACAATAGCTACATAATCATATTTACTATCTATCCAGCCTTTTTTGTGGCAATTATATATTTTGCTCCATCCTCCAGCTTCAACAAATATATTGTTTGTTTCATTTATTCTTGCGTCATCTTTTACATCTATGTATTTTATTGTATCGTCTTTTATCATCTTAATATCGCCCTTGCTATAACATGATTCGTCTTTGGTTACATCCTCATAAATATAGCCATTATTTAAATTATTTAACACCTGTAATGTAATCTGCTCAGCATCTTTGTGTTCATTTACATCTTGTAAATACCTCTCTTTATACTCTCGATTTGTCATTAAAGTACACATTAACTATGTACTTTCTTGCTTCGTTTGCTGTTAACCTCCCATATGGAGCTCCTTTCTTTATATTTCTTTAAAAATGCCATATTTATAATGCCTTTTTGAGCATCAAACTACTTCCCTATGTAATTACCCTCTTAGAAATACATCCTCAAAAATGCATTCTATTTGCGCCCTTAGAAAAAGCGATAGCAAATGACTGCCTTTTTGTAACTATCAAAGTCGAACGCAAATACCTTGTCAATGCCAAAGCGCTCCTTTATATACTTGCTCATCATTTCCTCATCGGCTTCGTCAAAGCGCATAAGCTGATTGTTTAGCACCATTTGTCCCTCAGTAAAATCAATGTAAAGCTTATCAACATAATCAACCATGAACCACACGCACATAAAGTTGTTTAGGCTTGCCCATTCATCACAATCAAGCTGAACAGTAACAGCCTCAACGAATGCACCAAAATTATCAAAATTAAAATCACTAATCTTCTTCATAATTCATTCTCTCCTTCAAAAATTCAATAAATTTATACATTTTTTCATCATGAAACGCACAGCAAGGGAAAGTATACTAGCAAGCGGCTATGTACAAATTCTCTCACTATTTGTGCGTTTTTTACTGTTCACGTTCACGATTATGAACATGAACATGAACACTCATTAGCTTTCTAACTTTAAAGTTAGCAAGAAGCATTAATGCCCTGTTGCAGATAGTCTTTGTAAAGCATATTACAAACCCTCTTACCATCGCAGTCTTGATGATAACCAAAAGCATCCCTCTTGGAATTGTAGCTATCAAAGCTATACTCTTGGTGTTTATTCGCAAAATCAGTAAAAGCAGTTATATCTAGTCCTACATAATCAAGACATTTGTTTAATGCGGCTATACTAGTGCTACCAATATAGTCCATAATAGATTTGTGTTCAGCAACAAGTGCATCATCTTTGGCACGCTCTGCTTTTTTCCGTTCTTGCTGTTTTGCTCGTAATAGTGCATCAATGTTTTCTAGTTGTTCTCTCGTTATTGCTTTTAGATTGTATTTCTGCTTCATGTCATTGTACGACATATGCCCTTTATAGTCTTGTTTGATAGACTGCAACTCTTTTTCCGATAAATCTTCTATCTTTCTTTCTCTTAGATTATCTTTTATATTTTCTTTTAGATTATCTTTTATATAGTCACTGGTGACTATTCCTTGACTATCATTTTGACTATTCCTTTTCTCATTTTTGACTATACCTTTTTCTAAGGAATAATCAGATTTGACTATTGCTTTTAGTGTTCTATATTTAGAAGCTTGCCCATTATTAGATACCGTTTTTGTATTTCTTTGAATGATGTTATTATCAGCCAGCTTCTTCATGGCTCTTGTTACTTGCTGCGTACTGACACCAAAAGCAACTGCAAATTGCTTATCTGTCATATAGCATAAGCCTGTTTCCCGCTCATACTCATTTATCTGTGCTACAATTAATTTCTCAAGTAGTGAGAACTCTGTATTTGATAACCACTCTTTGTTTACCTTCAAAAAATTATTACTCATGATTTTTATCTCCTTACTTTAATTCATTTTACATTATTTTCATTATTAATTTTTGGCTTTAAGCTGTGCAAAATATAACTCAACATCTTGCTCAAACTCTGGTGTATTAGTAAATACCCAGTTAAAATAGTCTGTGCGCTTTACATCTGGGATTGTCCTTATTGGCTTGTACCCTTTTTGCATTAGCCAAGTTAGCATTCTCCAACGTTTGCATACATACTCTTCTCCATGTTTTCTGTTTTCCATATTCTTCCTCCTTAAAAATAAATAAAAAATTTTACTCACCTCTGGAATTGAACCAGATTAAAAGCACCAGTGTGAGCATATATACTTTCCATTATGATTTTTTTTGATTTGTATAGCTCAGTATAATTTCTCCTATCATTGTAGGTGTAATTTTTGATTTTGTTGTATATAAATGTATTTAGCTTTTGTATGAAGCAATTTTAAACGGATTAGGCGAGCGTTTTGTTTTGTCCACGCTTTTTTGATACAGATTTTATATGTGTTTTTTACCTAATTATACCATAGCTCTCACAAAATGTCAAACAAGTGTTCGGTTTGTCTCTCCTATCATAGTAGATGTAATTTTTAAGTTGCGCTCATATAAATGTCTATAACTACTATAATTTTGTATTGTAAATGGAAGGGGTATTATGACGATTTATTTTTTGATTTTCTATATCTTTGAGCGGCTTCTGCCCATGATTTATGCAATGCTTTGTCTTGACATTCTGAGCATCTACATGTCTTAGAATCAAATTTACCAATTTCAACGATTTCACCACAATCAACACACTTAATAAACCTATCTCTTGGGGTGCTATTCTCTTTTGCACAACTCTTACAATATTGTGTATTACCCTTAGGCTTAAACAATCTACCACATCCACAACATTCTTTATATCCACCATATTTCCAATTCATATATGTGAACGCAAGCTCTTTATAGTTATTTTCTGAGAGTAGGAGGGTAGGCTCGTCATCATCGCATATATATAAAAGTTTAAATCCAGAAGAATCAGGATTAATATTTCTCTGCACTAATTGATTGTCATACAAGAATCCCAAAAACATATCTCTATCTTTAACTGGCATCGTCACTCTTGCTAATTTATACAACTCTGGAATACTTATGTTCGAATAATTTACATTTCTATTCTTACATTCATTCTCATATTTTGCATCAGCCAAAAGAACAAATGCTAACTTTTCTTGTCTGTCATCATTCAATGCCTTAATTGTATCAAGTTCCTTCTTAGTGATAATAACCTGTGAAATATCACGCCACACCCGCTTTGTAGCATCTTTAATACATCCTTGAATTGCCGTATAATATCCAACCTCACTATAAGAACTACAATTTGTTCTCATGTATGCATTAATAATATTATAGCTCTGATTCTTGTCAAGCTTATGAACATAATGATTATATCTAGCAATCATCTTAATGGTATCAGTTGGATTATTTTCATCAACAAAATTCGCATTTATCATATTTTCTATATCTTGTTTTTCATTGAAAATATAATCTTTCATTCTTGTTCACCCCCAATTCTAATTTTTTTCATTGTAAATTGATGCCCACAACACCAAAACTCACCTTCTGAATCTACTTTTTGAGGATAATACATATTATCATTATTATTTTTTAACAAATTCTCAATAATAACATCACCACAAACAAACCACACAATATCTTTATCATTTCTGCCTTTATAGCATAAATCAATTAAAATATCACATAATTCATATTGATTTGGACATAAGTTATAGCATTTTTCCGCAAATTGTTCTCTTAATTGATCAACATCCCCATATTCCTCATCATTCTCATTGTCTTCACCAATATAATATTCAGTTTTCTTCTTTTTTGTAAAGTTGGATATACATTGCTTATATTGTTTATATGCGTCACTAATTGCTCTAAATAGTGTAGGAGAGTAGTTGTATCCAGATTTTATCATAGAGCTATCAAATTTTTCTCTTGAATTTAATTGCAATTCTGCCATATCCTCTTCAACAGCCCAACAAATACGATTCATGATACAAGGCGACATATCAAGTGGCATTCTACGCTCTGCCCATTGTACAAATTGCTGTTCTTCATCAGTTTTACATTCTTTGTGTTTCAGTTCTTCATAACTCATCTTGAACATAGAACTAGATTTCAATTCAACATTTGCCATGTATTTGTCATATTCAGTTTTTAATGACAAATAATTAAATGAAAAGAAGTATGGTTTCTTATGTGCGCATATCCTTTGATATAGTCTTTTACGTTCCTTTTCTTCGTCAGAATCATTTACTTCATCAATTTTATTTGCATGATAATCATACCATGATTTTGGCATTGGATTTGGCAAGATACCTTTTGCCTTGTCAATTTCTGCCTGTTGTTGCGCTTGGCCACATTGAGTTCTATACTTTAATATCTTATATTCCTCATCATCTTCACTATAATTTGACATTAAACTAGTCATACAAGTAATTCTATTCGTAATTTGTCCGATTTTACTACCGAATCCAAGCTTATTAGCAATTATTACATCTTCTTCTGTGACTACCTTCTTCGCTGCCTTATATTGAATACAATTCAATGCAGGTAAATTCTTATGAGTCCTAATAAGAACAGGATTGTTAGTTGTAAATAACAAATCTCCATCGAAATCAAACCCATTTAATGCCATTGGCATTGTATCCCATGCATTAACAACGATACAAGTGTCAATATACCTAAACCAATATGATGCATCATCTAAATATGAAATATTTTGAGTTAAAACCGAATGCGCGTTACTCATCGGTGCTCGATAGCACACAACTTGTTTCACATTTTGATCTGCCCAATATTTACTATAAATTTCTCCAGCTTTTAAAACACCTTTTGGTTCACGATTGAACATACTTTCACAAAGTGCAACTAAGTCACCAGAAATAATCTGAAAATTCCCATGAACATCTAAAACACCGATCTTTGCTTCTCTAATCCTTTTCTGGATCATGTTCTTAATTTTCGAATATATATAGGGGTCATCAATCATATTTCTATTAATCATGAGCGCTTGCGCCGCAAAATCCATAGAGCGAATATTATTTTCATCCAATCCAGATCCACACAAATAAACAATACTCTTTCTATAATCTAGCTGCATAATATCCTTAATTTCATTTACAGTATCAGAAATAAGTTCATGCACATCTTCATCTGTCGCTTCATGTATCTGAAGAAATTGATAATTAGTTTGTCTTACATCATCAACTTCATGTGGTGCTGTTTTAGCGATGCGAATAGTATAATGATTTTCGACACATTTATCATGGTAATCATCCCAACTATCATAGCAATTCCACAATTTTAATTGGCTCTCAGTTATGATTAGTTCCGATTCTCTAATATCTCTATCTGCGCCCCATACATCTTTTACAAGATATCCACACGAATGTTTCTCTGCCCATTCTATATAGTCAAACGTAAAAGTCATGCCTTTTGTCCATGCACATCTAAGATTGCATCCACTTATAGTTTCCTCTGAATCTCCACCAAGCTCTTCATTCCAACGTCTTGAAAGTGATGGTAACATCATTGAGCATCCATCTGATGCATCATTTTCTACATCCTGCATAGGTGCAAATTCAACAAGCGGCTCCTTTGTTGTGTCACTATCATCAATATTAATTAAATCTGCTTTAAAGTTTGTAAAACAATCATGGACGACAATAATTCCTTTTGGCCAACTAACTGGGATTGAAGCACTAGAACAAAGAGCCTCATAAGCACCTAATTTTGCAGGAACAAGAGGAATATTAATATTTCTTCCATTTTCAATACGTTTTTTTAATTCATTACGCAATCTAACACTTGTATAAACTACAGTTGATGTTTTAACCCCATTTGTTGTAGTTAAAAGCCTTCTATATTCAATCCCATTAACTTTAAATCCCTGATTGGCCCTATCATAATGACTAGGCTTATCAATAATCAAGCACAAATAGTCTTCCTTAAACTGCAATTTGTAAAGTTGTTGATATAAATCCTTAATCTTAGTTTTATTTTCTGGAGTATTCTTTTCTTTCTTAGTTGATTTAATAGTCGCTTTAATCTTTTTAGCAGATTCATCATAGTCTTGTGTCCCATTCAATTCATTAATCCATGTAAGAATTTGAGAATCTGCTAAAGAAATTACCACTCCGGGAGTTTTTCTTGCTTCATCAATTGAAAGATTCAAATCCCAATTATATTTTTCTAAAAAAGATGAGTTTAACTTAAAGCAGAATTGCTGCGTCTTTTGTTGTTTAGCAATAAGCCCTCACCACCCTTACTATAATTTTGTATTGTCCTATCGAACAAACACATTATATCACAAAACTTACAAATGTCAAGTGCATTTAATCAACAAATGTGTAAACAACCCTCACATCTTCATAATTGCCGCCCTGTGGAACAAGTTTCACCAGCAGTGGGAGAGAAATGTCACAAAAAAAGTTACAATATTCCCTACAAGTCTTTGGATCATATTCAACAACAACATAATATTTAATACCTTCGTCTCTTGGAATGCTCTCATCCAAAATGCCATTCATAACAAAAGAAGTAATTATCTTTTTGTCTTCTCCTGAAATGCTCCTATCCCAACGAGTCGGGGCGACACCATCTCTCTTCCAATGCACATAAGCCTTCTCAGGAATACGACCCACATGAGAAATTGTTGCATCCCAATTGTAATTAAGTATTTCATCAAGAGTTGCATATGAAGCAAAGCCTCCAAAACGAAAAGAATGATTACTCGAAATTGCATCAGATGCATCATCTGGCAAGCCTCGCAACTCACTAATTGGATTAATTACTGTATAACCATTTAGTTGATTTGTGACCCAACCAAATAACTCATATAAGAAAATATTTCTTTCATCACAAACCCTATCAGTTAATTTATCATTCATTTCAATAAATGCGCTTGGAAAAAGATTACCAACCTTTTTCCATGCACCATTTTCTCTTACCTCAGCATACATTATCATTTGCATATATTTATCACATCCCATACATTTCTTTATACTTATACATTTCTTTTATAAGATCATTAAGACTTGGCATATCTTCTGGTTTAAGATATACAGATTCTGTTGAAGGCACATACGATTGCATCACACAAGCATATTGGCACTTATTTGAATCAATACGCATTTTAAAACGCCTGTCTTCAGGGATATGCATATCTTTACCACACCCCGGACAATACGCAAAATCTACAACTGATAATGTACCACATTGTGGACACTCTAATAGTTGTGCATTGCCGCACAGAATATTAAACTGTTTCCTTTCAGATGTTTTCCATTCGCTCATTGTAACGCCTCCAAATCCATTTTTGCACCGCAGTTTGGACAGTAGTTGTGTGGGTCGTGTTTCCACATATCAAATCCGCACTTACATATAGAACAAATTAGTGTATCTGGTCTGTCTGAATTAGTTTCCCATCGCCCATGCACCACTGGTACCGCATCCACAGTCGGTGCCGCCTCAATTTCCGCCAAACAGTCTTCTTTTGCACATCTCGCATCTTCGTATATGTCAGAAACATTGTCCCATATAGATTCGGACAACAGATTCGCATTAATCAAACGCATTACTATCACCATCCATTCTCGCGCCACACATAGGGCAATAGTCAAAGCGTATCTCCACGCCAGACGCGAGACTGCCGCAGTTGCTGCAGTGCCACCAGTCCACTCCGCAAGAAAATAGCGAGCCGTCATGTACAAAGTGCCCATGCACTACTGGTACGACATCTGCAGATGGAATGCCAAGCAAAGCTGCTTCAAGTTTGTCTGCGGACAAATTTATATCCGGGGTATCATAGTAAACGTTATTGACGGCATCAATAGCCGTTTTCAGTTCGACATATTTAGTCATTGTTAACCCTCCTGCTTCATACTTCTATTACATGTACCATTACAATCTCCTAACGACATATAATAATATTCGTTATCTTCATCTGTTACTTGAAATCCATACTTGTCATAAACATGTTTTGCTATAATGTTGCTTTTCTTTACGGCTAAATTTTTAGCACCACATTTTTTTGTAGCATAATCTAAAAGTTGATAGGACAGCCCAAGTCTTTTATAATTTTCACTAATCTCAAGATCACTAATATTTTTTCCATCCCACCAATCCCAAATTTTAAATTCAGCAACACGATTGCCATTTTTTGTATGCCATTTATATTGAATTGATGGAGTTTTTCCCAACATTACTTGTTCTGTTGTTATATTAAGATTTTTAAGTTCTTTGATAATCTCCATCTCTATTCTATGCAACGTCCGTTCTTCAGCTCCAAGTCGCACTCCTCCACGAAATATTATTTCACGCGCCGCCAGATCGTTGACACCAGCTCCCATTCCCCCGGCATATCATCCGCCATGTTTGGGTCAAACGGAAACCCCAGCATGATTCCAACCGGGAACAGTCTCTCGTGTGCATCTTTGCCCATTGCTGCGACATCGGAATAGTTCATTTTTCCCACCTCCATCAATCATTTTTATTTCTCCTTTCATCCGCTTCCTTCAACGCTTGAAACACCATCACGTAGATATCCTGCGATGTTTCGCTGCTGATCGGTATCAGCGGCGCGATGTAGTTCCAGCAGTCCATGTAGGTCAGATCAGTCATTGTTAATCCTCCTTTGCAAATGGGTCATACTCACTAGGTTTTGCCTGATTCGCCCATTCAACCCAACGAACAACTTTTTCTCTTAGCTCATCATCAAGTAAAAATGGCTCATGAACTAGAATAATTTTGCTATTCTTTTTCATAATATTAGCATTGTCAACGATCTCTTCATAATCAACAGGGTACAACAGCATCTTCGAGTAAACTCTATCTCCTCGACTTGAAATTCTTCTAGTAAAAGACGCTTCTCTAAATTTAAATCTTTCAGTCAAATGTGGATTAAGCTCCAAATCATATTCTTGAATATAACCAATCTTCATCATTAATGCCACTCCTTCGTAAGTTTTTTCTTTATTAGATCTTTACACACTTCATCAAACGTTTTATCATATGTCGCCATTGCTTCACAATCATTGCCACAAACAAGATCGCATACTGTATCAGTGACATGTGCATTCAACCATACTGCAATCTCTTCATCACTCATGCTGCGAATTCTATCACCAATGGTAAAAGGGACTTCAATTTCACCAGTTCCATTACACTGTTCACAACGTTCACTCCAAACAGAGTAGCTACTAAACTTTGCCACAAAACCAGACCCACCACACGTTGGACAATTAATTTTCTTCTTCATAATACACCTCACCCAAATTGATATTCCACATGTCCGCACTTGTTGCATTGATATTTATATTGAGGAGGATTACTTGCAAGAACCATAGTTTTATTCTTACACATTCCACCGCCACATTTTGGACAAATATATTTTGGTTCTGACCATTCATATTGATAATAATATGGAACGCCAATAGATTTACGGTATTCATCTGCAGTCGGTAAATCAGTTGTTAGATCAGTTGCAAATACATCATTAATTTTTGCACCGTTACTGTTCGTTCTACAACCTGTAGTAGCGGTTATGTAAGTTTTATTGGTTACATGATCTGTTGTTTCACGAAGTGGCTGTACAATTGGAATGGTGCCATTAATCATAAAATAATTATTTGGGCAATCCTCACAAGGATTAATAATGGATCCATATGCTCCATTGTATTGACAATATTCACATGACTTATTCATCTTTTCCATCCTCCTCTGTAATCAGATGTTTATTAAGTGCATCAAAATTCTCGCAATATTCTTTATAGACCTTATCAAGCACATCTTTATCAAATTCAAATTCATTGCAAAGCAACGTAATAAAGAACATTCTGTCTCTGGTTTCATTGTAATTTAACTCTTTAATTCTTACTTTAACTAAATCCGCCATCTGTAGTATCATCTTCTTACAAATCTCATAAGATTTATTATCGTGCTCTGCCATTTCCTCTGTGAGCGCTTTTGTATATGGCTTCAACATCACATTACTCAGATACTCAATATCTTCTGCTGTCCAATTTAACATATTTATTCAATCTCCTTTGTTTTAATCATGAGCGGTAGACCACTCATATACGGCATTATTCATATAATCAAGTTTAGAAAAGTCATTCATTACAAGTGCATCATCCATCATGCATAGAACATCTTTGTCATGCAACGGACAGTCAATACAATCGTGATAAGAATGGCACATTCTCGCAAAATCTTCCATTGTTGCCTTGTTGCTCATCGTATTATTTCCTCCAAATCAAAAAATGTGTGATTTTTATCATATATATTTATGTTTTTTAATGTTGTGATGATTAAGTATAGTAACTATACATATTAAATCTCATCTTCGAAATTATCGTCTAAATCTACGTTTTTTGTGCCAAAAAGCTTTGCCTTATGCTCTTCGCTCATTTCACGCTTCTTTGGAGTCTTAATTGTAATACCACGCTCCGATGCGACAAGGGTCATGCAGCAAACAGTACCATCTTCATATACTCCCTGCAAAATTGGCTCCCATCCAACTTTTAGCGCTTTGTTAAAATGCTTTGGAATGTTCGTTTCCATTGTCCATGTTTTATAAAATGGATCATACCAAAGATGTGACTCTCTCTCCTCTGGTGTAATTCGAGTAGTTCTAACAAATGTTTTCATTTTAATTCCTCCTAAAGTTTAGATCCATAAGCTATGGAAATATTTTGTAAAATATTTAAAAAATGATTCAAGACACTGCTGACGATATTGATCAATTTCCTGCTGACGCTCCCACCACATTTCATCATCAAGTTTTGCTTCATGTCCATTTTTAATATCGCGGACATGATTTTCAGTGACTTCATTTTTCTTTGAGCATGTCTCTTCATTCATTTCTTGACATAGAAAAATCATTTTATCAAGAATCTGATCCCATTTTTCTCTATTTTCTTCATAGCTTGCGTCAACATCAAAAACTGGTGTGCTGACTTTACAATCACGCTGATGTTGTAGCATTTGTGGAATTACTTCCATAAACCACGTGTCCATACTAATAACATCATAGTCCGCCCAGCCTCTAAATGCACGTTGGAACCGATACTTAATTGCAAGTGGCAATTCTTTAAATTGATGTAGAGTGTGTGGAAACTGATAGTCCTTAAATGATTTAGTTAGTTCAAACATAGTTCAAAATACCCCCCTATAATTAATCCATTCACTCATTTTGTTATTCCTCATTATCCTTTTTCTTAAATATTAAATCAAATCCAAATAATACACTTATGACAATTAGCAGTAGAATACTAACGAAAGCGAAACTGGGATAAACTATTAGACTTAATGTTGTTAAAATAACTGAACCAATCACATTATATGTAGAATTTGCCAGTTTAAAGACTTGAACAGGGTAACAAATACCATATTTAAATATGATTTTATACACGCCTATTGGCTTATCAGACTTGGAATCAAAATTCCAATAAAAACCTATATATCCTGAAGCAAATATTAATCCAATTACAAATATTAATCCAATTACACTTCTAAGCAATAATAATGATGTCATCATAACTTAATCCTCCTCCACATCATATCCAGCATAATATCCAAGAATCTCAAGTACTCTATTCAAAAATTTTAGCCGTTGAGTATTTGTCATATCATAATATTCATTGGAGAAATTACTAGACTGTAAATCATAAATAATTGCATCTGCATAACGTCCAAATTCATTGTCCATATTAACCTACTCCTCATTTACTTAAAATATTTTTCCCAAGCAGAAGTGGGGCAGTCAATATAATTAAGGTCAATGTCATCGTCCCATTCAACCTGTGGGCCAGTTTGTTCATCTGCAAAATGGCAAGCACAATTTACAGCAACTCCATTCAATGCGTCTTGATCAATTAAAGTTTTGATTTCATCCAAAGATAAATTATTTTCTAAGTCACATACATATAGTGTCATCTTATAAAGTTGCGCCATAATTATCCCTCCTATAATTTTGTATTGTTTACATCAAGCGCTTCTTGAGGATTGTAATCTGTCAGTAAAGCAATCTGCTCTTTATATATCTTGTCATTCTGCCCACCATAATAGATATGAGGATTAACAATAATCTTCCAAGAAGTTTGATTCAGATTTGTAACGAAGAATCCAATTAGATTTTGTCCATTGCACTTGAGGCTAAGCAAATCACTAACAAGCCTTCGTGCATTTTTGCGGCTATACCCAATCATGTCACAGAATTCCCCAAGCGTAATAGGGTAGACCTTTTCTGGATCTTGCTCTTTTGGGTTGTAACATACAATATTTGTTCTACGGTTCACAAAAGGAATGAGTTTGTAGAGATAGGAAATTTGATTGATGCTTTTTATGTTGTCACATGCGTCATAGACACCTTGGATGAAATTGCAAAAGAGCCGAGTGCAATCACGTTTATCACCCATTTCTTTTAAACTACCTTTAACAAAAAAATCTTTATTTAAACACAGCGCACCAGTCTCTTTGTCTTCCAAGATTAAATTATTTGAACGCATCTCCTTAAAGAAGTACGACCAATATTTATCAGATAGTTTTAGTTTCTTTTTAATAACGCTCTTTGGAGGCAATATACCATCATAATCACAAATTGTTGATAGATAGATCAATCTAACAAGGCTTTGATCTTTTATGTTTGGCAACAACTCTTTTCCATATTCAAAAACAATCCATGTAAAGTCAGAGTTGAAAGTTTGCTTTTCTTTATTAACAACATACTTTGTTTGTGCCTCAATTTGCTCTTGCGTCCTATATTCCCCGATGAAGTCTTTAATTTCCCCAGTATCGTCATCAAGTAATACCAGCCTTTCTGCCATGCAATCATCCTCCATTTGTTCATAATTTATTCATCATTTAGTATGGTATGTTCACATCTTATTCATATCTAATTTACAATATGTTTACATCTCTCCTCACAGAGGAAAGATATCTCCTCACAGAGGAAAGGTTTTTTCGCTCAAACACATGCTATTTGTAAAATCCCTATTCTCTATCTATAGCATGAAGCACTTCTTCGTGTTCATAAAATGTTCACGAAATGCACAAGCATTATATTATATATAATTATATATATTATATTATATAAAATAATTTTGTACTGTGGCTAATATATCATAAAAACGTTTACTTGTCAACCCCTATAATAATATAAAAACGAATAATGATTAATCCAGATTTTCAGCTTTAGCTGAAAAGCTGTAAGTTGAGGGAGCGTAGCGAGCGAGACGCTTTTTGGTGCCGACCGCGTAGCGGGTGGCAATAGTTTAAAGAGAGATATGATGTTTAATTATATTAATATATATTATATATCATGCAATAAAATAAATAATAGGCTTATAGATTGTTATAACATTTATGAATTTATAAGGAGCGTTTACATGAATTAAACATTGTTTTTATATGTTGGTGCTTATAAATAAAACGATAATATGTTGTTTGAGTGGTTGTATATTCATATATACATGCTTTTTATATGTGATTTTGTAGATTATTTTTACTAATGAAGTATAAACAACAGCATGTTTATAAAAAGAAGTTGCATATATTTACGAACATTTTTTATGTGTAATTTTGCGGTAATTTTGTAGGTGTAATTGTAAGGAAATTTGTGTATTTTCAAGTCAGTGTGTACTTAAACTACCCTATAGTCTTCGGGCAAAAAACACTACATATTGTAGTTTTAAGTATCCCCGACACACTATATATAGTATATTTTTTGCTATAAAAAAATAATTCATCAAAATCTATATTTTGTTGACATTTTCGGTTGATTGCAGTATTCTAAATGTGCAAGGAGGAACAAAACAAAATCGAAAAGATTGAGGCTTGAAAAAGCCGATTGACTTCAGAGCTTGAAAAAGCATTCCGATTAACTCTTGCAATGCACCTTGAAAAAGTAATATTCTGTCGAAAACGTAACAAAAGTGACAGCTTTAGGCGGCGTCATTGACTATGGAGTAAATACAGAAACTATTGAGATACTGTCTCTTTCCATAGTGTAAACAGGGCAAAACCTATAAAATGCCAATAGAACGGTGTTTAGCTTGACGTGGGCAACCTTAAAAAGTATGACAGATAAAGCATATTGATGGAGAACTATACCAATGGGAAGAATAGCGCGAGAGGTCAAACGAGAGCGTGTCTATACGAGCCTATCTAACTCGACAAATATAGATATACCCATTGAGAAAACGAGTGGGAGACTACACTTAGGAATCATATCCAAAACATGATACATACATTCTATGTGTGTATCACTTTAAGCATAGAATATAGCAATACTCGACTTAAATGTTAAGACACAAGACTATAAATGGTAGGATAGGACGTAATTCCATACACCGTGGGAGATTTACGTGTACACGGATAGTCTATAGCCGTAATGGTAGCATATGGGGGACTATGGTTAGTGTCAAGGGCGTGAACATAAGCCCGTCCCTTATTCTATGCTTAAAGTGGTACATAGTGCCATAAAAATATGGGTTGTGACCTACCACAATTTAGGAGGTTTATTATGAAGAAAACTATCGCTATCGCACTCGTGGACAACACGACCGTATCCAATTCCAGCGAGGCGAAGCTCTCTGCCGAACTCGTAGGTGTTGACGAGTTTTCAAGCTGGAAGTTCGCGGAGACCATCGCGTATGAGGCACTCTATCGCTATGCAGCAGCACGTCACAACGCTGCACACATGGGAGAGTCTGCAAGTGTGGACTCTAAGCTCACCAGTAACGCTATGCAGTCTGTTCAGATGATGCTTGACTGCATCGGTGAAGTCAACGGGCACACTGTATGCAAGAATCAGGCTATGCTTGACGTGCTCGCAGGGTGTGCTATCGCAGCCAAGAAGCCGCTCGCAGGTGAAGCCCTCAAGCAGGACAGCATTGTCAAGAACTACCGCAGCCAGCTCAAAGAGGTCAATGACGGCATGAACGAGGAATACGTGGCAGACTTGACCGCGAAATATGAGGAGGCAAAGATTAAGCTCGCAGAGCTTAAGAAGCTGGAGGACTCTTGCACGACCGTATATACTCGTGTGACATTCAACGCTTTCCGCTCTAAGGTTGAGCAGGCTATGGGAGCTATCGTTGCAGAGCAGAATGCTAAGACATGGGAAGAGCTGGAAGCCGAGAAGGAAGAGCGTCGTAAGGCTCGTCGTGCCAAGACTGCTGAGAAGCGCAAGGCTGAGAAGAAAGCCGCTGCTGTCGCATAAGTCCAGCAGTACAAAATTATAGTCAGGGGACGCGATAAAGTCCCCGCGCTCACATGGCAACGCCTCCACGTGGCGTGAGTGGATAAGTGTGAACACACTGAACCAAGTTGCCGCATTAGTCCGAACAAGAAGAGTAGGAGGTACAATGTTATGAAAAAAAACATCATGCGCATACTCGCTCTTGTGGTGGTATGTGCTTTGTTTGTGGCATATGGCAAGTATGTCAGACTGCAAACAATCAAGTCTGCCGAACTGGTAGAAGATAATGGTGTTGAATATACTATCTCTTTCGATGGGGATGAGCATATCTACACCAAGTGAGCATTGACATGGGTACGTCATACGTATCCTAACAATCCATAAAGCACCACGTCTCCGACTGTTGACGGTGGAAGAATATCAACAGAGCAACGACTGCGGGCTTATTGCAGTCAGCAAAGAGTGAGAGTGGCTTAGACTCTTAGGGCTTGAATATGTGCAACAAACATATTCACTTTATGGGCAAAATGCTAGAAGTGAGCACTTGCGAGTGTTTTTTGATTAAGATTATTGCCCATAAGATGGTTTTAGGGGATTTCTCCGAAAAAGTCCCATTCCAGACGAGCGAAAGCGAGTCATTTCAATCTCATAGCAAGGAGGGCGAAAGGCCAAACGAAAACCGTGTTAGTTGAGCGTAAAGGAAAAGCTACAGCGAAAAGCGGGACTGACTAACAAGTGCCCTGCTTCCCAATCGAGCCTTGCTATGAGACATCATAAGCGAAACATAAAATTTAATTCAGAAAGGGAAATGACAATGGATAGGAAAAATGTGATGAAAGCCTTGTCTCTGTGCGGTACTGGAAGCGAATCCTGTACTGGATGCCCGTATTATGCTATGGGCGGTTGTGACCGTCATATGTGTGACGATGCTCTGGCTCTGCTCAAGGAAGATGAAAAGGCAAACGAGAAGCCTGCATATCACAAAGCCTTCATCTTCACCAAGCGAGACAACCTTCTCAAATGGTTTGATGTCAACGGGTACAAGTATGCGTGGGGCGCGAACATGGAATACAATGACGAGTACAAGAGAATGGCCGCTCTGTATGCAAAGGAAAGAGAGATCCAGCTCATTCTCCTTGTTCGTTTTGAGAATGGAAAGTGCATCTGTCGCATCAAGTGTCCTATCAATCCTCTGCCCATCAAGGGAGAGTTTCAGTGCGTATCCACAAGCGAAATGTCCAAGCTCCTGACCTCTATGGGATGGACTTACAAGGCAAAGTACGGAATTGGGATGTTCCGATAAGCGAAACCTATAACCAATGCCCACGAGCGAAAGCTCGCGGGTATTATTATGGGCTTTGCATACATCAAGAGAAAGGAGTTTCGAATAATGAAAGCCTATTACAAAGAGAAGCTGAAACTGCTCGAAGATTTTGGCATTCCTATTACGGAACGCACAAAGGCAAAACTGAAACGCTGCACAAGCGAAATCCAGATGGACAATATTTGTCATAGCTTGATTGCTAATTGGCTCGACAAGTAAGAGAAAGGAAAAAGGCAAATGAAAAACGTGTGCATGTGCATCGCTGCATTAAGTGTCGCGGTGTTTCTTACATTGGTGCTTGCATGGAGATGCGCAGCAATCACTCCATTTTTCGCAATTATCGGCATCATCGTTTCACTGTCCAACGCAATTGCAATGTCGCATATTGCAGTAGAAGCGGAAAGGAAGGGAAAGTAAATAATGTTTGAAGTAAAAATCTACACCAGCAATGATGCATTCAAAAGCGAAAGCAAAGATGCATTCATGGACAACTATGCACTTGCAGATGAACTTGAAAAAATCCTGCGCACAATCCCGGCCAAAATCACATGCGGATATCGCAATGGTTGCCTCTTTGACAGCAACGGAAATCTCGTTGGTGAATGGAAAGCCGAATAAGCAAAACCTTTATCATGCCCACGATTGAAATCTATCGTGGGTATCATTAAGGGCTTTGCCAAAAGGACAAAGGAGGGAAATAAATGAAACTCAAAAGTGAAATCCCTTTCATAAGGGAGAGCTTCAGTAAAATCACCAACTTGCCTGAGTATACTGAAAAGCTCAAGGCAACTGGCAACTATAAAGACTTCGGCACAAGACTTGCATGGGACTGCATTCATGCAGCTATCCCAAGCGAAACTGTTTGTGACTGGTACGATAAGTACAACTGTCACGATGGCCACATCACTACTGCCGCAAAAGCGGTATTAAGGGAAATGGAGGTATTATAAATGACTGAGTATGAAGCCCAAGCGAAACAGTTCCTTGCGGACTGTAACGCCACAATGGAAATCAGATTCATTGGAAAAGACATTCCACCTCACTGGTTGAGCGAAACTAAGCCACACAACAAGTATCAGTTCACAATCACAATTCCAAAAGGCAAATACACAAGCTACTTCTGGGACAGCCTGCGCAATACAGAGATAGGCGAAATGACAGCTGATGATCTTGCGTGTAAGAAATACAAGGCGCATTATGATGTGCTTAGGATGCACGAAAGAACCAATGTGTTGCGTGAACTCAAAAGACTCAAGGCAAACGCAATTCCAACCGAGTATGACATTCTTTCTTGCGTAGAGAAATATAGCTACGACAGCTCCAAGGCAGAACAGTGCTTGATTGACAACGGAATTGCCCCCGATGACGCACCCATTGTTCTTCAGGCTTTGGGTTACATTTTGTTCGATGAAGAGCTTTATCCAGAGGAATAAACAAAATGGAACTCAACCTTAACAAAGACGAGGCGCAGCTAATCAACTGTGCCTTAACTTACTACTTGCAGCGAGGTGCTATAAATTGGTATAAAGATATATATCCAAAGGCAGATTTGGAGTGCATTTTCAAACAACTCAACATCATAGAACAAGTGGAGGAGTAAGAAAAATGAGCTTAAAGTGTGTAGATTGTGGTTATCTTGGTGACTGCAAAAGTTTTGGAGAAGCCTTTTACAAGGCAAACAAGAATAAAGACACAGAAGTAATAAAGCATTATTATTGCAACTGTGGCGACTCAAAGCATTATATGCAAGATGTAACTTCTATTGAAGTTGCTGATTGTGAGGAATTTGAAGAGATTTAAAAAGGAATACATCACAAAATTATAGTCTTATAAGGCAGAAAGGGAGTTTACATCATGAAAAGAAACATTATTGTCAGCCGCGCAAAATATGACATCGACCCTGAAAACAAAGACATCCACAAAGGGAAGGCAGTCATGTGTATTACGACTGGAGAAGTGTTCAAGTCAGCGCGAGAGGCGGCCAATTATTATGGCATTGGTTATGCATCCCTTACCAATCAGATTGCTGGAAGACAGAAAACTTGTGGTGGAGCTCCACACAATCACACAGGAAATGGAAAGCAGTTCTGTTACATTTCTGAAATGGGCTATAATGCAGCCGCTATTTCCGCAAGTATCATTGAAATGAAACGGAACGGTGTGTCAAGAGAAGATTACGATGCAGCCATGATGAGAAATGACGAGCTTGAAACGGAAAAGGCTATGCTTCAGTTCAAAAACAGAGAACTTCAGGAAGAGCTTAATAGCTACAAAGAAAGATTTGACAGATGCTACAGTGCATTGGTCGGATAAAGGAGGCAATAGAAAATGAAATTTAAAATTGGTGATAGAATAATTGCACAGCGCGGTGCTCCTTATAGCATCACAACAAACGGTTGGAGGGGGCATGTTGTAGAGATTAAGCAATATAATGACGAAAACATTTTTGTTCAAGGAAGAAACGGCGAAGGCTATTGGGTAAATGCAATCTATTTTGATCTGTTGGAAGAAAAGGAAGGAGAAAACGAAATGGATGTAAGTAATATTATTACTGAAGAAGAGAGAAAAACTCTGCTTGACCAGATGAAGCACTTGCTTGATGAATATGATTATGAGTATACGGACAGGGCACTGAACAAAATCATTGACACATGGGAAAACAACAAGAAAGACCTGATTGCCGCATTTAAGAAGCATCCGAACTATCTGGAAGGCAAATTCATGATTGTATTTAGCCATGATTTTGAACGTGTAACTGATCGTCATGCATTGGAGAGATTCAAGGAATGGGTGATTGATTGGGATGTAGTCGATTATGTAAAAGAAAAGAATTTTATGCCCGAAAGTATGAAGAAAGAAACTTCACTGAATGGACAGAAATACCCAACAGATATCTTTGAGTTCTTGATTAAAATTCCAGCCTATAATTCTCAGTATATTGATAGCGAACTTGCTGATGAGCTAAACAAAATTTGTCCTGAAATTCATGCACATGATGGGCAGAAGACGAGTCGTGTTATCAATAAGCTTCTTGCTTATATTGGTATTAGCAAGCATCCTGAGTACAATAGGGAATTTGCAAAGTATGCTGACGCGCTCAATCCGCTCAAGATTACAAGGCATACTATTCTTTCTGTGAATCCTCTTGATTATCTCACAATGAGCTTTGGCAATAGCTGGGCAAGCTGTCATACAATTGATAAGCAAAACAAAAGAGGCATGCCTAATAGTTATCAGGGAATGTATTCTTCTGGTACTATTAGTTATATGCTCGATTCTCCTTCTATGGTGTTTTACACTGTGGATGCATCTTATGATGGAAACGATTTCTGGAATGAGCCGAAGATTAACCGTCAGATGTATCACTGGGGAGAAGACAAACTGATTCAGGGCAGACTTTATCCGCAAGACAATGATGGATGCAGCACCGGCTACACCGCTTTCAGAGCAATTGTTCAGAAAATCATGTCTGAAATTTTTGATTTCCCGAACTTCTGGACTGTAAGTAAGGGAACTAGCGAAGCAGGCAAATATATTGAGTCTGAAGGTACTCATTATAGAGATTACGACAACTTTGAAAATTGCACTCTTAGCCGCCCTAAAGGAAACGACAACGAGAATTGCATTACTGTTGGACATGCACCAATTTGCATCGAATGTGGTTATGAGCATGATTGCGAAGACAATATTTCTTGCTGCCATTACGGAGTTAAATGTGCTGCATGCGGCGAATATGTCGATGAAGATGATGCCATCTATATTGACGGAGAGCCTTATTGTAGAGATTGCGTTTTCTATTGCGATGACTGTGGGGAGTATTACGTTGGCGAAGGGACGTATGTTCATAATTCAAGAGGTTGTGAAATTTGTGTCTGTGAAAATTGCAGAGACGAATATTATGAGTATTGCGCGGAATGTGGAGAATTTCATCAAAGAGAATGTATGAACTATATTGAATCTCAGGATAAATATGTGTGCGACGATTGCTGTGATTATTATTATAGTTGCTGTGAAGAGTGTGGAGAATGTTTTAGAAACAACAATTTGAGAGAGCACAAAGGAAAAATGTACTGTGAAGATTGCCTGAGAGAAATTCTTGAGAATGAAACAGAAATTGATGAAGCGGTTTAATGGAGGTAAAATCAATTATGAATAAAGAATTTGAAAAAATTTGCAAGATGTCTCAAGCAAGCCTAAAGAATCATGTGAGACAGAAGTTGCAAAAGACTCATGGAACAGTTCTTAACAGAGATGGATATGTATATGCACAAGGGAAATTCCCTGTGCTTCTGGTTGCACATCTTGACACTGTGCATGAAAAGCTTCCTAATATGTTCATGTATAGCAAGAAGAACAATAAAGTTTCAAGCCCTAACGGAATCGGAGGCGACGATAGATGTGGTGTATATATGATTTTCAAGATTCTTGAAAAGTTTAACTGCTCTGTCCTGTTCTGCGAAGATGAAGAGGTTGGTTGCGTAGGCTCAAGCAAGTTTGCAGACTCTGAGCTGGCAAGAAGTCTTGAATTTAATTATATCATTGAATTTGATCGTGCCAACGCAAATGATGCAGTGTTTTATTCCTGTGCAAACGATGAGTTCGAGGACTTTATTACAAAGGAATTTTATAAAACGGCGTATGGATCTTATTCTGATATCTGTGAGATTGCTCCCGCTCTTGGCTGTGCAGCAGTAAATCTTTCTTGTGGCTATTACGCAGCACATACAAAAAATGAATACGTCATTCTTTCTGAAATGGAAAGAAGCATTAAGGAGGCATGCAAAATCCTTGAACGCACAACAGAGAATGACAAATTCGATTATGTAGAAATGGCGGGACAATATGGTTCTCTGTTTGACATCGACAGATATCTTGAAGACAATAGTCGTGATGAGACAGAATATAATTATGGCTATTATCTGATTGAGTATGTTAACACTAACGGAAACACAGAGTGGTACGACACCGATGCATATTCAATGGAGGAAGCAATTGGTAGATTCTTGATGGCACATTCTGATATCACATATGGAGATATCACTGACGTAAATGTTGACAAAGACGCATACAAGTATTATTAATAAAAAAAGGAGGCAAAATCAATGATTGTTATTCTGCTAATCATTATTGTTTGTGTGCTGCTCTTTGGAAAGGATGCTACAAAATCTGGGATTGGGAGCTTGCTTAGTGGCATCTTGTTCCTTGCAATGATTGCAATGGTCGCAAGCTCATGTGGCATCACTTAATGTGCATATAGAGCGCAAAATATAATTTCAATTTTGAGCAGTATAGTTTGCCATGTAAATGAAGTCACTATCAAAAAATGCAAATATAACATGGAAACTTAATACAAAAACAATAAACAATACAAAATTATATGGAGTATAATAAATGATTGTAACATTACGCAAATTTCTTGAAATTGCACCAGACATTATATGTCCTTATATATGCATCGTGTATCTCGAATATGAAGATGCAAAATATGGAGAGGATTCAGAGGTATTATTTAAAAATCTTCAGGACAAGAAAAACCTTGAGCCATATCTTGATTATGAAATCCTGAGCTTTGACCAAGAGTATTATTGGGGAGAACTTGATAGGCAGGGTATTTGGTTGAGGAAGGTAAAGAAAAATGAAAGTTAAAGTGGTATTTGAATGCGAAATCTATCCGACAGATTACACTCCTTGGTTTACCGTGAATGACGAGCTTAAGCATACTGGATTTGATTGCGTAAAAAATCTTTCCGTATTCGATGCAGAAACTGGAGAAAAACTCTAAAATGATAATTTGAAAGGAAGTAAAGTAAAATGAAAAAAATTCGCAAATGGTTCTTTAAACTGCTCACTGGTTATGATCTGGTTGAGTATGACAACATAATGAAAGAATGGAAAGCAACACTCGACAGTGCAAAAAGAATTTCGGATATTAATGAATGCCTTATAAAGCATTCTGGTGAAGTTGTGAATTTGCTTGATAGCTATCTTAATGAGGAAGAAAAGTAAAATAAAAATGTTCACAATCAAAATCACCGGCACCAATGTGTATATAAACGGGAGATTCTACACGTTTAAATACAAAAATGGATAAAGAAAATCACGAGGACGACATGAAAATGAAAGGAGAAATATGCTTTTTATGATCATTGTGAGCATATCAATAGTTGTTCTTGGCATATTTATGGTTTGGCTTTCTGAGGAAATCCCGCAAAGAAATATAATTGAAAATTTATATCAGTTTCGTCAACCGTTAACATTCACTTTTAAGGGAATTGACTTTACGGTTTCGAAAAGAGAATTATATTCAGATTTCAATGTCTGTATAACCGAAGTCTTAATTAATGACGAAGTAGTGCTTCAAGCGTATAAGCTTGAAACGCTCTTTATCAAACACAGATATATCAGGTATTCAACCAACAGATCAGCGACGGAAGTACAAGCAATTCTGAAACAGGCAAGAAAAGTTTACTATAAAAATCTGAGTAAGGAATGCGAAAAGGTATGTCAATCTCAATCTTATTTTAAGGATGGAAAATAAATGACTGAAACGATTAAAAATTGGCTGACGCAACTGTATGAAAGAGAAATTAAAGAAGCCCTTGGTTCGATTTCAAACGAGAGAATTTGGCTGATGGGGACTGATGTGTGGGAGGAGGAGAAAATGCATCTCGACAATATGGCAAACCTCAATGAGTATGTTACTACATTGAAAACCCTCCTGAATGATATCAAGGAGGAAAAGTAAAATGAGCAATTGGACACACGTTGCGGCAATCTTTAGAGTTGATAGTTTCCTACACGAAGGAAAAGATTTTACAAAAATCTTTGGAAAGGAATTGGATTATTATGATTCTACTGAAAAATGGAATGAAGCAAGCGATTACCCAGAACATTTTCTTCCTCTTGGCTCAGAGGGTTCTCTCCAAATGAGTGTTTGGGAAAATCCAAATAAAAGCTGTATGGATGCATTCACAATTAGTGTATTTGGAGACCTAAGAGACCACGATAGTATTGAGGAAATCATTAAGTGGTTCGATGAAAAGTGCAGCATGCTATGGATTAGGCAAGCAGTAATTACGGTTGAGAATGAGTGGTTTGGAACTAAAACCAAAACTTATGGAGATGAGGGGTGAATATGAACGCAAATCATCATGTAAAAATGATTGAATACACAGAAAAATATGATTTCTGGGCTGAGCAAGATAATGTTGCACTATTTGATGACAGAGATATTTCCGAAGAAGAAGTTAACAAACTAATTCGAGAGGGAGATGAATATCATCCGCATGTAGTATTTATGACCAAGAAACAGTATGATAACGTATTTAGGAGTTTGAAGGGAGAATGAAAATGATCAAAAATGCAAGAATTATGTCCACCATGCTTGGACGAGAAGATCATGGAATTATGACATTCATGATTTATATTTCTGCCGAAGGGATAACTTGTGGTGTCGGAGGGTATTGTCTTGACGAATTTGACCCAGCTAAACAGACAAGAGTATTTCGAGCCAAGTCTATGGAAGCCATATCCAAGGTCTTGGAGGTAGTTGGTGTGGATAAGTGGGAGGATCTTCCTGGAAAATACATTCGATTCGAAGATAATAGTTGGGGTTCTACAGTAACTAAAATCGGAAACATTATCGACGATAAGTGGCTTGATATGAGAGAATTCTTTCAGCATAAAGGGAGGTAAACAAATGATTACTATTTTGCTTATTATCATTGCTTGCGTACTACTATTCGGAGATGACGACAGGAAAGACGGGATTATTGTTCTTATTTTAACAATTGTAGGTATTGCTATCCAGCTTGCCGAGACGCTGGTAAAAATCTAAATTGTCATAACAGTTTCAATGTAAAAGAAATTATTGAGGAGAAATAAGAAATGAAAAATATCAAGTCATTCTATATTGGTCAGGCAAATGCTTCTGGTATTATTTGTGAAAGTAAAGAAGAATTTCTACAGTATATCAGCGAAGAAATTGATCGCATTGACGAAGAAGGAGAATTCGAGCACTTCGATATTGTGATTGATCCGAATAATAATTAAGGAAGGTAAATTAAAATGAGAAAAGTTTTGGTATTGGTCGAAGTAAATGACGATAAAGCGATTGATGAAGATATGGGTACAATTGACTACCTTGAAAGAGAATTCGGTCGATTAGAACAAAGTGAAATTTTTGCACGTGATATGCGCATTCTTGATGATGACGATCTATGTGATGCGGATGCAATTAATATGACAAATAAAATATTTATATAATTCAACTGATAAAAAGAAATTGTATGTAGAATATAAAAAGGAGGAATAAATTATGAACGTATCAAGAGAAATCAAAAAGAAAGAAGCAATTAAACGCATGAAAGCACTCGGACTCTTTGCTCCATGCATTAAGGAATTTAAAAACAGAGATGAAGTGCAGCTTACTGAGCCGACAGGAGGCTTGTATGAATTTAGCAGTAACAAAGAACTCACAGCAAAGGTACAGGAGTTTGAAAAGGAACATAATGCACTTGTGTATCATGTAATTCATACTCCTACAATGGAAATGGATATGTATAATTTCCTGTATGTATCTGATTATGATGAAGAGTGGGATATGGATCGAGATGATATTAGTGATGGATATGTGCTTGCCTATGTGTGGAATACAACAGTTGATTATTTCAGCGAGTTTGGTAGCATTGCAGTACAAGACAGATTTGGTGGACTTGTACGTATTGGTTAAAAAGAATTTGTAAATTGTGACCTATTGAATTTTAAGACAGAGGTGATATAATAAGAATAAAGTAAAGGGAGTTGGTACAAATGGAAAACAAAGAACTACAAGGAGTAGTAGACGCAATAATGCGTGGAATGACTGCATTAGAAGATAGCATGAATCAAAAATTTGCAGAAGTGAATAAGAAATTCGAGGCAATAGATGAAAGATTTGATGCTATTGACAAGAGATTTGACGCAATGGATAAAAGATTCGATACACTTGAAGAAAAAGTTGAAGACTTAGAAGAAGCTATTCTTGATATGGGGATTGTTAAGGCAACCGTAGATAAACATGACCATGATATTAAGAGACTAAAAAGAAATGCAACAATGTAAGAGCGAGGGGCTTTTGTCCCTTGTCTTACACAATACAAAATTATTGCAAAATGCGAAAGGAGGCAATTATGGAATGCTTGTATGGAACAGAAAGCGACAATGTGTGTGGTTACTGCCATTTTCATGACAAGGGAGCGACATGGAATCAAGTAGAACGAAAAAGATGCTTGTAAAAACAATGTGATTGTTTTGAAATGTACCCAGACCATCCTGTTTGGAAACAGCGTGCGGCAAAAAAGAAAAAAAGAAAAGCAAGAAAAGCAAGAATCAATATGTATTTTGTTAAAGGAGATAAAAATTATGGCTCATTGCATTGAAATGAATGATAGCATGTTTAGTGTACGCGAGAAACCTTGGCATTATATGGAGACACAGGAGAGATGCAAAATCCTTGCGGATGCTCCAAACAGTGCAGAAGCGCTCAAGCTGGCAGGGCTTGATTGGACTGTGGAACAGACTCCTGTTTTTATGGATGATGGAACGGAAATTGAGAACTACAAGGCAAACATCAGAAGTGATGATAAAACTGTGCTTGGCATTGTAACGAATAGATATAAAATTGTACAGAATGCAGACGCATTTTCTTTCACTGATGCAATTGTTGGTGAAACGGAAGATGGAATTGTTCGCTATGAAACCGCAGGTTCTCTCAATGGAGGCAAAAGAGTTTGGCTTCTTGCAAAGATGCCGACTAAGAAAGTGCTTGATGACGATGTGGAGCCTTATATGGTGTTCTCTAACTCTCATGACGGAACTGGAGCAATCAAGATTGGTATGACTCCGATTCGAGTCGTTTGCAATAATACTCTCTCACTTGCACTTAGTACTGCTCAGCGTTCTTGGAGTACAAAGCATGTTGGGAATCTCGACGAAAAGCTTGCAGAGGCGAGACATTGCCTTGGTATGGCAAATCTTTATATGGATGCACTTGACAAAGAGGCAGATAGACTTGCAAATATTAAACTTGATTTCGAACAAATCAATGAAATCCTCGATCAGATGTTTCCTGTAACGGAAAATGATTCTGATCGTAAGAAAGCAAACATTCAGAAAGTAAAAGATAACTATTCTGTCTGCTACTTTATGCCTGACATTGCCAAGTTTAAAGGAACTGCATGGGGTGCTGTGAATGCGATGAGTGATATGATCGGGCATAGCGCTCCGAACAGAAACACTGCGAACTATGAAGAGAACCGATGGGGAAAGATCATGGATGGTCATGCATGGATGGACGAGTTCGTCAAGCTGGTTAACGCAAAGGTTGGGGTTGGAGCTTAATGCTCCAGCCCTTACAAGAAAGGAACTAACAAAAATGAGAGACCCAAAGAGAATTGACAAGTTCTGTGAGATACTTAAGGTATACTGGCACATGGTTCCCGATTGGAGATTTATGCAGTTGGTATGTAATCTTCAGGCACAGATTGGAAGTGACGGTTTCTATCTGGAAGATGATAAGGCAATGGAACTGATTGAACAGATGCTGAAAGGAAAATAAAATGTTGATTAATCGCAACAATAATGAAACTAAACATGTAAACTTTGTTTCTTACACTGGGAGCTATCCCAACCTGTGTAGCGGTGTGCTTACACTTGAGATTGACGGAAAGGAAATTACATTTGGTTATGGGTTCAACTCTAAAGATGAACCGACATACAGGCCGTTTTGGAGCAGCGGTGGCGGTCTAATGCCAAATTATGAAGGAACATGGCAAGATGAATGGCAAATTGATATAGTAGCACGATTGGTGGTTTTCCAGCCTTTGTAATTACCACTAATGGAGAAGTAAAAAATGTTTGTAGTTTGAGCGAATGGATGATGCTTACTCTTGTAAAAGAATGGGAAGGATTTAAAAAAGAGCTTGATTTTTCAATTAAGACAACAATGAAAATGCGTACAAAAAGTATTAATGATAAACTTGCGCATATGGGATATGTAAATGAGCAATTGTCAAAATGGCATGTATAAATAATTAAAGGAGGATTTGAAAAATGGGACTTGATCAGTATCTTAAAAGAATGCCTCGTTACAAAAACACTACTGTAAGCGAGGTGAGTGCAATTGAAAATTATTTCGATTGGTTGAAGGCAAAAAAAGAAGGAAGTAAATATGCAGACTGCACACTTAAGGAGTGGTGTGGCGTTGATGAAAGCGAGCTTCCGGGCAAGGATGTAATTGAATTTTATAAATCTTTCTATAAGAAACGCTATTCCGCTTGGGACACTGAACATAAATATGGATATAACAGAATTATGGATCAGGTTGGCTATTGGAGAAAAGCAAATCAGATTCATAATTGGTTTGTAACCAACGTGCAAGACGGAGACGATGATTGTGATTATCATCATGAGTGCACAAAGGAGATTCTTGAAAATCTTCTCAGTGTCTGTAAAACAGTGCTTGATTCTTGCACAATGACGTATGGGAAAGTGCACAACGGGGATAAGGGAACTCCTAATGGTTGGGAGCCGATTTATGAAGATGGCAAAGTGGTGATTGACTCAAGTGTTGCAGAGGAGTTGCTTCCTTGTCGTGGTGGATTCTTTTTCGGAGGGTGTGATTACGATGAGTATTATGTAAATGACATTGTTGACTCCATTCAGATTCTTGAAAATGTTCTTGCCACTACTGACTTTGAAACGCAAGCTATTTATTACGTGAGTAGCTGGTAAACAATACAAAATTATTCTTAAAGGGGCTTGAATAAAGCCCCTTTGATACAATAGAAAGGAGATTAATAAATGTTGAGTAAAGAAAAAACACTGGAAATATTAAATCAATTCTCGCAAGAGTGTTACAATTTCTGGATGAAGCAAGGGGCAAGCCACAAGTATGCATTTGAACTGATGCTTAAAAATATTGAGTGCATTAAACACGATCCATATAAGCCATGTGGTGAGCTGTTGGATGTAGAAGCAAAGAAAGAATTTATTAAAAGTGAAAGGAGTAAATAAAATGGTTACAAGATATTTTGTAAATTGTTTTGAAAGAGAATTGTGTATCAAATGGGATGATACATATAAACATCTTGAAAAAGAGATTCTTGATATGCTTGATGGATATTATTACGAATGGCATAGCACAGAAGAAATTGAAGATCCTGATTATAGAGCATATGTTGAGGACTCTTGCTGTGAAGAGTTTATGATTGAACGTCTAAGTGAAACTTATAATATGTGGGAGTCTTGGTGGGTTGAAGGCGATGAAGATGAGGATGGAAATGAAATCCCTCCAGACAAGACAAACAATTCAGGATATATCACATATAGAAGAGCCATGGAATTGCTCCAAAATGCAATTGATTGTTGTACAGACAATGGAAATGTAGAGCTTGAAATTGCTCGTAGAGATGTGTATGCGATTGGTTTTTCTGATGATGAAATTAAATGGCTTGGATATGACTGGATTCTTGAGGAGGATGAGTAAATGAAAACTTGGAAGATCCCTGTGTGCTGGACAATGATGGGAACGGTAAATGTAGACGCGAACACGCTTGATGAGGCAATTGAAATTGCAAAAGATGATGCAGGTATTATCCCAATTCCTGATGACGGCGGAATATTTATGGACGGCACTTGGGAAGTTGATTGTACCGATATTGACTATTTGAGAAAATGGTATAACGGAAATCAGATGGATGATAGTGATGGAGATGATTAAACGGAGGATTTAATGATGAAAGAATTTATTCTGACTTGTAACTGTTATGAGCCTATGTTTAGAGAAGATATTAAAGTAGAGGCAAATGACCTTGACGAAGCATGGGACAAAGCAAAGACGAAGGCAAGCAGAAAATATAAAGCAAAGAAAAACAATATTAATATTACAGCAGTACGGCAGTAAATTCAGAATGTAATTTTAAGAGGATGATAAATAAATGAAAGATGAATGGTTTGGTACAGTTCGTTGGAACGAAGATGACCTTGCAAATGCACTTGAACTTCATGACTATCCAGCAACGGAAGAAAATATTGCAAAGTTGCGAGAGATGTGTGACACTCATTGGTTTACAGATTATATGATTGACTCAGGATGGTCATATATTTATGATAAAATTGACAACTTTGATGGATTTAAAATGGATAAGGAGACAAAGTAAATGGAAAAAATTAAAAAGGAAACCATTGTATATCAGGCACTTGACGGAAAAGAATTTACAAACTATAGCGACTGTATGGAATATGAAGCGAACACATTCAAGAACATTAATCTAAAACATTTTGTTGTTCCAATTCCTTATGGGGATGATGGGTTGTATACTCATACTGCGTATAAGGTAAATTCTGAAAATGAATTTAATATGTTGATGACATATTTGCGCTACAATTATGGAGACATTTATGGAATTGAAGAATACTCAGGCGACGGATGGTATATGGTCACAACGTCTGACGGTGATTGGGTAGATGTATATCTGTTGAGTAAAGTTGTTGAAGACTTTACGCATATGCTTTCGGAGATTGCAGAAAACACTTTGAAATTCTGAAAGGACTTAAAAAATGGAACTTAAATTTTTTAAGAAACGTGGTTACGATGGCACAATTCGTAGGGTATGGACTGCCGATAAGGAAGTGTGTTTTGGACTGGTTGGAACAGTCGAAGATCTTCTAAAAGAAAAAGTTCTTGAATGGTGTGATTATAATGATGACATTTGGGTATTCATCCCTTATCTTGGCATTCTTCAGGAAGCGAATTTTGGAAAAACAAGGGAAGAGGCAGTAAGTAAAATTAAATCAAATAAATTTAAAGAGGCGTAGAGAAATCTATGCCTCTTTTATTGACAGAATACAAAATTATTGTATAATAGAAAGGAAGAATATATCATGATGAACGGAATCGTTTGGGAAACAAATCATTCTGGAAAATTAAATGGAATGAAGAGCATTGGTACATGCTGTGCAAATAATAAATTTTGTCTTGCAAGACAGAAGGATAAAGATGGAGTGTGCTGCCATTGTTATGCAAGCACTTATATGAAGATGCGAAAGTCACTAAAAGAACATTTGATTGAGAATGGACATATTCTTAAGAACAAGATTCTGCAAGGGAACGAAATCCCTGTTACAAACGATCTGATTTATAGATTTGAGGCGTTTGGAGATATTGAAAATGAGACACAGTTGATTAATTATGTAAACATTTGTAATAGAAATCCATATACCTCATTTGGTCTCTGGACAAAGAATTATGCAATTTGTGATAGGGTGTTCAATGAAAGAAAAATTGCAAAACCTGATAATCTTTCTTTGGTAGTTAGCAGCCCAAAGATGAATGAGGTAATGAAACTTAATATGGAAAGATTTTGGTTTGTTGACCATATCTTTACTGTATATGACAAAGAATATATTAAAGGAAATAATGTGAATGTTAATTGTGGGGCAAGAAGTTGTCTTGGATGTCAGATGTGCTATCATAAGGGCACTGAATTTTATGTGAATGAAAAATTGAAATAAAGGATGTGAAAAATAAATGCAAGAATATTTTGATTTGATTGACAATGCAAATGACATTGACGAATTGACTGAAATCGTTGAGGAACGTGCAGCATTTGATGACAGAATTACAAATAAAGAATATTATGAGATCGTGGAATACGCAAATATAAAAATTAAAAATTGGAGGCATAAGTAATGAATTTTAATGTAAGAGTTGAATATGAACCCCTTCCTATTCGGCATATTGCAGTACAGTGTCCAGAATGTAAAAATTGGTTTCATGGAATGGACATGACTGATGATGACCTGTTTTATAGTTATCAGATTGATATGGCAAATTATTGTTGCCCTGTGTGTCATACTACATTTGGAAGATCCGATTGGAATAATTTTAAAGGGAAAGACAAGCCTAATATTGAAGAAGTAAGTTATCCAGATGTTTATGCAGGCTGTCTTAAACAGAAAGTGATTTGGGAATAAGAAAGAAAATTGATGATGAAGTACTCAGAATATCAAATCATAGTAGAAAATCTTTCTAAGCAGATAGAGCAGTGTGAAACTGCCTTGTCGAAGTATAATTTAAATGCACGTGATATAAGTAAGATGACAATAAAAGATCTTAATGAATCAATTTTGTCTTGCAGAACAGCACTTAGCGAAATGGACAAGTTTGTGAAAGCTGATTTGTATCATATAATTGGTATGGCAAACCTGAATGCAGCACAAACATCTCGCATTATTAAACTTACAAAAGAATTGACATCATACAGAGGGGATATCAAATTTGTATCAGGGCAAGACACAATCTTAATTCCCAAGAAGAAAAAAGAAAGTACTTATAAATTGTCATCTGGAGTTAAACTTGTAAAATAACAAAGGAGATTAATTATGAAACATATTTACACATCCCCTCTTTGTGGTTGGGACGAATCTGCAGATCGTATTTTTCTGTATGAACTTGAAAGCGATGAAGAAATTTGGGACTTTAGAGAAATGACTTTTGAACAGAAGTGTGATTTGTTTAATGTATATGAAGAGCCAGATTATGCTATCGCTCCGGGAGCAATGTATCATAGATACAATTTCAATCTTACAGGGACTCATGTAATTATGACAGAAACTATTGCGCTTAATGTTTAAGAGCTATAAAAAGAGACTTGCTAATTAACAGGTCTCTTTTTAATTAACTTTGTAATAGAAAGGACATTAAAGCATGACAGCTCAGGAAATCAAAATTGCAAAGGCAACTAGTCGGAGTGCAGGCGCTTCGGCTATTAAGGATGGAAAGATTCGTGCAGTAGTTCCTCTTTGGGTGGAAAGTAATGTGAATAAGAGTAAAACAATTCTCGACTTTGGTGCGGGGAAGGGAGCTACTAGTACAAAATATCTTCTAAGCAAAGGATTTGATGTGGTAGCATATGATCTATGGGTTGGCAATGGAGATGTACTACTCGATAAATTTGCACTGAATAGACAGTATGATATTGTATTCGCCTCTAATGTACTTAATGTGCAGAGCTCTTTGCTAATGCTCTTTGAAACATTGAATCAAATTAAACTAGTAATGGAAAATAATGGAGAATTTATTTGCAATTATCCGCAAAGCCCTCGGAAGATGGATCTAAAAGAAACAGATATCGAGGAGATTTTGCTCTCGATGTTTGGCTTTGTTGAGCGAGTTGGTGGAACTAAATCAGCACCTGTATGGAAAGCAATTAAAACTCAACAAAATACTTGACAAAACAAAATTATAGCGTTATAATTATAATAACAAATAAATGATTATAATTTTTGAATGGAGGTATTTCCTATGAATAATAAACGCAGAAAAAAACTAGAAATCATATCCATAGAAATTGAGCAACTTAATAATCGTATTCAAGACATTTATGACGAAGAACAGGAGTGCCTAGATAATATGCCTGATAACTTGCAAGGATCTGACAGGTATAACAAAGCAGAAGAGTGTTGTGAACATCTTGAAGAATGCATTGATTTGCTTAGTGAAGTAGTTGATATTATTGAGGAGGTAATGTCTTAATATGAACAACGGTGTTATGTGCGATTACTTTGACTATAACGGAACTAGATATTACACTGGATCAAAATTTAAATGTAAAAATTTCATCAAGAAAGATGTTGTACTTTTCCCAGAAATTGAAATTACATTTATTAAATACAATAAAAAATCAGACACATGTTTTATCCATAGCAATATTGCGGCATGTGATTTTATGTTTTCACTTGATGCTTTTACGAATAATATTGTTAGTGTTATTGCCCCAAAAACAAGAGACGTTGTTGTCAATAGAAATAAAGTATATAAAAATAATAAGGAATATTATCATTGGGTAGAAGATGGAGAAGATTGCTACAAGCAGAAGCCAGATTGCCTTCTTATTGGATGGATGTGGTATGTTTTCATTATGGGCATTGCAGCAATTTTGAATGGAAGACTTTTCATCTGGGCATTGGCAACATATACTTTTGTTAAATGGAGAAAAAAGAAAATTAAGGAGGGTTAAAAATGACAGGAAGAATGGAGAAGGAAATTGTTTCTACAAATAAGATGCAGGCAAAATTAAAAGGACTTCCTAAAATTTTTTCTGAATTTTACTATTATATGTGTACAACTAAATCTTATACAACAGTTGAGAGATATGTCGCATATGTGAAGGAGTTTGCAGAATTTATTAATGAAAATAGAATCTCAAATGATTTTTATAAAAAGGTAACACCTTTGGATATTAATAAATATTTTGCCGCATTGAAGAATAAAGAAACTATCAATGGACATTATAATACAAGTGATAGTATTCGTGCGACAAAGTGGTCTGCATTGAATACGTTTTTTGGGTTCCTTAAAGAAAATGATTATATTAAAGAAAATCCAATGGAGAGAACAGAACGTCCTAAAGTGCAAGATACACCAGACGTTGCTTATTTAACAGAAAAAGAAATGCAAATGATTCTTGAAAATGTTGATAAGCTTGCAAGCAAAAAGATGAAAAATAGGGATCTAGCCATTATTATGCTTGGACTAACTACTGGGTTGCGTGTATCTGCAATCACGCAAATTGATATTGGTGATATTGATTTCGAAAATAATACTATTAAGGTAATCGAAAAAAGAGGAAAAACATGTAATATTCTATTTGGCGATAGAGTAAAGAAGCAGCTAGAATTGTGGCTACAGGATAGAAAAAAATATTTTAGCATGGCGAATACAGATGCCTTGTTTATTTCTAGCTTTAAAAAGAGAATTACAAGAGACGGCATTAGGGTGATGCTAGAAAAATATAGTAAGGATGTGACAAGTAAGCATGTTACACCACATGTGTTGAGACATTCTTGTGCAACTAATTTATACGAAAAGACTGGAGATATTTATCTTTGTGCGTCAGTTCTTAATCATAAAAATATTGCTACTACTATGAGATATGCAAATATGTCTAAAGACAAAAAGCAGCAAGCTGCGAATATTTTGGATGATATGGTTTAATAAGATTTGACAATTATAATTTTGTACTGTACAATAAAAGAAACGAGAAATTCACAAGGGGTGATCATGTGTTTTATAATGAGGAGGTAAAGATACAATTTATAAACGATTATAAAAGAAGTAGAATTGTAGCAGAGACTTCATTAACAGGAATGTTTAACAAAACATATAAATATGAACAACAAAAAGGGAAAGATTGTAATAGCTTTTCAAGAAAAGAAATATTAGCGATGTATAAAGAGTTTGATGCAAAATCTGTGCATGTGCTTGAAAATTACAATGTATATTTGAAAAGCTGTTCTATTTTCTGTATGCATCATGGTTTTTGTAAGAAAAATAATTATGCAGATATAAATAAAGCTATGCTGCTTCAATGCCTTGATACTGACACATTAAATCAAAAATTCTTAACAAGGGAACAGCTTGATGATATAGAAGACGAGTTGTATAACTATACAGATAAAGCGCTTTTAGAATTGCTATGGGAAGGTATTAGCGGCAAAAGTATGGAAGATATTGTTGCTCTTAATAGAAGTATGATTAGCGAAGATAAAAAATATATATGTTTTAATGATGGACGAAAAGTTAAATTATCATCAAAATTATATAATCATTTAGACAAGGCATTTTCAGAAAAAGAATATATGTGTTATGGAACAACTATTAGGGTTAAGAAGCTAATCGGAGATGACTGTCTCTATAAAGAAATGGATAATGCATATACAGTAGACTCAGACGATAAATTTTTCCGCTGGGTATATAGAAGAGTTCAAACATATAGAAAACATGTAGATATGCCATTGCTGACAATGAAGGCACTTGCTGCATCTGGGCTATTGTATAAAATTAAAAATGCAATGGAAAAAAACAATCTTGGATTAAGAGAATTTTTATATACAGAAGAAGGCAAAGCATTGGCGCAACAATATGGATATAAGTTAAATTCATATGTTGATGTTATTGCTAATAAATTTATAGATTTTGTATAGGCCGTAATGGTGCGGTCTATAATCTTAATTAACAATACAAAATTATAATTGCAAAAAATAGTTGCCGAACATATGTTTTTATTGTATAATTTTTGTATAAGAGAGAAGCAAAGGTAAATTATTTTACACTACAAAAGGGGAGACATAATTTTATGGAAAAGAAAATTGTAAATGACTTACATAATCTAAATGGTAAGAATGGGGAAATAACAATACATCATGATTGGTATGGAAATCAAAAAATTAGGGGAATTTTCCATATTATTGATGATGGAGAAAGGATTGGTGTTAAATTGAAAAATAATGAAATCTTTTTATGGAACAATGAAATTACAAACATTGAGGTAAGTGGAAATTACGCAATGATCAAAGGGGAGTCCATGCAAATTAAAATCGAAATATAAAATTTTTCGCTCTCTGATAAAAAAGCTTGACAAGACACAATTATTATGGTATAATGCAATCGTAATGAGATGTAATACAAAATTATAGTCTTTTCAATTGTTAAGAAATGGGGATGAATAATGAATGAAATCAGAGAGCGTCAATGTTCAATGCCAGAAATGTGGAACAATTTTTCAGGTTGATGAACGAAATAATTATATTGAGTATTTATATATACAAGCGAAATGTCCATGCTGTGAGCACGAAAATGATATGTTGAATATAGGGAAAGACATTTTAGATAAATACACATATTATAATGTGGTCATGGATGAAAGATATTATAGGTATTAATTTTTATTTTATTAAACAATACAAAATTATAGAAAAAGGAGACTAATAAGATATGGCAAACAAACTTTTTGAACTTCCACAAACCAAGGGAACCTTTCAGGTTAGAGGAATTGTAAGCGGAGTAGAGAAGGACAATTTCTATACAGAAAAGAAGACCAAGACAGGCAAAGATTTCCGCATGGTTAACTTTGGCGTAGAGTATGAGGACAAGAAGACAATTTATCCTTCGCTTAATGGTATGCCACGCGACAAGGTATATTTTAGCAAGAAGAATGAAGATGGTAAGACAGAAGTAAAGGCAATTTCTTGGAAGGATAGAATTAAGAATGCACCCGATGGATATCGTATGATTGGTGTACTGACTGGGCTTAAGAAAGTTCCGGGAGATAATGGCAAGCTCAAGAATGACAATCATTATAAAACGGAATATGATGCATGTGAATATATTAATGAAAATCTTCATGACGGTGATTCTGTTTTTGTTAAAGGGAATCTAGAATTTGGCAGTTATACTAATAAAGATGGAGAAGTCTCTCGTACTACAAAGTTTGTTCCAACACAGGTTTCTCTATGCCAGAAGGATATTGACTTTGAGGCAGAGGATTATGCTCCCGCTCATGATTTTACGCAGACAATTATTTTTGTTGGCATTGATCAGGAAAGAGAAAACGACAAGCCAACTGGTCGATTCGTAGTTGATGCAAAGATTGTGAATTATAATTCTATTGAGTCTGCTGAATTTATTATTGAAGATGCAAAGCTCGCAAAGCAGATGCGCAGTGGGCTAAAGCCTTATAATTCCATTCAGGTTCATGGACACATCAATGTTGTTAATAATGTTGAAGACGTGAATGATGAGGAAGATGATGATTGCTGGGGCGAATCTAATGATATGGACAATAAGAGAGTTTTTGCACCGACTCATCGAGAACTTATTATTACAGGTGCAAAGCCATCAACTATTGACAAAGACACATATACTGAAAAGGCAATTGATGAGGCAATTAAGAAGGTAAATGCATCAAAGAAAGCAGAACAGGATTTCACTGGTAAGGCAGAGTCAACATCCAATGTAGATGATGATTGGGGCGACGATGCATCTGACGATGAAGATGAGCCATGGTGAGAATCCATAAGTCTAGGGAAGAATTAAATCTTCCCTAGACAATACTAAATTATAGACAGCGAAGTGATAATAGATGGAAGAATTAAAAGAAATGAATTCTTCCGTTGATGGGCTACAAGATACAACATATACGGAAGTAAAAGATCCATATGGATTTATTTATATCACAACGAATTTGATTGATGGCAAAAGATATTTAGGCCAAAGAAAATTCTATGGAAATTGGCAAGAATATCTTGGTAGTGGTGCAGCATTTAAACAAGCAATTGACAAATATGGAAAAGAAAATTTTGTAAGAAATGTAATTGATATTGCTTATTCTGCAGAAGAATTAAATGAAAAGGAATATAATTATAGTGTTTTCTTTAATGCTGTTGAATCTAACAATTGGTATAATCTTGTTTATGGTGGAGGAACAACGCAAGGATGGACTCCAAGTAAAGAAACAAGAAAAAAGATATCAAAAGCTGCAAAAGAAAGACTTTCAGATCCAAATAATCATCCAATGTATGGAAGAGTAGGATTAGTAGGCGAGAATAATCCCCAGTTTAAAGTTTCTCCAAAAGAACGCATGGATGAAGAAACATATAAACAATGGTATGAAAAACATAAATTATATTGGGCAAATCCAACAACTAAAGGCAAACATATATGGATAGGAAAACAACATCCCAGTTTAGGTAAAAAATTGTCAGATGAACAAAAATTAAATCTATCAGAAAAAGCAAAAGGAAGATTTATAAATCCAAGCAATCATCCAATGTATGGGAAACATCACACAGAAGAAGCAAAGAAAAAGATGAGTGATTCTCGTAAAGGTAGTAATTGGTGGAAATGTAGAAGAATATATTGTATAGAATTAAATCAAATTTTTTGGGGAGCAAAAGAAGTACAAAATTTATATGGATTTGATCCAAGCTCTATTACAAAGTGCTGTAGAGGTAAACAAAATTATACGTATAAACATCCACAAACAGGCGAGGCATTGCATTGGTTGTATGCGGAAGATGCAATTGAAAAAGGATATATCACACAAGAAGAGTTAGATAGATATATAAATAGTTTAAAAGGTAAAGGAGACTGATATTATTATGGCTTTATGGAAGAAAAATGAGGTAACAGTAGATATTACTAACTATCGCCACTATTGGAGAGCACCAAAAAAATGGGGCAAAACTACATTGTTTGCAAATTTAATTAAAGAACTATATGGCGACATGAGTCATGGCCTATTGATTAGCTGTGGAAATGAGAGAGGTTATCTTGCTCTTGACAATCTAATGGTTGCTGATTGCCCAGATTGGTCTACACTAATGGAAGTCGTTGACGAACTAGTAGAAAATAAGGACGAAAATTCGTTTTCTATTATTGCATTTGATACCGTTGACGAATGGATTTCTATGGCTCAAAAGGAAATTGTGCGTCTTGACTATAAGAAGTCTGGCACCAAGCATGAATTTAATGCGTGTTTTGGAGGCTATGGAGCGGGGCGTAGAAAAGTGGATGAGCTAATTAATTCCGTTATTACCAGACTAGAATCTAGTGGGTACTGCTTAGTATTTATTGGCCACACTAAGATTAAGGATATTAAAGAGAAAAATGGCGATGAATATCAGATGCTTACATCTAATCTTTCAACAGATTATGATTCAATTTTTGCTAACAAGGCAGATATTTGTATGATGGGTGTTATTGAAAGAGAAATCACTGATGGACATGTAGATGGTGTTAGCAGATGGATGTACTTTCGTGGAAATGGATATATTGATGCAGGTGGTAGATTTGAAGATATTGCTGACAGAGTAGAAGTTTCTGCAAAGAATTATATTGATACTGTCAAGGATGCAATTAAGAACTCTATTAAGTCTCATGACGCAACAGACGAATATATTGAGAGCAAATCAAAGCAGGAGAAAAAAGAAAAGGAAGACTATTATAATTCACATAAAGAGGATCTAATGGAAACAGACGAGTTGGATGTGGAAATTAGAAAAGACGAAGAATGCAAGAACCTTAAGGCAGAAATTAAGGGAGTTCTGTCATCTCTTTCTCCTGAAGACAAGAAAGCCAAACGTGCTGCCCTAAAGGAAGCAGGACTTCCAGACCAGTTCGCCAAGGTTACAGACATTGCTATTCTAAACCAGATCCTTGAAGTAGTTTCACAGTAAGGAGATACAATAAATGAGCGCCACTTTAATTAGAAAATGCGCGTTCTGTGGGGAAGATATTGTTTTGACAAAGAATGATATGCATATGGTTTCTTACAAAAAGAAAAGCTATCATACTGAATGTTTTAAAACAATGTGTAATGGGCGAGTACTAAAAAACAACAGGTACTCGTCCATTTATTCAGATGCCTTACAGAATTTAGATCAATTAGAATCAGAAGCAAAAAAGAAATTAATGCATCGTTTTGTGCAAGACGAATTCAATGAGTATTTGATTGTACATTATGATGTTGGGGCATTAAGTCGTCGTTTTTGGTCAATTATTGCAGATATTCAATCTGGAAAATATAATGGAAGACGGTGCAAGCCAATTGAATTAGAAATATTGTTTGATATGTGGAAGGACTATCAGAAAGAACTAGACAAAACAAATGCATGGAACAAGCATCATGGCAAGGTGATTGACGGAGAGGCAAGAGTTAACTATGATCTTGCTATTTTAATGAGTAATTATGTAAAATATTCAAAAGCCAAGGAAAAAGCAAAGAAAGAAGCAGAAGAGAAAGAGAAACACAGTCGCGTTAAAAAGAGTGTAAACATTGATTATAGCAAAATTAAAGCAGTTGAACAGAATGATGGACTAGGGGATATTAGCGATCTTTTGGAAGACTTAATTTGATAGGAAGTGAAAATATGGAACTTGAATTAACTAATAGCCAGTCCGAAATGCTGGTAGTTGGATCATTTTATAAAGAGCCAACATTATATCTAACATATGGAACCTCAATTGTCCCAAAATATGATTTTTCGGACAAGGCATGTGAGTTTTTTTATCAGTTATTTTCTGATTATTATGTTTCATATTCTGAAGATTTTACCGAATTGAAAATTAATACGTTCTGTAGCATGTCTAAAGAGCGTTTTAAACAATATAGACAGTATGGCGGATATAAGACAATTAAAGAATTAATGGCAATGAGCGACCCTCATGATATTAAGAATTATCTTTCAATATTTAAAAAGTTTTCATTGCTAAGAGCTTTTAATGAGACTGGATATGATGTATCAAAAATCTTGGCAATTAAGAATTTCAATGCATTAACGCCAGATGATATTTGTAGAATTGTTCGTGGCCGAATTGATAAGGTAGCTAATAAAGTACAAGCAATTGATGAACCTGTTGTTCTTACAGAAAACGCAGTTTCATGTATTGACCAATTCCTATGCATGCCATCTATGGGTGTTGCTGGGCCATGGCCATATCTTCAGAAGTATTATAGAGGATTGCTTCCCGGAAACGTTTTGATGACAGGAGCTTTGAGCAATAGTGGTAAGGGCAGAAATCTCGTTTATCTTATTGCGTATCTAGTCCTTGTTCAAAAGCAAAAAATTCTATTGCTTGCAAACGAAATGTCGGCAGAGAGCATTAAATTGAATTTCTTAGTTACATGCATTAATTCTCCAGAGATTCAAGAGCTACATGGAATTAAAGATATTTATAAATCAGAAAGAGAAATTGCACTCGGATCATATAAAGATGATAACGGAAAGTACATCTATAGACAGATGGATGATAATGGCGTGTATACAGAAGATGAAGAGTCTTATAAAAAGAGAATTTATGAAACCTCTTCTGAATATCGTAAGGTGCAACGAATTATGCAATGGGTTGAATCTGAAAGTAGTGGCAAATTCTTGTTTAAGAATATCGGCTCTTGCTATGAAGATGAAGTGCTTGAAATGGAAATTAAAAAAGCCAATACAATTTACAAATGTGATGGTGTAGCATACGATACACTTAAATGTTCTGGGCTTGAGGACTTTGCCAAGTTAGCCGCAACTGCTACAAAAATTACAGAGTGGATTCATGAAACAAAAATGTATTGTATTTGCACCTTCCAGCTTACAGATTCGGCGCATGATATCCCTATTGAAAACTTAAATTCTCAGGAGATTGCAAGTTCAAAGAGAATGATGCATGTTACTGATCAAATGCAAATGTGGAAGCATTTATCAGCAGATGATAAGCAAAATTATGTCTATGTCTGTGAAGATGATACTTGGGGAGAGCCAATAGAACATGATTTAAGATATGATAAAAACTATGTTGGATTAAGAATTGTAAAGAACAGAGTTGGTTCTAAGAATGATTTGATCTGCTTTGAAGTAGATATGGACGGAAATGTTTGGAAAGAAATTGGTGTGCTTAAGAAGAAAATGTAAAGATTCATTGGATAAAATTTAATATTATGGCTTGACAAATTTAAAATTATATGGGACATCGGCTGCGATTATGATGGGTATAGTGATGCGAACAACCTAAAACAGCTTATTGATGAATTGGTCGATGCATCTATTCAGGCGAGAGAATGCTTGTATAAAGGAGAATTGTTTGCGAAAGAAATGATGATTGAACATATTAATAAAGAAAAATGCGCTAAATGTACATATCATGATGTTTTTTGGGATGGTTCAGGATGTAACTTGCTAAATAATATGGAGCATTGTAAGTTTGAACCAAAAGATCATCCAGATGGATCATTACTATTTGCAGGTTTGGAGGAGATTATAGATGCGTCTGATTGATGCTGACGAGACTCTAAGTAGTTTATCGAATGATCTGCCATACAAAGGCAGTGTCAGGCGAGTGTTGATGCAAGCGCCAACTGTAGATGGAGTGCATGCACATTGGATTCATCACCCGGACAATCTATTTCCGACAGAAAGTACAATGGAATGTTCACATTGTCATGAAGAGGAAACTGTTTTTATCTTAAATGATAATTATTGTCCAAATTGTGGAGCAAAGATGGATGAGGTTGAATAGTGAAAGTAAAAAACTATAAACTTAAGCATGTGCCAACTAAAGAGCGGCTTGTTAAAGCAAATTTTAGAGAAGGCGGAAGATGGATTAACTGTTTAAAATACTGCGTAGAACAATATAATGAGTTCATGGATAGTTTTGATTTTTTGTGTGAGGTGACAGATATGGAGGATAAAAAATATTGTCCACTATGCTATTGTCTTTCTGATGCTGCAACATCATCAAAAACGTTGATGTGTTCAGAGGAGAAGTGTATGTGGTGGCAAGATGGAGATTGTATTTGTAACACGGCAGTAAAATTACTTGGATTACTTGCGAATAGTAGAGCATATTTAAAAAGTGCCACTTGACAAACAAAAATTATTGTGATATAATCCAAGCATAGTTGAAAGAAGTCAATATGTGATTCAAAAAAACGAAAAAAGCTATTGACAAACAGAAAAACATATGGTATAATTCAAGCATAAGTCAAAAGACAATACAAAATTATTTGAAAAAGAAAGGACAAAAGAAAAAATGGCTATTCAGTATTATAGCAACCCCAACACGAAGGAAACGTTCGCTGTTCTAAGAGGAACTGAGCTTGATGCAATTAACAAGATTGATAAGTTTCTCAATGAGTTCGACTGTTATATGATTCGTGAGAAGTACATGATGCCCAAGCAGTTTAAGGTCAAGGTTAAGCTTGCGAAAGGCGATGTGTACGACGAGGAGAAGGGCAAGATGCTTGCAAAGGAAAAGCTTATGAAGAAGTATTATAGTGCTTTTGATAAGCGCATTGATATGTTTAGAGCAGATCTAATTGCACTAAACAGTCGTGTATTTGAAACTCCAGTAGAAATTCTTGAAAATACCCCTTGACAATATGAAATTATTGTGATATAATCCAGAATTTAGTCAAGAGAGAGCCAACTTGATTGATTGAGCCGCTTGAATACATAAAAAGAAAAAACCACAAGATGTACTTGACATATGACAAGTAATGTGGTAATATGTAAGCACGCTAGACAGTACAAAATTATAGTTAATAATCAAAAATTACTAAAGGAGATTATGAATTATGGCAACGAAGGAACAGATGACAGTCCACAAGGCGCTTGCAGAACTTAAGGTTATTGATTCACGTATCAATAATGCGATTCGTTCTGGTACGTTTGTGGTTGCAAATAAGCATTCTAATGATAAGATCCATGGAGTGACTATTAATGAGTTCAAGAACAGTATGAAGTCAGATTTCCAGAAGGTGTCTGATCTGATTGCAAGACGTAATGCAATCAAGAAGGCAGTTGTTGCATCTAATGCAGTAACGAAGGTTAAGGTTGGTGACACTGAATACACAGTTGCTACCGCAATTGAGATGAAGAACCATGGAATGGAGTTCAAGAACACATTTAAGAAGTGTCTTGAATCTCAGTATGCTGTAGCAAAGAATGAGCTTGATAAGAACAGTGGTGATCCTCTTGAGAAGAGAGCAGAGAATTATGTTCTTAGTGTCATTCAGGCACAGCCGAAGGATTCTAAGATGGCTGTTGATTCGGAAGCGATGAAGAATCTTCGTGCTCAGTACATCAAGGATAACACTTATGACATCATTGATCCTATTGGCGTCAAGGATTCCATTGAGCAGCTTGACAATGAGATTTCTAGTTTCATTACTGAAGTTGATGCGGCACTTTCGGTTAGTAACGCACTAACTGTGCTTGATATCGAGTATTAAGCAGCTAACTTGCTGCCATTCGAAAACCTAGAACGGACTTGCTTCGATGGTTTTGACTGATACATTGATGTGAAATAATAAAAAAATTGGTCTTCAACAATATTTTTACTAATTCTAATAATACAGTAAAAAAGATCTAATATATGGATTGACTTATAATCAAGATGTACATATATTTGCTAACTGTAAAGATTAAAGTTTAAATATCAATGTTCAGAGATCAATGCTCAAAGATTATTTTTTCGTCAAAGTTTAAGTCTTAAAGTTGTAAAGAGGGCTTTTAGATAATTGTTAATTAAAATTGTGTGCCCACAAAGTTTTACAAAATCCTTGAGCAATGGTTTGGTTTCAAGTTCAATGACCATGGGTTATCCACAAGGCTGAATGGTAGCAATACTTGTACGAAAATAGGCTAATGTGAAATAGACAGACTTTTGAGTACTAGCAGAGCTGGGCATCTCTGAAAACTGCCCATTGATATGGCGGAGTATCCGAATGGCACAGGAAATTGACTTAAAATCAATCGGCAATTAAGTTTGCTTGCGAGTTCAAATCTCGTCTCCGCTACCAACTCGCTAACGTTTCTTTTTGTATTTCTTTCATTCAGAGCACAACGAAGACAAGAAATACAGATAAAATGGTTTTATAATATGTCCAAGTAACTCAGCGCATAGAGTATGTGGCTACGAACCACAAAGTCGGGAGTTGGAATCTCCTCTTGGATGCCAACACATTAATGAATAATACTATTTAACAATTGAGATGATGCCAAATATGTACAGAAGAGAAAAGATTAAAGGGTATGAACGCTATGAAGTTGATACTAATGGCGTTGTATATAGTCAAAAGGGGAATCCTTTAAAATTTCACGTCAACCATAATGGATATTGTATGGTATGTCTGTGCGTGAATGGAGAAACGAAAGGATTTGGAATACATCAACTTGTAGCCAGACAGTTTATTGAAAACAACGACCCTTTGAATAAGACGCAAGTTAATCATAAAGATGGTAATAAACAGAATAACCATGTTGAGAATTTAGAATGGGCAACAGCGAAGGAAAATATGCGCCATTCTGTTGATACACTCGGAAATTATTTAGAAGACAAAAATGCCAATGCTCGTATTATTTATGGAGTTGATATAAAAACCAATAAGGTTAAATATAGATTCACAAGTTTGATTGGCGCAGCTAGGTTTTTTACTAATGATAAAAACAAAGAACGTTATATACAGACAATGTTATGGAAAGCTTTAAACAATTATGAAGCATCACGCTCATATAGAAAATGCTTATGGTTTTACGAAGACGATCGTCCATATAGCATAGGTGATAGTGTAAATATATTTGACAATTACGAACCAGATCGTGGATTTAGAAAGTTCTCAGATGACGATATTAAATGGATTCGTAAAAATTATATTCCATACGACGAAGAATTTGGAATGCGTAATTTGGCAAGAAAATTTGATGTTGATTCTGCCACTATAGCGAGTATTATTCATCATAAAACATACAAAGAAATATGTTAATTTATTTTCCTAAGCATGAAGCAAAACTGCTTCTAAATATGCGCCACTATCCCAACTGGCAGAGGAAATGCACTCAAAATGCATCAAGTTTCGATTCGAATTCGAAGTGGCGTACCACAGGTCTTTGTGGCAACTGTACGACCTATATAAACTGCTAAAGTTGCAACATATTGCTGACGGGAGGTAGGCATCTCAAGCGGCCTCATAAATCGTTTTAATCTGGTTCAATTCCAGAGTCAGCAACCAAATAAATATGGGCAGGTAGCGAATCGGCAAACGCGGCGGACTGTAAATCCGTTCCTTCGGGGTAGTGGGCTCGACACCCACTCTGCCCACCAAATGATGGTGAGTAGCGTACAATGTCAGATAAGTCTGTTATGGGTCATACGCGGCCTCGCTCGCTATCATTACCAAGGGACAAGTTGCTTAAACTGTTCGAACGAACCCTACAAATCGGCAGAAACGGTGACAGCTCGGAAAGACGGCAAATTAATATGCTCCGCTAGCTCAATTGGTCAGAGCACCCGACTTCGCTGCATGGTGTAATAGCAACACTGCTTAACCGCGGATTAAGAGATGTAAGGGCAGGACTTACTGCAGCGGCCAATAATCGGGAGGTTCCAAGTTCGATGCTTGGGCGGAGCACCAAATATTATCGTATAGCTTAATGGGAAAGCGCCCTCACTATCAGAGGGAGATACTTGTTCGATTCAAGTTGCGTTAGACAATGTGGATGCTATGCACGTCGCGCGCCGCCACCAAACAAAGCATAGCTGGCGCTGTGGAAAGACACAGAGATCTGCAGGAGTCCCATAGTGGTCGATTGGAGCGGTTTTGTAAGCCGCCAGCTTTGCTCACGTCGGTTCGAATCCGACCTCCTGCTCCACATTGCTAGCTATCGCTGCTCGTAGTTAGTGAGTTGTTTTAGAAGCAGTAAACCCACGAGTATGGTGGACGGCGCACCAGTAGTCGTTAATGGCGAGATAAAGCTGGACTGGTACATTATATGCAAGTAAGGAAGAATTGGTCTTCTCTCATTTAACAAAGCTGAGATACAAAAAGATCGCTACTTTGGAAACGTTCGCTTTGGGGAAATGTGTGTTCGAATCACACTACTTGCTCCAGCGAGGTAACGTCACTTCCATCACGTAGCACAGCGGATAGCAAATAGTGAAAGAGATATGTGCACCTAGGCTCTTGTTTGAATTATTTGGTTATGATAAAGAAGGATTGGAAACCTCGCTTTATGAGAGCGTAACTCAGTTGGTAGAGTTTTATAGCGTGAAGGGATATGCTATTGAATACCCTTAGTCGCCAGTTCGAGTCTGGCCGCTCTCATTAAAATATATATTAAGAGGAATAGTTATGGCAATTAAAATAATTAGTAAAGGAAAAGATTTTGATAATCCTATATTTACTCAGCGATGCCCTAAATGCGATTGCGTATTTACCTATCAGAATGAAGATGCTCATAGAGAGCCTACTGGTAGATATTATAAAGATTTTGAAGAGTATTTTATTAAAATGGACGATTGCGACAGACAAGAAATTGCAGTATCTATTGAATGTCCTTGGTGCCATAAAAAGATTCATGTAAAAGATGAATATAAGAAGATAAAAACCCTTATTTGATATAACTTAGTATGGGTCTGTAATTCAATAGTAGAATATACGCCTTTTAAGCGTACTACGGACGGAGCGTAACCGCCCAGACCCACCATTTATTCTCTGTAATTTAGTCCACTTGACTCCGGTATAATCTTCTGCTCTGTTACCTGTTTATGCAGGTTAGATGAATAAAGGCAGAGCTATTTATGGCTGGCGGGAGGTTGGCATCTCAACTTGGCTCATAACCAAGCTCAATTCAGTTCGATTCTGAAGCTCAGCAACCAAATAGCGGATTAGTGTAATAGTAGCACGACAGACTTTGGATCTGTAGGTAGGGGAGCATAGCCTCTATCCGCTGCCATGTAAATATTAATTTTTAGGAGGAATATATTATGAACACAAGGACTGCACTACATTATGAGAATCGTATTGCGAAGCTAAAGGCCAAGGGTGAAGTTGTAAATGCAAACCTGATCAACAAAGCACAGAGGGAGCTTAACAAGCTGACACAGAAGTAAGAATATGCGGTAGTAGCTCAATGGTAGAGCATCAGATTTCCAATCTGATTGTTGCGAGATCGTGCCTCGTCTACCGCTCCATTGGCGTTGACCATTATTGGCAGCGACCAGAGGGGGCCTAGAGCTTTCTAGGCTCCCATTTTTTGTGCAATTTGCACAATTGACAAAACGAAAATATATGATATGATAACGATAGATTGAACAATACAAAATTATTGCGAGGTAAAAGAATGAATAAGATTAAAAAACTACTTATCATTATTAGTCTTATTATTTTAATTTTATTTTCAATTTCGATTAATGATGATAAGAACATGAACAGCAAACAACCTTTGAAAGAAATTCCCATAGAGTGTACGGAGACACCGGCACTAGAAGAAATGCCAGTCATGGATCCAGAGGATGAACTTATTACATATGAAGAAGTTGCAGAATTGGTTGCTGAAGATCAACCAGATATGTTTTCCGCACCACAGCCACAATATTCTGAAAGTGACTTAATGCTTTTAGCAAAAGTAATATATGCAGAGGCAGGAAGTGATTTCCTGTCAGATGAGTGGAAGATGTGTGTTGGCGAGGTTGTGTTAAATCGTGTTGCATCTCCTGAGTTTCCTAATACGATTACTGATGTTGTTTATCAGCCCGGACAATATCATGGGGCACGAAGTGGATATATTGCAAGTCTAATTCCGAGTGAACGATGCATTAATGTTGCAAAAAGGCTATTGAATGGAGAACGCATTATGGAGCCTTCGGTTGTTTTTCAAGCGAATTTTAAGCAGGGCAGTGGAGTTTATAAGGCGCTATATGATAGCCGTCTTGGGTGGACATATTTCTGTTATTCCACAAACATGAGTCTTTACGGAGGTGACTTTGGCAGAAAAGCTAAATGCACGAAATGGTGATCAAATTAGTAAAAATTTGATTGACTTTTGGTTCAATACATGTGGATATGATATTAACCATGAACCAACAGATGAAGATAAAAATGCCAAAAATAAAAATAATAATGAAGGAGAAAATGAAAATGGCTAACATTGTAACAGATCTTATTGAACAGGCAGAAGACATTAAGCGTAGAAAGTGGTGCTCTGATAAGGATTGTGCAAAGGGCAAAAAGTCTTGGTGCAAGCTGTGTCACACACTGAGAGCGGCGGCAGAGCAGCTTACTGTAGCAGACCAAAAATATGCCTATGTTTATAACGAGTTTAATAAGAAAATAGACGAAGAACGTAAAATTGCAGATGCCCTTAGAGAAGATATTGCAGATCTTGCACACGACCTACAGCTTGGACATGTTTGTGAAACCTGTAGTCGAAAGGGCAAGTGCCTCAAGGGGTCTACTGGATGGATGACAAACAAGCAGTGCGTTGATTGGGAATATAAGAATTTTGTTACTGATGTGGTGGACAAATTAAGTACTGATGTGGTGGGCAAAATAAGATGGATGAGCTAAAACCCTGCCCTTTTTGTGGGAGTAGTCCAAATATGCGAATTACTGGATATGGAGCAGTATACGTGAGATGTATCAACTGTGGAGTTGAAACACCTTATTATCAGAATGCCGAACTCGCAACAATGAAATGGAATATGAGGACTAAGTGTTGACAACACAAAATTATAGTGCTACAATACAGCTTAGAGACACTATAAAGCATTTTTTAGTACATATGGTTGGATTAACTAATACAAAATTATTAACAAATTAGATTTTAAGGAGGCAATGGATCAAAAATGGATTACAACAATCTAGATAAGCAGTCCTATGAAAAGGGCTATAGAGATGGTAGACAAGATGCAGCATATGAAATTATCACTAAGATTAGATATCTTAATTATAATATTATTGGCTCACTTGGATATGAAAATGTAGAAGATTATCCTGATTATTTGATTGTGTTTCTTGACGGCATTGCAAAGGAATATAATGTAGAAGAAGACGAGGTACATTAATTATGATTTACATAGATAACGCTGCCACATCTCCAATTTGTGAAGCCGCAAAGAATATTATCCTTGACAATCTTGATGAATATTATAATCCAAACAGTTCATATGAGGATGCTCGTGAAGTAAAGATTAAGGTCGAGGAAGCACGTGAAAAGATTGCGGCACTAATTGGAGCACAACCTGACGAGATTTACTTTACTTCTGGTGGATCTGAAGCAAATTCATGGGTTTTAAATCATGATTTTACACTAGCATCTAACATTGAGCATCATTCTATTAATCCAGACTATAAATTCAAGGTTGATTATAGAGGAATGGTTGATACAGAGAAATTTGAAAAAAGAGTGAATGAATTACAGAATAATTATTTCGGTATTAGTCCGGGTGTTGCCTCATGTATGATGGTAAATAATGAACTTGGAGTTATTGAGCCAATTAAAGAGCTAGCAAAGATCGCTCATGACAATCATATGTTGTTTCATACAGATGCAGTTCAGGCATTCCCTCATATGAAAATTAATGTAGAAGAGCTTGGCGTAGATATGCTGTCATGCTCTGCTCATAAGTTTGGTGGGGTTAAAGGATGCGGTTTCCTTTATATCAAAGATGGCATTAATATTCATCCTTTAATCAATGGTGGAAGTCAAGAAAGAGGAATCAGAGGTGGCACAACTAATGTCCTTGGCGTTTTGGCTATGGCTGCTGCGCTAGAAGATACGACAATCCATATGGATGAGAATAATGAAAAAATTGCACGTTTGTCCAAGAAGATTAAAGATAATTTATTGAATGTAAAAGGTGTCACAATTAATGGGGCAACAGATAAAAAGCAGCATTTAGATAGTATTTTGAACTTTAGAATTGATGGTGTGCACGGTTCAGATGTTGTTGCGATGGCTGACGAATTTGGGATTGCCATTAGTGCTGGTTCAGCTTGCAATGAAGGCAATGCCGTCCCATCTCATGTGCTAAAAGCAATTGGTTTGTCTGACGAAGAGGCACTAAGTAGCATTCGTGTATCTCTTGGAAGATACAATACGGAAGAAGAAATTGATTATGCTTGTGTAATCCTTCCAAAGGTCATTGAAAGATTGAGATCACTTAATTGATAGTACAAAATTATAGAAAGGATTTAATAAAATGATCATTAACGATAAAAGAGCGCTTGCATATATTGTAACCATTGACGAAATTAAGCCAATTGAGGGTTATGACAGAGTTGAGTATGCAAGAACTAATGGCTGGTGGGTCATTATAGGCAAAGCTGACAATTTGCAGGTTGGAGATAAGTGTGTGTATTTTGAAGTTGATAGTAAGGTCAATTCAGAAGACGAGAGGTTTGCTTTTCTAGAGAAGCGTAATTATAAGATTAAGATACAGCGTATGTGTAAGGTTATCTCACAGGGATTGCTTATGCCTCTAAGCGCTTTTCCAGAGCTTGGTGATGTGGATGTTAATACAGACGTAACAGACAAGCTTAAGGTTACATATGCAGTTGAGGAAGATAATGCTCGTAAGGGCAAGGCAGATCCTAATGCGAAATATCGTTCTATGACTGCTAGACATCAAAAGATTTTTAAGAAGAAGTGGGCACGTTGGATGATGCGTCATGAATGGGGACGTAAGATTATGTTTTTCTTCTTTGGTAAGAAGAAGGATAATCCTAGAACTTTCCCAACTCACTTCCCATTTGTACACAAGACTGATGAGGAGCGTTGTGAAAATCTTGTAAATGTCGTGCTTGGATATGAGCGACCTCTAATTGTTACTGAAAAATTAGATGGGACGAGTTCTACTTATATCCTTGAGAGAAAAAAGAAGAATAGGTATGAATTTTATGTATTATCTCGTAATGTACGGCAGGCGGATGAAAAGCAGGAATGTTATCATGACCACAATATTTACTGGGATATGGCATTTAAGTATGACATTGAAGCACATCTGAGAGAGTATCTTGAGCAGAATCCTGATTGCCCGTATGTATGTATTCAGGGTGAGTCTGTCGGCTCTGTTCAGGGTAATCCTCTACAACTTGCCGAAGACGATTTCTACTGCTTTAATTTTATTGATGGTCGTGTTGGTCGTGTAGATTCTGTAACTGGAAAGGATATTGTAGCAGCATGGAATATTAAATGGGTTCCTATCCTCGATACTAATTATATGATGCCTGATGACATGGATGAATTTAAGAAATTCGCAACTGCTAAAAGTGTAGTTAATCCCAATGTACTAAGGGAAGGAATTGTTCTACGAGATCCTACAAATGATTTTAGTTTCAAGAATGTTAGTAGAGAATATCTGCTAAAACATAATGAATAAGTGGTCTTGCATATGTCTAAATTTAAAGGAGTTTTCTAATATAGAAGAAATTAATGAGCAAGGATTGATTTTATGAACTATCATTCAGATAAATACATAATGGACGGTGTTCGAGAGCATTATAACGAAGCTCTCGAATACTTTCCAGAGGATAGAATTGTGGGGATCTTCTATCAAGGTAGTGGTAATTATGGCTTGGATACGCCCACGTCGGACATCGACACTAAACTTATTATTACTCCAATATTTGAAGATATTGCAATGAACCGCCAACCTATTAGCACTACACATATAAGAGCAGACGACTCACATACTGACTGGAAGGATATCCGTCTTATGTTACAAACGTTTCGTAAGTGCAACCTTAATTTTTTGGAGATCTTATTTTCTCCATACTGCATTATAAATCCTTTATATGCAGAAGAGTGGAACAGGTTAATTGAAAATAATGAATTGATTGCAAATTATGACCCTTGCAAAGCTATTAAAACTATGTGTGGGTTGGCTCGTAGAAAATATGAGCAAATGGAGCATGAATCGCCTTCACACCACAGTGATATTGAGAAATTTGGTTACTCGCCAAAAGAATTTCATCATTTACTGCGTATAGAAGAGTATGTTGAAAGATATATTAATGGCATTTCTTATCAAGATTGTTTGATTTCTGAAAAGGCGGACTATCTTATCAGTGTTAAGCGTGGATGTTATGCATTGGGTGATGCTAGATTGATTGCAAAAGCAGCAATTGACCATATTGAGAGAATGTGCAATAAATTCTTGGAAGGCGAATGGCCTATTAATAAAGATATTGACACATTATTAAATAGCGTACAGTACGAGATTATGAAGATTGCAATTAAGAAAGAGATTAGTGATTAAATGATTATCCTTCGTCAAGATTTAATTCAGAAAGAGCTTTATGGGACGTGCCAAGATGGGCTTACATATCGGGAATTAAAGCCTAGCAACAGATTTATTAATAAACTTTTCAATCATTACTATGTTGTCGAGCACACGGAGCGCTTTTATGATTCTGTGTCGCGCGGGATTGAGTTTAATAACTGGATAGAAGTTTATTCTAATGGCGTTTGGGGAATGTCACAGAAAGATGTTGATAAAATTAGTAAGGAACATCTTAAGAACATCAAAAGATGTGGCGTTAGTTATAATGGTAGACTTTATATTGCAGAAAAAGAAGATTCAATTTTCATTTACTACTATGGAAGGGATTTTGCGCTAGTAGATTATTTGTGGATTTTTAAGAGGAAAGAAAGAGATCGGTGATGAAATGGCTAAATTTTTTATGATGATTGGTTTGGTTGGCAGCGGCAAGAGTGAACAAGCCAAAAAACTTGCAGCAAAATATGATGCAGAAATTTTTTCTAGTGACGCACTTCGAGAGGAAATGTTCGGAGATGTAAACCATCAGACAAACAATGATGTTTTATTTAAAGAGCTCCACAAGCGTATTCGAGGATGCCTTACTTATGGAAAAAGCGCCATTTATGACGCTTGTAATATCAGTTATAAGCGTCGCATGGAGTTTCTTAAGTCTCTCAACAAAATTCCTTGTGAAAAAATTGCAGTCCTTATGGCAACACCTTATGAGGTATGTCTTGAGCGCAACGCACAGCGTGAGCGTAAGGTTCCAGAGTATGTAATTAAGCGTATGTATATGAATTTTAATGTGCCTTTTTGGTACGAGGGTTGGGATGATATTGATATTGTTTATTCTGAAGGTGCAGAAGGAAGTTATGGAAGCGTATGTGACTGGGTTGAATCTGTTATGAATTATGACCAACATAATAGCCATCATACATTAACTCTTGGAGAACATTGTGTGAAAGCATTTATGTATGTCTATGGGACTCCTGTGAATTTTTGGGAAATTACATCTGCTGCTTTAATTCATGATTGTGGTAAACCTAAGTGTGCAACATATATTAATAGTAAGGGCGAACAGACCAATGAATGCCATTATTACAATCATCAATTTTGTGGGTCATTCGATAGCTTGTTTTTTAGCGGCATAGATAGACATTTATATGTAGCACAGCTTATTCAGTGGCATATGCGGCCTTATCTCGCATGGGAGCAATCTGACAAAGCTATGCAGAAAGATAGGAAACTTCTTGGTGAGCCTTTATTTAACGATATTTGTTTATTACATGCTGCCGATGTATCAGCGCATTGATAAAATATGCAATTAACCTCTTGACAATACAAAATTATTGACATATAATGTCCATATAGAAAGGAGAGTGAATACTTGTGGATGTACAATCTTTAAAAGAATACATATTAGACAATGAAAAATTGCCAGAGATTCTTCAGGAGATTGGATGCCATAGTATTCACGATCATGGTGGATATATTACATGCGGGAATAAAACTGGAGATAACAAATCAGCAATTGTTATTTATTTAAATGAAAATTTAACTGTTGTAAATTATACTCGTACAATGACGAGTAGTAAAAGAACAACAGATATCTTTGATTTGATTTGTTATAACGAAGACTATTCTTTTCCTGAAGCTCTTAAGTTCTGTTGCAATTTATTTGGGCTAGATTATTATCAAGAGCCAGAAGAAGTTCCAGAATCTCTTCAAATCCTTAAAATGTTACAGCAAATGGCGACAGAAGAAGATGACTTTGATGACACTCCGCTAAAGCCTATTCCAGAAAAAATTCTATCTTATTATCTCCCTTACGGCAATAAACTATGGGAGGATGATGGGATTAGTCTAAGCACTCAAAAGCTATTTGAAGTTTCTTTTGATCCGATGACAAACTCAATTGCAATTCCAATTAGAGATGAAATTGGGACATTGGTTGGGATTAAAGCAAGAAGAATGGAATATGACCCGGACAGTGGAATGTCTAAATATTTTTTTCTCGAACCATGTGCAAAGTCAAGAATCTTGTATGGTCTATTTCAAAATATAAAATTAATTCAACATACAGGGACAGTATGGATCGGTGAAAGTGAAAAATTTGTGCAGCAATTGTACGATATGGGGTATTATGGTGTAAGTACTGGTGGAACAAAGATTTCAAAAACTCAAGTTGAGATGCTAACAAGATTAAATGCCAAGATTGTTTTTTGTTATGATGAAGATGTCGATGAAGAACAATTAAAAAACATTTCAAATATGTTCTTAAATGGGGTTCCAGTATATGCGATTATTGATAAAGATCATATTCTTGACAATAAAGAATCTCCTAGCGACAATCCCGAAAAATTTAAATATCTAATTAAAAATAATATATATAGTTTGCGTGAGGATAATGACGAATAAACAGAGAAAATTTTTTAAACATGCAAAAGCTGCGTCTGAAATGAGCAGTTTTCCAAGAGTACATATTGGTGCAATTGTCACATGTGGCAATAAAGTTGTAGGTGTCGGCTTCAATAGCAGAAAGAGTTCACCGATTCAAAAGAAATATAATAAGTATAGAAATTTTGATTGTTCTGCCACAAATACAGAGCCCCTTCATTTGACACATGCAGAAGTGGCCGCACTCGGGCAGTTGAAATATATGGACATTGATGTTAGCAAATGTGAAGTATGGACATATAGAGAGAATCTAAATCATGAGCTTTCACCATCTCGTCCATGCGCTGCATGCATGAATTATCTCAAAGACCTTGGTATTAAAAAAATACATTATACAACTGATGGCGGATACGCCGACGAAGAAATTGTGATTAAGGAGAGTTAAAAGTGTATAAAAGAAATTGTGTTGAAGTTAGTGAGGATCTCTGTAAAAAATGTTTTATTAAGATCGCTAAGCCGAGCAAGAAAGAGATTAAGCATATTGTACTAACAGACTATAATGCGACATGTGACAATTGCGGGCGAAAGGGGCCAATTGTTGATTATATTAATGATGAAGATTATTAATCATTTTTGTATTTAAAATGAGGATAAAAATAGTAGACGAATACTCTTATAAAAATAAGATGGAGGACAATGATGACAGACAAAATTAAGATTGCAGTATTTAAAAAGCTACTAGACGAATTTGAAACAGATGAAATGCGTTTATATTGTGAAGATATGATTAAGCAAATTCCTGATTACATCTTTGAAATGCCTAGTAGTACGACAGGGAAATATCATAATAAAACGCAATGTCTCCCTCATGGGCAAATTTATCACATTATTATGTTTGGAGCAATTCTTAATTATAGACTTAGTTTAAAGTGCAATCAAGAAAAATTTAAGTTTCCAGAACAAAGAGATGCTATGAGATGCGTTCCAATCTTCCATGATGCGTTAAAGTGCGGTTGGGATGGTGGCGCTTATACAGTTCATGAGCATCCTATTCTTGCGGCAGAATGGGTTAAAACGGCAAAAGTAAAACATGATATTAGTAAGAAAATTAAAGAAGCTATTGCAGATATGTGTGCTGCACACAGTGGGCAATGGACAACATCAAATAAGAGTAAAACAGTTCTTCCAGAGCCAAGCAATGCCATGGAAGTTGTAATTCATGAATGTGATTATCTAAGTAGTCGTGTGGATATTGATATGGCTATTCCTAAATATTTGAATGATATTTTTGTTGATGAACCAGTAAAGTTTGATCCAGATTATGTCCTATCTTTTGGAAAGTATTCTGGAAGAAAACTTGTAGACGTATATAAAAAGCATCCAGATTATGTGGATTGGATGGAAGAAAATATTTATCGAAAAGATGTGCTAAATCAAATTAAAGTAATGAAGGAGAACCTAAAGAAAAATGAAGATTGAGATCCTTGCTGGTGGTAATATTGAAAAAGCATTTAAAGAACTTAATGTAGCATTTGCTACAAAATATTCCGGTGATCAATATAAAGTATGTGAAATTGATAAGAAAGACATGAAACACATGGAAGATTATGAAGGAGAATGGCCTGACGATTGGGGCTGGTGGAGCTTTACTAAAGGATCAAACATGGGAACTCCTTATAATTTTATTAAGATTAATGGTCGTGATATTATTTGTTGGGAGGGCGATGGTCATTGCAACGATGAATATAATACTCTTCTAGACTATATGAATAAAGCAATTGGGGCGTCACAGCCAAGAAATGTATGTGCTCTGGCGGTTGATCTTGCTCGTGCGAATGGCATTTCTATGTCAGAATTGTTTAAAATCTATCAAAGATAATGTATTTGATGGAAGAATAAAACAGTATATCAATAAAAATATGGCTCCTAGGCAACTGGGAGCCTTTTTGCTACTTGACAGTACGAAATTATTGTGATATAGTGGTGTCACAAAGAAAGGGTGTATGCATTTGAAATATAAATTAACAGGCAATAATGACACTACAAATATTTTAAAAACAGTATTAAATAATAGAGGGATTGAAGATTATAATAAATACCTAGAGTTGGAGGACAATTGCTCCGACGATTGGCATAATTTAAATAATGTAGATGATGCAGTGACATATTTCAATTACCACCTCTCTAATCATCACTCTATTGCAATCTTACAGGACACAGATCCAGATGGAGTATGTAGTTCGACAATTATGTATCAATATATTAAACTAATGGATGCAGACTATCCAGTATCAATTGTTGTGCATAAGCAGAACAAGTCACACGGCCTAGCATTTTGGGACTTTGATATTCCAGACAACACAAAATTATTGATTATTCCCGATGCAGGAAGTAATGATGTGGATGAATGTAAAAAGTTAATCAACGATGGTATTGGAGTAATTGTTCTTGATCACCATCAGGTGTCAACAGACAAATTAAATCCTGCTGTTGTAGTAAATAACCAAACATCTAATGAGTATCCAAATAAGGAAGCATGTGGCGCTCATGTTACATATAATTTTCTGCAAGCATTAGATGATTATTATTGGAATGATTTTTGTGAAGAGTATTTTACTGATCTAGTAGCATTAGCAGACATTTCAGATGTAATGTCAATGAAATCATTCAATACTCGTGCGATGGTTAATTATGGGATAGATAATATCAACAATAAAATGTTTAAAGAGATTCTTAATGCTCAGGAATTTTCTACAAAAGGTGTCGTGTCTCCATTTACAATTGCATTCTACGTTACTCCTTTGATTAATGCATTTTTAAGAAGTGCAACTTATGAAGAACGTCAAATTCTTGCAAGAGCTTTTTATGAGGACGAATCTGAATTTTTTGAATATACAAAACGTGGTGATGATTTTTCGACAGTAGAAAATATCTATCAGCATTGTGTTAGACTTATGAAATCCTATAAGGGCAAACAAGACCGCGCTAGAGACAAAGCATATAAAACATTTATAAGTCAAAATAGTGATTCAGATGATAAAATAGCAATTATTGATGCGACTGGAGTGCTAGATTCTGCATATACAGGGCTTGTGGCGATCAAGCTCTCAGAAGCGCTTAATAAGCCTGTACTCCTTGTGAGAAAAGTGGATGATGGATTCACTGGTAGTGGTAGATCATTTGATTATTGCCCAATTGAAGACTTTAGAGCGATAACAGAATCATGCCCTGAAACAGTATTTGCACAAGGACATCCTAGTGCCTATGGCGTTGAATTAAAGGATATTAATAAGGCACGAGAATGGTTTAATGAAAATCTTAAAGACGTATCTTTTGAAAAAATATATGTAGTAGATTTCATTGTTGATGCAGAAGATGTATCAATTTCGTGGTGCCAAGAACTTGATAAATATAAATCAACTTTTGCACATGGAGTAGACGAACCATTGTGGTTGATTAAAGATTTATATATATCTAATGATAATGCTAAAATTGTCGGCAAGAACGATGATACAATTCAAATTTATGACGAGGACACGAATATCAAATATGTTATGTTCAAATGCGATGAATCAAATGAAGTGTTTGATTGGATGAATAATAATTTTGCAGGAGAAGAGACATATATTAATGTAATTGGCACATTGGGTATTAACGTATATAATGGACAAGTTTCTCCACAAGTATTAATTAAAGAATGTGAGATTAGAAAGGATTAATCGCAATGGGATGGAATAGTACAAAAGATAAACTCCCTCCAGACATGGTAAATGTTCTTGGCTATACAGATGCAGATAAATTTAAAGTCGTATCCATTAAGAATGGAGTTTGGAACACTTATATGAATGTACTTTATTGGATGTGGCTTCCTGATAAACCAGATATTAAGTCAGAAGAGCCAACAAAAAGACGTGGCAGAAAGAAGGCGACAGATAAAACATGACAAAAGTTGAGCAATATAAATGTGATTATTGTGGAGAAGTTTTCAATGATTATGACAAGTGCCTTGCACATGAATATGAGCATCAGAATGACGATGTGTCTAGAGCAAAATATTTAATCAAATATAATCTAAGAAAAAATCTTTGTGACTATTGTGAGCATAGTTACTTTGTATATGGGTGCGAGATTGATTGCCAGTTTAAGAAAAACTGCAATTACAAAAACAATTATGAATTATTTGCGCCAGTGAAACCATTCCATGACAAAAGTATTCAAGGTTATTAAGAAAGGATAATGCAATGAGTTATTGGGATTATGAAGAACCTATGTGGGAGCCGTCTGAAGCAGATGAATTATTTGATGAAATAAAATCAAAGCTTATTGATGCAGCTAAAGACTCTTTGAAGAGTGACATGGAATCGCTTAAAAGACGCAATGAGTATCTTGAGAAGCGCAATAAAGAGCTTGAAGACAAATCACTAGAAGTATCAAGAAAAGAAAGTGATCTGGAATATAAATCACGCAATCTTCGTAGAGAAGTAGAAAAAGAATTTTATAAGACTGCTATTGACGATATCTTTAAGGATGCGCTTGAAAAATCTCAGCTTTGGATTGCATATAATAAACCACATGAAAAGCCTAAGTGCGACAAATGCGACGAAAATAGGAAGTGGGTTTTGACTTGGCCTGATGGGACAACCACGAGCAAGAGTTGCACATGTTCACAGCCAGATTATTGGTATGAACCGGAAGAGACATGGATTGAGTCATTGAGATATAGAGTTAATGACGCAAATTATCCATCGGAAAGATATTATCGTCTCGATAAAAGCTATCAATGTACTGGCGACAGCAGATGGAGTGATTATTCTTATAAAGATTTTGGGATCCAGTTTGTATATGATAAGTTCTGTAATGATGTTATTGAGAAGCGAGAGCAACTCACATATGGTAAAGATATTGGATTTACATCAAAAGAAGAATGTCAAAAGTATTGTGATTGGTTGAATAAAAGGAGAACAAGTAATGAATAGTAATGTAATTATTGATAGCCATATTACCCCCACTGACGTAAAGATTTATGTTGAAAATGGCACTCCTTATCTTGATTATACAGGGATATGCTATGCGAGTAATGGTGACAAAATTAAAGTTCATTTCCCAAAAATTGATCTTACACTTACTAATATAACACAAGAAAAAGATGAAGAGTGGAAGTATCAGTGGGGCTCAAGAAAAATACTTACAAAATTTAATGTTTGCGCGTCAAATGACAAATGGGCTACATTTGAAGTTGTTGAACGAGAAGTGTCAAAGAAACAGCTCGAAAAGGAGCTGGGGTATAAGTTGAATATTAAGGAGTAATTTATGGCAACTTATCCTCTTACAATACGTCCGAGATGCGACACAGAAAATGAATGGATTAAATATAATCCTATATTAAAATACAGAGAGTTTATAGTTTCTGTTGATAAAAATGGGGCAAGATATAAAATTGGAGATGGAGAATATGTATATAAAGGATACGCGGTTTGTGAAGATTGCCATAATAACGGCAAGTAAAAATAGAATTTATGGAGAAAAATTTGTATGAATTATGAATTTCATGTAGGAGATTATGTTGAAACAAATGATGGCACCATTGGTTATATCAGTTCTGTACGTGCCACTGGTGATGTATTGTGGATGTGTACTAGCGATGGTCATGGTTATCATGCAGGTCAAGAATATGGGATTATGCATAATGTTGATTTTCCTTATCTCTATAACCGTATTGGCCAGTATACTTTTACATACCAAGACAAAAAGCTTAAAAAGTTGACAAGTTATGGTTGGAATATGGGCGTATCTGGCGACGATCTTATTTCAAAAATCAACGAGCTTGTAGATGCTGTAAATGAATTGAGGGAGAAAAATGACAGGAAAGAAAAATAAGTTTAATAGATATGCATTTATATACTGGCGAATACGCGAAAAACATCCTAATTGGAGTCATGGACAGATTAAATATTGTACTATATATGCTTGGAGAAGAGCACAACATGACAAGAAGTGAATATGATCTGCTTCATAAACTGTTGCACAAATTGCAGACAGAGACTCCTTGTCATAATAGATCTTGTAAATACTGTAAATAAATGGAGGAATAAATAATGGGTATTTATTATTTTGCAAGACCTAATCAGATGATTGGGCATAAGTTTACTGATGATGTTGCAGTTGTATATGCAATGAGCAAGGGATCTGCAATTAAGAAGTTCTCTGTATTATATAAAGATGTGCAGGATAATGAAGTCAAGAAGATTAGTTTCTGGAATAGAGCCATAGTCTTAACAGACTACTAAAATAAACAAAAAAATAAGCTAGGAGATAAAATATGGGATCAGTATGCAGAAATTGTGATTTAGGATTAAAGCGTTCAGAATGTACTGATAAAGAACATACTGAATGTGAATGTCGTAAATGGATGATTAAAGAAATAAATCAAACTACTTTATTAGGTTTTATGCACCTTTTAGATGAAGTTCTTGAAACAGTTTCTGAGAACAAAAATGATTTACGAAATAATAAAGCTAGAATGATCGAATTTCTGAGTAGAGGGATGATTGAGTGATTCCCATCACAATACAAAATTATTTGAATTGGAGGTTTAATAAATAATGTAAAAGGTACGAAAAAAATTATTTATAGAAAGTTATGGGGAAATTTATTGATATGACTGGTTGGGTCATGAAGGAACACGGAGTTGATGATAGCCGCGTTACTGTTATAAAAAGAATTAATGACTATGTTGGATCTACTGGAATTCATGAGCCACAATGGGAGTGCCTATGCGAATGTGGAAATATTTTTACAGCAACATCAAAAAGCTTAAGAAAAGGTACTACAAGAAGCTGTGGATGTCTGTTAAAAGAATCTATACATGATAGAAGATTTAACGATTTGACTGGCCAAAAATTTGGGAGACTAACAGTTCTATACAGAGCAGAAGATTATATAGATAAAAATGGACGAAATAAAATAATGTGGCATTGTCGGTGTGAGTGCGGAAACGAAAAGGATATCCGTGGATCAAATTTAACATTTGGTAGCACAAAAAGTTGTGGATGCCTTTCAAAAGAAGGTACTCCACGAATTGATAAATCTTTAAGACAGTATGATAAAAACGACAATGTAATTGGGAAGGTGTGTTCTTATTGCAAAAGAATGTTGCCCATAGACAATTACTATAAAAGTTCTATTAATGCGGATGGATATGATGGGGTATGCAAATATTGCACTTCTCATTCTCCACGCGGGAGGTATCAAGTATACAGGCAAGCAGCTAAAATTCGTAATTTAGATTTTAAATTAACATTGGATGAATTTGATGAAATTACAAAGCAGCCTTGTCAATATTGTGGAGAATATAATAATGCCTATTTTGGTGAACAGTATTCTGGTATAGATAGAGTAAATTCTTCTATTGGATATATAGAGGGGAATATTGTTCCATGTTGCACAATGTGTAATAGAATGAAATTAGATTATGCGACATCTGATTGGTTTGCAAAAATGTATCAAATTTTAAAACATATAGATTACGAGGGGACTATAAATGCAACAAATTGAAAGAATAAAAGAGCTAATTGAAATACTAAACACCGCATCAAAAGCATATTACAATTCTGGTGAATCTATTATGTCGGATAAAGAATTCGATTTGCTATTTGAAGAATTAAAAAATCTTGAACAGCAAACTGAATTTGTTTTATCTAACAGCCCAACACAAACAGTTGGAGCAGAAGTAAAAACAGAGTCAACAAAAGTTAAGCACGAGCGTCCTATGCTTAGTTTAGACAAGTGCCACTCTGTGCAAGAGCTTATTGATTTTGCCGAAAATGATAATTGTTATTTAAGTGTTAAGTGCGACGGATTAACTACTCGATTAATTTATGAAAATGGAAATCTTGTTGGTGCAGAAACTAGAGGTAATGGAGAGATTGGGCAAGACGTACTTTTTCATGTAATGGAATATATAAATGTCCCTACCCACATTCCAATTACAAAAAAATATGTAATTGATGGTGAAAGTGTAATTTTTTATTCTGACTTCGAAGTGATTAATAATAATCTTCCAGAGGATGAACGCTTTGCAAATCCTCGTAATTTGGCATCTGGTACGCTTTCAAATTTAGATGCGAATATTACAAAGAAGCGACATATGAGATTTATTGCTTGGCGTGTAATTGAAGGAGATGATGACAATAGTCATTTTGGGAGACTAAAAAATGCAGAAAAACTTGGTTTTACTATTGCTCCAATATGTACATATACAAACAAATCCAATGACACAGATTGTCTAGAGAATATGTTACATAATTTAAGAAAACAGTCCAATAATATGGGTCTTCCCATGGATGGAGTTGTTATGGCCAAGGATTCTCATTCTAAAGCAGAGTCTATGGGGAGAACGTCAAAATTCTTCAGACATTCAATTGCCTATAAGTTTGAAGACGAAGAATATAAAACCAAACTAACTGGGGTTGAATTTACGATTGGTAAGACTGGATGTTTAACACCAACTGCAACTTTTATACCAACGGTCATTGACGGAGCAACAGTCGAAAGAGCATCTCTTGCAAATTTATCAATTATTAAAAAGCTTGGATTAACAAATAACTGTACTGTCTTTGTTCGAAAAGCAAATTGCATTATCCCACAAATAACAAAAGCATTATCTGATGGCGATGGAGAAATTGAGATACCGTCCATTTGCCCAATTTGTCATGGGAAAACCTCGATAATTAAAGAAAATGAATCTGAGATATTAGTATGTACCAATCCAAATTGCTCTGGGAAACTGCTTGGAAAAATGAAATTTTTTGTATCAAAATCAGGGGCTAACATTGATGGCCTCAGTGAAGCAACATTAGGTTTTCTAATTCGTCGTGGATGGATAAAAACTTTCAAAGACATCTATCATCTAAGTAAGTTTAAAAATGAATGGGAAAAATGTGACGGATTTGGAAAGAAGTCAGTTGAAAAAATTCTTAGTTCAATAGAGAACAGTAGGAATATTGATTTAGCACATTTCATTGCTGCTTTATCAATCCCTAACATTGGCTCTTCTGCTGCAAAAGCTATTAGTAAGCAATTTAATGGAGACCATTATGATTTTGTACAGGCATTAGATAATGGATATGATTTTTCGCAGATTGATGATTTCGGAGAAATTACAAATAAGTCAATTCATGATTGGTGGGATAGCAAAGATCCAATGATTGAATTGCTTCCTGTTGAGATGAACTTTGTCGTTGAAAATGATGTTAGTTCTAGTTCAAGTCTTAATGGTAAAAGTTTCTGCATTACCGGAAGTCTTACACATTATGCCAATAGAGATGCACTTGTTAAAGCCATTGAAGACAATGGCGGCAAATATGTGTCTGGAGTGAACAAGAAGACTGATTATCTTATTAATAATGATACTACAAGCACCAGCGGCAAGAACAAGAAGGCTATTGAATTAAATATTCCAATTATTAGCGAGGACGATTTTCTTAAAATGCTATTAGAATAAAATTTAGGGGAGAACTTATCTCCCCATTTTTTATACATCTAACTACTTGACAAATCAAAATTTTGTGATATTATATGTATAGTTGAACAATACAAAATTATAGTTATGGAGTTGATGCATGATATGATTGAATATAATAATTGCTGCGTCGCATGTGGTGAAATTATTCCTGAAGGAAGACAGGTTTGCTCACAATGTGAAAAGAAGTATGACAAAGAAGATGAGAAACGTGAAGCGCCACCTATCACAAATTGCAAGAAGGACGGCTTTGTTTATAAATTTAAACAATTTTTTATATTTTGTCTATAAATTGAAACAATATTTTATTAAGGAGTGATTTTTAATGAATACGAATGCACAGAATGCCACACTAATGATTACTACTGTAGGCGATGAATCCGAAGGCTATCATCTGACATATGTACCGCTACATATTGATAGTGACACCCTAGAATATATCCTTAACCATGGTCTAAGTAACAACATGGAAGCAGTAACTTTTGATATTGATTGTGATCATGAAACATATTGGAATGATATGTGGAATCAGCTAAAGGGAGAGACTGATAATGCATAAACTTTACTTTTATAATAGTTATGGAAATGGTCGTGAAATTGCAACACTTGAAGGCAATATGACCGACGAAGAAGTCTACGATGCGGCTTTTAATGAAATTAAGAAGTTCTGTGATGATCGCAATTTTACAGTTTATTATTTGAGACTGTGGAATACTAATGAAGATACCATTATTGATGTTGGTAGTCACACTGAGTTTTTCCACATCAATCCTAAAATTGACATCACTGGATGATGTGCAACACAAAATTATAGAAAGGAGGAATGTTTAATTGGAACTCACAAAAGGGCAACAAGATGGCCTTGAGATTGCTTGTAGACGATACAAAGAAAAGGCCCCATATACTGTTATTGCTGGATATGCTGGAACAGGAAAAACTACTTTAGTTCATTTTATTATTCAAGAACTAGGATTGCATGAAAATCAAGTTGTTTTTGTGGCATACACTGGTAAAGCTGCTCTTGTGCTTAAACAAAAGGGGAACAAGAATGCAATGACTGCACATAAGTTGCTTTATCATTCTGAAGAGTTACCAGATGGCACATATAGACACACTCCTAGAGTAAAATTAGAAAAGCAATATAATCTTATTGTAGTTGACGAAGCAAGCATGTTGCCGCAAGAAATGGTCGATTTGCTGTTATCTCATCATGTACATACCATATTCATTGGGGATCCAATGCAATTGCCGCCAATTGATAGTGAACAAACTATTTTAGATCATCCACACGTATTCCTTGATGAGATTGTGCGGCAAGCACTTGAAAATCCTATCATTAAACTGTCAATGGACATTCGAAATGGTAATAAACTTACATATAGCAATGATGATAAAAGATGTAGGATTATCCCTAGAGAAAAAGCATCAGATAAATTGTTGCTTGGTGCAGACCAGATTCTATGTGGCAAGAATAAAACTCGTCATGAATTAAATGACTATATGCGTAGATTAATTCTTGGAGATAAATATACCAATGAACCAGTAAATGGCGATAAAGTTATTTGTCTTAAAAATCATTGGAATCAGATCAATAGCATTGGTAATGAGCTTGTCAATGGGACAATTGGAGAATTACATAATATTTCTATGAAAGAGATTCCTTCTTATGGTCAAGTCATTTATGCTAATTTTATTTCAGATGATGGTGGAATCTATAGAAATTTAATGATTGATTATAATCTGATAGTCAATGGACAACCAACAATCAATTCAGAGAATTGGAAAAAGTTTTCTGGATATCCAAAACCATTTGAATTTGCTTTCAGTTATGTAATTACTGTTCACAAGTCTCAAGGATCTGAATTTAATAGAGTCGTAGTATTTGAAGAATGGCTTGGAAATTATGAATCACATAAAAGATGGTTATATACTGCTGCCACAAGAGCAAGCAATCAATTAGTAATCGTAAAATAGGAACTAAAAAATTGTTAAGAGAGGAGGATTTTTAAATATGTTTATTAATTTACATGTCCACAGTGCGATTGGTTCTCTTCTAGATTCAATTCTTACAGTAGAACAAGCTGTAAAATATGCAGCAGATAATGGTCAAAGTCATATTGCTCTAACAGACCATGGGACAATGCATGGATTTGTTGAACAGGTTAAACTATGCAAGAAATATGGAGTAAAACCGATTGTTGGTTGTGAAATTTATGAAGTTGACAATTATCTTGAAAAGAATGATTCAAAAGAATATACTCAGCCAAGATATCATTTAGTTCTTCTCGCATCAAAGCAGGTAGGGCTTCAGAATCTCTTTAAAATTGTTAGTGAAGCTGCAACAACAGGTATGTATAAAAAGCCACGCATATCTATCAATTGGATTAAAGAGCACAATCTTGGCGAAGGGATTATTTGTTTAACTGCATGTCAAGTTGGCCGTCTTAGTAGATATCTTGAAAATGAAATGTATGATGAAGCAGAAGAATTTGTAAATCTTTTAAAAGACACATTTGATTATGTTGCATGTGAAATTCAATCACATAAAACTGAACAGCAGTTAAAGTGCAATACATTAATTTATAAGTTTGCAAGACATATGAATATGCCATATGTTATTACTACTGATGCGCATATGTTAAGTGCAAATCAAATTGATACACATTCTATTTTTGTTTCTATTGGTGAAGGTCGAGAAACAGGAGAAACGTATGTTGGATGTCATTTGCAAAATGAGCAAGATGTTTTTCAGTATCTCGGAGATTGGATGCTTGAACGAGTAGTCCAACAGGGTATTGATGAGACAGCACATATTGCAAATATGATTGATGATGATATTGACTATGGTCTTGACCATGGGAATATTATGCCAACAATTAATGTTCCAGAAGAGTTTTCTTCTCATGAAGACTATCTTCATTATCTTGTCTTTGAAAAGTTTGATAACAAATTCGGATGGATGAACGAAGAAGATCAAAAGATAAGACGAGAAAGACTTGAAAAAGAATTACCTGTCATTAATGCACTCGATTACACAGATTATTTTATTATGCTTCATATGATTGCAGAGGCGGCAGATGCAAGACAACTACCAAGAGGATATAGTCGTGGCTCTGGTGCAAATTGTTTATGTTTATTTATGCTTGGTGTTACTCAGATAGATTCAATACGTTGGGATTTGGATTTTTCACGTTTTGCAAATCTTGGAAGAAAAGGTAGCCTTGCAGACTTCGATTGGGATATTAGTAAACGTAGACGAAAAGAAATCATAGAGATATCAGAGGAGCTTTTTGGAAAAGAAAATGTTGCGCCAATTGCTACTTTTAATACACTTGCTACAAAAGTGGCAATTCGTGATATTGGAAAAGTGCTTAATGAAAGACAAGATTCTCCATACTTTGGACAAATCCCTTATAGCCTTCGTGATGAAGTCACTAAAATGATTCCTACTGTTAAGACACTAAGTGACCTAGGTGAAGAAGTAGAAAAGGACGTATTACTTAAAGAGCTTGTTGGCAAAGACGAGAAACTAAATGAAGTTTATAAAAAGTTTCCATTATGGTTTAAATATGTAATGGAGCTAGAGGGACTTCCTAAGAGCAGAGGTCGTCACGCCGCAGGAACATTGATCACGCCACATCCTGTTATCAATTATTGTCCATTGTGCCTAGACAATGAGAAAAATCCTATGATTCAATTAGAGATGCATGCAGCAATGGATGATCTCGGATTGGTTAAAATGGACTATCTAGGACTAGAAACACTCGATATCATAGATGACGCATTAAAAATGGCGCATTTAACATGGGAAGATGTAGATATTAATCACCTTAACTTGGAAGAGCAAAGAGTTTATGATGAAATCTATAAGAGTGGAAATACTGTAGGAGTATTCCAATTTGAATCTGCTGAAGCAAAAAAGATGTGCATTGATGCACAAGCAGACAACATAGAAGACATTATTGCAATTAATGCAAGCAATCGTCCCGGAACAAAAAACAGTTTTCCTGATTATTGCAAAAACAAATTATATCCAGATGAAACAGTAGTTATACATCCAGATTTAAAAACTCTATTTTCAAAGACACATTCTATTCTTTTATATCAGGAAGATGCTCTGCATTTGCTTGCATATGCTGGATTCTCTGAGGAAGCACAAGACACTGGACGAAGAGCAATTGGCAAGAAGAAAAAAGATGTAATGGCGTCTTTATACACTCAATTTCATGAAGGATTAATTAAAAAACAATGGACAGAGCAACAGATTAAAGACATGTGGGCGTTACTTGCTAAACAAGCAGAGTATAGCTTTAACCGTGGGCATGCAGTTGCTTATTCATTATTAGCATATCTTACATCTTGGCTAAAAACATTTTATCCAGTTGAATTTCTTACAGCGGTTCTAACAGCGAAATCAGGCAATACAGCAAAATTAAGTGTAATCATTAATGAGTGTCATAGGCTTAATATTAAAGTTCTTCCACCAAAAATTAATGAATCAACACTTACATTTAAGGCTAAGCCAGAATCAAAAGAAATACTTTTTGGATTTGGAGCAGTAAAAGGCATTGGCGAATCAGTCATCACTAAAATTATTGAGAATCAACCATATAGCAGCTTTAATGATTATATATCAAAAATTTCAGATAAGTCTGCTACAATTGCTTTAATAAAAGCGGGAGCCTTCCCAACTTCTAATAAAATGAAGCTAATGAAAAGGTATGCGTCTTTATCATATGAGAGAAAAGAATATAGGCCAGTTCAATCATATGGGACGAAAGCAAAACTTTTGATTGAATGGGACATTAACGTAGATGATTATAAGATTGGCAAAAAAGTAGATAAAGAAACTGTATTGCAATTGTATAATGAGAAGCGCAAAGAAAAGTTTGATCAAGAGCAAGAGCAAAAATATAAAGCTTATATGGAAGACTTCAGACAAAAATATGCAAAAGATCCATTCCTATGGGAGTATGAAAGTCTATCAATGTTTTTGACAGATAACCCACTACAAGAAGGAGTAGATTTAATTAATTCAAACTGGGACGATGCTCCAAATGGAGAAAAAACAGTTGTATTATGTGTAATATCAGACATTAAACGTAAAAAAGATAAAAACAATAATCAATTTGCATATTTAGACTTAATTACTTCTGATAGAATTATTGAAGCAACTATTTGGAGTAAACAGTTAAAAGAATATTTCGGCCTCATTGCAAAGGGCAAGTGCCTTGCGATCCTCGGAAGAAAAGAAGATGATCATTTATTTGTTGAACGAGTAAAGCCATATACAGTATGGCTAGAAAAAATTAAACGAACAAAATCAGTCTATTGACAATACTAAATTATTGTGGTATAATTGGCACGTAATTAAAAGAAAGGAAGTGCGCATATGGACGAGAACAACAATTACGAACAGACTAATAGCATGGAGGAGCAGAGCCCTCCAGCGGCAGAAATGACAGACGATGCTCTTAAAGAAGTAATTAAAACGCAGCTAGAGAAGGTGCGAATGGCGGCTTTGCTCAATGGCTCGAAAGCAATCTGTGGCGTTGTACTTCAATACATTACAGAGTTTCAGAAGCAACCGGGCAAGAAGTCAGCAAATGATTATAAGAGATTGATTAAAAAAATTAGCAATTTCTGTGCGGTCAGTCTTAACAAGACTGTAGATGATGACGGCAATATCGTTGATGTAAAAAAGGAAGAAGAATAAGCAATACAAAATTATAGGAGGAAACTATGCATAAGTTTACTGTGGCTCTAGATTGTGATGAGGTGTTGAATAACCTCATCGAGAAAACACTTGAGCTTTATAACGCGCGACATAGCACTCAATTAGCATTGGATTCTTTTACTGAATATGATTTCTATAAATGCCTTCCATTTGAAGATGCAGAAGACTTAACTGCTATGTTCCTAAAAAAAGAGCTGTGGGACTCTCTGTCTCCTGCTCCAGATTCGCAATGGGGAGTGAAAAAACTTATTGATAGTGGGTATGACGTTTATGTGGCAACAGCAACGCATCATACTAATTTTAACTGGAAGATTGACTGGTTTATGAAAAACTTTCCGTTTATTGACGAGAAGCGCATCATTTGCATTCATAACAAGTCATTACTACATGTTGATGTCCTTGTAGATGATTGCGCAGAAAATCTAATCTCTACAAATCCTCTGGTTGATCGAGTGCTATTAGATAGACCTTGGAATCAGGGCATCCACGATGATGCTTATGGGATTTATAGAGTTCACAATTGGGAAGAGATTGTTGAACAGGTTGATGCCATTTATAAGGGCAATCAATATTAATGCATAATTTATTTTATATTTGAAAGGAGTTGTGCTTATGATAACACTTTATAGCACTCATTGTCCAAGATGCTGTATTATTGAGAAGAAGCTTAAGAGCAAGGGCATTGAATTTGAGCTATTCGACGATGAGGATGCAATGCTTGAAAAGGGGTTTAAAGAAGTTCCTAAGCTAGAAGTTGATGGAGTTCTGATGGATTTCAAAGAAGCAAACGAATGGGTAAATGGGGTGGTGAATTAATGGATATAACGCTTAAATTAACTAAGGACTTTGAACGCTGTCTTGAAGATTTAAAAAAGAAGTATGGAGAAGATTTCGAATATATTAACGGAGTACATCCATCTCAGCTTGATTTTAGTGAGTTCCTTGAAAAGTTTGTAGCAAATGATACAATGGCAGATACAACAATTGATCCAAACGCCAATGCAAGTCATAAAGACATTCGCTCATTTATGACTGAAAAGGGCAAGTCTGAAGACAAGTTGTTTGCGCTTAATAAAATCTTTCTTGAGATCAAAAAGAAATGGGGATTAAGAACTGCAAAGCAGTGGCTCGAACAGGAATTTAGCAAGGGACTTTATCTTAATGACAGTTCTACGGCCAGTTATTTCCCATACTGTTGGGCAAATGATTTTACAAGACTAGCAACTGAAGGACTATTTTTCTTAAATAAATATAATGCACAGCCGCCAAAGCATCTCACTACATACTTTGATGATGTAATTGAATTTGTTTCATTTTTGTCTAATCGACAAAGTGGAGCTGTTGGAATGCCAAATGTACTTATTTGGGCATATTATTTCTGGAAGAACGATGTGAAAAATGGTTATTATCTCAAAGATCCTGACACATATTTAAGACAAAACTTCCAAAAGTTTATTTATCGTCTTAATCAGCCATTCCTTAGAATAGACCAATGTGCATTTACAAATGTGTCAATTTTCGATAGGCCATATTTGGAATCGCTATTTGGCGGTGTGGAATTTCCAGATGGAACATTTGCAATTGATGAAATTGAAGAACTTATTAAATGCCAGCAAGTATTTATGGAAGTTGTGTCTGAGACAAGAGAGCATAATATGTTCACATTTCCAGTATTAACTTACTCCCTCCTATATAAAGATAACAAATTCCAAGATGAGTCATTTGCACGTTGGTGCTCAAATCATAACATGAAATGGAGCGATAGTAATTTCTTTGTATCTGATAATGTTGGCGTGTTGTCTAATTGTTGCCGCCTTCTGTCCAACACTAAAAAGCTTGACGCATTTATCAACAGCATCGGTGGTACTGCTCTTTCTGTTGGTAGCTGCCGTGTTTCCACTATTAATCTTGTACGTATTGCTTACGAAAGCAAACTAAACAAGAAAAAGTATATTGATATTCTAAAAGATCGAGTATTGCTTGACTGTAAAGCGCTATATTCAATGAGACATATTCTTAAACGCAATATCGAGAAGGGGCTTCTTCCAAATTATCAAGAAGGAGCAGTAGAACTCGATAAGCAGTTTTGTACTATTGGCGGCATTGGCATGTATGAAGTCATGGATATGTTTAACCTAATTCACACTGATGAATTTGGTTACAAGTCTTATAGCGATGAAGCAGTTGAATTTGCTACACGAATCCTTGACACTATTAACGAAGTAAAAGACAATTTTGATTGTGATTTTAGTTTTAATGTTGAAATGATTCCTGCAGAAAATTGTGCAGGTGTTATTTGTCAGGCAGACAATCTCTTATATGAGCAAGATAAATATTTTATTTATTCCAATCAATGGATCCCTCTTACTGAAAAATGCACGATTCAAGAAAAGTGTAGACTTGGTAGCCTATTTGATGCAAAGTGTGGCGGAGGATGCATTGCTCATATTGACATTGAAAATCGTTTTGTTAATGAAGACGAGGCATGGGATATGTTAAATTATGTCGCAGAACATGGCGTTATTTACTTTGCTTTTACGACAAAGATTTCTGTTTGTGAAGATAGACATGCTTTTATTGGGTCTAAAAATTGTCCAACATGTGGTAAGCCTGTGGCAGATCAATTTGCTAGGGTAGTCGGATTTTATACCCCAGTATCATCATATCAAAAGATTAGAAAAAAGGAATTTAATCATAGACGCTGGTACAATGTATTAAATAAGGATGGTATTATGTAATGAAACTTAAAGGAGTAGTTATGGAGGACTTTGTTAATTATAAAAAGCCCTCCCTATTCCTAATAACTTCAAAATGTGATTGGAAATGTTGCAAAGAATTAGGAATAGATATATCAATATGCCAAAATGAGCCTATGGCAAAACAAGAAACCAAAGATGTCAGCGCAGAATCAATATATAATGCATATATCAACAATGACATTACTAAAGCTATTATTTTTGGCGGACTTGAGCCAATGTTGCAATTTAAAGAGATGTTTGATGTGATTAAATGTTTTAGAGATCAAGGCTGCGATGACATGTTTGTTATTTATACAGGATACTATCCATACGAAATCACAGAAAAATTAAATAAGTTGTCTCAAAATTTTAATAACATTATTATTAAATTTGGAAGATATATGCCAAATCATAAAAATAGATATGACGATGTACTCGGCATTACACTAGTAAGTGACAATCAATACGCAAGGAGGATATCTTAATGAAAATCAAACTTAACCCGGATAAAGAGATAGTTGCAATTGCCAGACAGCAATTAAAAGAAACTGGCGGGTATTGCCCTTGCGTGTTGGAGCCGTTTAGAGATGCAAGCACTAAGTGTCAATGTGAAGAGTTCCGCCACCAAGTTGAGCAAGGAATTGAAGGAGAGTGCCATTGTGGTCTCTTTATCGCAACAAAAGATTAACAATACAAAATTATAATAAAGGAGTAATGAATAATGGGTGACATTACAAGAGAGAAGACAATTAAAGAACTAGAAGAGGAACTTAAGGCAGCATCTGAAGAATACAAGAGACTTAGCTCACTAGTTAAGCAGAAGAAGGATGCTGAAGAGGAAGAGAGAAATAAAAAGATCGAGGCTGCAAAGAAGAATCGTGCAGCAACTATTGAAAAAATGCTAACAGATGTAGACAATGAGATCAAGAAATATCTTGAGGATTATGGCACTTTCCGCGTCGATAAGAGTTTCTATTATCTGAATTATATCTTTAATGGTAAGAGTCCAATCTGGTTTTGGTAATGGAGGATTTGCTTATGAATGCACATATTAAGTTTGCAAAGACAAGACCTGACGCAAAGATTCCTAGTAAGCGACAGGGGGATGGATGCTATGATCTTTATGTTTGTTTCGATGAAGAATTTGTTGTGATTCCGCCTCATACAGTAAAGTTAGTTCCAACAGGAATCTGTAGTACTTTTGATAGCAATTACCGTATTGGGTTTAGAGAACGCGGAAGTAATACAAAGTCTGCAATGTTTGTTATGGCTGGACAGATTGATTCTAACTTTACAGGAGAGTGGTTTGTAGCGCTCTATAATGGCAATGACATTCCTATCGAAATTACTAAAAATGTTTCAGAAGTTACAAAGGAAGAAGATTTCATTCGTGTTCCATACTGCAAGGCTGTTGCACAATTCGCTGTAGAAGAAATCCCTCAAGTAGAAATCGAAGAAGTCGATGTAGACTATATTACAAATCTCAAGACTGAGCGCGGCGCAGGAATGCTTGGGAGTAGTAATAAGTGAATATTGGACAAATAATGACCGAGAAGATAAGGAGAGGTAATATGAAGAAAAAGCCACTAGGATATCTTGGAGGAGATATAATGAGCTTCGGCTCAAATCTTGCAAGGCAGTATGAATATGATAAGTTTCTTAAAATGTGTCTGCCTGTGGAAGTGTACAGCCCTGTAATGAATAAATCTATTAATGATAAATCTAATATGACAGAAGAAGAAAACAATCACCTTGCAGAAAAGATTACAGAAGCAGATATTGAACGTCTTTGGAATAGTGATTTTGTCGTTATGTGCCCTGAACAAAGTGCGATTGGTTCAATGTGTGAGACTGGTTGCTTGTTCGGTTGGAAGTATATGGCAGACAAGCTTACAGAAATCATCACAGAATGCGAAAATAATCACGCTCCATCTGACGGTACACTAGCTTGTCTAAAGAGAGAAATTAATCGTATTGCTGATAAACAAAATTATTTTCATTACTTTGATATTCGCACCAATCATCTTAATGAGAAGGATTGGCGTAGAAGTTTCAGTATTAATCAATTGCTATATGGCATGATCCTTTATACAGCTAAAAATGGCGATTTCGAAACATTTGATGCAATATTAGAGCATTTGGAGGGATTATATGGGAACAAGTAATATGATTTATGGAATTGGCGACAAGCCGCCGTTTGGGAAAATGATACTCTTTGGAGTGCAAATGGTATTGTCTGTGTTCGTTGCCACAGTGCTTATTGCAAACCTTTGTGGAGTTGCTACATCGGGAGCACTTATAGGTGCAGCACTTTCAACCTTTATTTACATCTTTATAACTAAAGGCCAATCTCCTATGTTCCTAAGCAACAGCGGAGCCTTCGTCGCACCAGTATTATTTGCACTTGGTGTAGGTGGTTATACTGGTATAGCAATTGGAGGTTTAACGGCATGTATTGTATATTGTATTTTGGGATTCATCTTCACTAAAATTCCATATCAATCAATTTACAAGGTGTTCCCTCCAGCTCTTATTGGCGCTGTCACAACAGTAATTGGAGTGAATCTAATGGGGTTCATTTCTGGCTATGTTGGAGAAACTGGACAGTGGGGAATCGTTGTGGCACTAATTACAACATTCTCTATTGCACTTATTTCTCATTATGCTAAAGGTATTGTGAGAATACTGCCATTTTTGCTTGGTATATTAATTGGATATGCAATCGCCGTACTCCTTACAGTTACAGGAGTGTGTGCCCTTGTAGACTTTTCCGTATTTAATAATCTTAAATTTGTACAAATGCCAGATTTTGCTTTTACTCATTGGGGAGTAATTGAATGGAGTACTATTATCCCTATAGCTGTTATGTTTATAGCATATACTGTATCTGCTTGTATGGAAGCTCTCAGTGACCATGCAGCACTAGGCGGAATCATCGGAGTAGATCTTTATTCAAAGCCCGGACTTGGTAGAATCTTCTTTGGTGAAGGACTAGGCAATTTAATTAGTGCATGCTTTGGCGGTCTTGGCTCATGTAGCTACGGAGAAAGTGTAGCGACGATTGGATTCAGTCGTGTAGCATCTGTATGTGTAACAGCAACCGCAGCAGTTCTACTCGGACTACTTGGTTTTGTTGCTCCAGTTCAAGCATTTATCGCTTCAATTCCAAGCTGTGTATTTGCAGGAGCGGCTATTATTCTTTATGGTTTTATCGCATGTTCTGGTGTTAAGATGCTACAGAAAGTAGACCTTAATGTACAAAAGAATCTGATTATAGTATCTGCAGTTTTGTCTCTTGGCATCAGTGGACTAGTTGTTGGTGGTCAAATAATATCATTCTCTGCAACCGCACTAGCTTTGATTATCGGCGTAATTCTTAATCTAATTCTTCGTGACAAGGAGTGATAAATATGCACACAATTTTCCTAATTGTTGGCAAGAGTGGGTCTGGAAAAGACTCACTCGTTAACCAGCTATGCGAAGAACATGGATATAGACAGCTTAAATCATATGCGACTCGCGCTCGTAGAGATGGAGAGGGAGATACTCATACATTTATTACACCAGAGGAAGTAGCTCAGTATAAAGATCAAATGGTTGCTTATACGTGCATATCTGGTTATGAATATTTCTCAACAAAGCAGCAATTACTAGATTCAGATTTTTATGTAATCGACTATAGAGGGATCGAGTATATGCACAATCTCTCACTTGATCTTTCTGATGTTCGATTCGTAACTATCTATATTCACGTACCAGATGAAGTTCGTGAAGAACGAGCCATTAATGGACGAAAAGATGATGCACTAACATTCTATAAACGTTGTTTTAATGAGAATGAACAGTTCACAGAAATGATAATGCGAGATGATTTTGATTACGCGATTTCAAATATTAATTTTGATAAAGCATACAAGGTTCTTAAAACGATTGTAGAGGAGGAGCTAAAAAATGATTAAACGAAATATTGTAGAAACTGTTTATGAATATGACAAAGACGGCAAGTTGACGAGAAAATCAGTCACAGAGACGCATGAGACAGATGACGAAACGAGATATCCTCTTACAGATTCTGTGCTCACACCTTTATGCAACAATTGCATCACAACTACTTCGTGTGAGTGTCAAGATAAGTGTGGCTCTTGTAATGATGATTTCTGATCGTAAAGTGCATATAAATGTACAAAATTAAATAACAACATGTCGGTAGTGTAATCTTACATTACCGACATATTTATTTATCAAAATTCAATTATATACTATGAAATATAGCGGGAGAGTGATAATATGAATTATATAACAGTGAAACAACTATATGAAAAACTAAATGCACAACATCCGGGGTTAATTGGTATTAATGCTGTTTATGAACTTGTTAAACGTAAAGATTTCCCATCAGTAAGAATTGGTAATAAATTTCTGATCATTGAAGATAAAGTTGATGCATGGTTTGAGAAAAAATCTTTAGCATATAAAAGATAAATATTGCAATGCATTGCATGTTGTGGTACAATAAAATTGTGGTAAATGATGTGGTCAAATACAAAGCACATTCACACAAACACTAGTCGAATCAATACTTTGAAGTTCTTACCTAGATAGGACTAGTTTATCCATTTGAATAAATATTAGTGTAATAAATATTATCATTATAGAATCAACAAGTCTAGTATTTTCAATGGATTAGCCCTAATATACAAATCATAAGCATTTCACTAACATTCATTGTTTTTGATGCTTTTTCACCATATTTAATACCATAATTGTGGTATAAATGTGGTACGAAATTTACAATTTGACCACATCAGTTAACATAAATTATAATAGTAGTACAATTAATTTTGTATTGTTAAAGGAGTGATTATTGTGGCAAAGAAGAGAATGAACGGAGAAGGATCTTGGACGCAGCGCGATAATGGTAAATGGAAGTTATCTGTATCATACAAGGGGTTTGGCAGGAAATATTTCTATGGCACCAAGCAAGAGTGTTTAAACAAAAAGCAAGAATTTGAAGCGTTATTGTCAACAGGTATTGTTGGAGAGAAAGACGTTTTATTTAAGGATTTTGCTCGTTCATGGCTTAAAAATATTAAACAGCCATCAATTAAACCAGCCTCATATGATAGGCTTGCAGACATAACAGAAAATTTTTTAATTAAACAGTTAGGGGATTTGGCATTGCAGCAAATAGACGATAGTTTAATTCAAACCATGATAATAAATAAGTTTAAAACAGATGGGTATTCACGTTCAACAATTCGTAAAGCTTATGGAACATTGGGGCAAATTTTTGATTATGCTATAGCCAGAGGAAAAGTAAATAAAAACCCAATAGACAATGTAGTGATGCCAAAACGAGAACTATTTGAAGAAAAAGAGCAAAGATTCTTTTCAGAAGAGGAAAGAGCTAGGTTGGTAAACGCCTGCTATATGAAATATAGTAACGGGGAAAGAAGATTTAAATATGGTGCATTTTATGTTTTCTTAATGTATACTGGGCTTAGACTTGGCGAAGGACTCGCACTTAAGTGGAAATATATTGACTTTGAAAAAAGAACAGTCTATGTATCAAGAACCATAGTGTATGTAAAAGACCGAACAAAAAATGATGGAAGCAAAATTCTTATTGATCAATCAACTACAAAGGGAGGAAGAGGGAGAACCGTATTTTTATCAGACATGGCAATAGAGGCTCTTAACGATTTGAAAAAAGAAAAAGGATATGATCCAGAGCAGTACATTGTACGCTCAAGATATAATACAATAATTCGCCCTGCTGATGCGTATAAGGTATTTCAGCGTATATTAAAACAAGCAGACATAGAACAGTGTGGGCCACACTCATTGAGGCACACGTTCGTAAGTACGCTTATTGACCAAGGTGTTCCAATAACAATGATTTCGAAAATAGTTGGGCATGCAAAAATTGACGTTACAATGACAGTATATTCTCATTTGTTGCAAGAAACACAAAATGCATCTATGTCTGTTATAAAAAATCTTAAGTAATGAGTGGTTTATACCACTCTTTTTATTTTTGCATTGCAAATGACACGAGGATGAAGTAAAATTCTTAAACAGTTAAATCAAATACTCCCCTATTCACTAAATGCACTGCAAAACAGTCAAGCAATACCAAAATGCATTGCAAAAGTAGTTAAAACATAATATAATTAATTAGAAGGAGAGTGATATTTTTTGGAAAATAAAGTTAATTTTACGCTTAGAATAAGCCCTAATTTACGATTTTCGTTGGATAAAATTGCATTTGAACAACAGCGTACAGTTACAAATTTAATCAACCATATATTAATACAATATGTTGAAGAGCATGAAAGAAATAAAAATGTAAAAAAATAAGGAGTAGAGATTATCTCTACTCCTTATAAAATATCAGCATTTGTGCTGAGATGAAATGTAATTACACCAACCAATCTCGGTTGCTTTCTTTAGCCATCTTGTAACACTAGTGCATGTCGTTGATAGTTGTTTTGCAATGTTGGACGCATTAATACCATTATTGTATAAATCCGATGCTTGTTTGATTAAACTGTTAGTAGCATATGTGTCCGCTGCCATCCAGTCAATATCTTGCTCGTCGAAATTTAATAATATTGGCAATGCTGACTCTAATATAGACTGCTTAATCCATTGCATAGAAGATTTCCTACAATCTAAAATAACATAATCTTTTATTCCATTTTCTTTTGCCAATTGATACTTTGTTTGGTCGTTTTCTAATTCTTTTTCTAACGGTCTGTGTGTCAACGAACCTTGCTGCGTGTAGTGTTGTTTCCCGTGATTTTCTATAATAATATTATAATCAATTAAATATTCATCATATCTTTTTCTCTTTGCCCACCGAGGACTATATTCTGGTTTAATATTTAAGTTTAATTGGCACAATACATTATACACAAATTTGTTTGGATAACTATACCCATCTCCACATATACAACCGATTCCCTGATCTTTTAATTGATGTATTCTAATTGATTTATATTTCCCGCAATCTGGACATATTGCGTTAACGTTTTTCGTGCTATTTGGCATATATTGTTTCATTTGCTCTTCTGTTAAATACTTCGAGAAATATTCTTTAAGTTCTGATGCCCAAATACTATTTTTATATTCTGGCGGTGGCCCAATAATATTTCCAGAACATACTGGACAGCCTGACCCGTGCAATATGTTTCTAGGGCTCGTATTCCATTCGTAATTACATATTTTGCATTTGTGCAATATTTGTGTATTTGCACCAGCATAAACACCAAGAACTTCAATATTTTGGTTCTTTTCATTCGCCTCTTTAATATATTGCTCATATGTCTTTGAAAACATAGTAGACATTTTTTCTTTTCTACATTGGCCACAACCACAGCTTTTTAGCGCTTGTGCTGGAGCTGCGCTATATATCATATTATGTACTTTACATTTATGTAATATCTTAGTGTGATTGTTAATATAATCACCTACGACCTCTAAATTTGGATTTTTTAATTCTAGTTCTTTGATGTATTCCTCTGTTGTTTTTCTTTTACTCATAAATCCTCTGCCTCCCTTATAAGCATAAAAATAAAAGTGGTAAGAAGAATATAAGGGCTTCTTCAACCTAGCGTCCTAAGCTGTCCCACTTTTATAGCTATATTATACCACAATAATTTTGTATTGTCAAGACCTATTTCTTTAACTCATAAATTTATTAGGCTTTTAGCCAATCTTGATTTTTATAATAGTTTGCTATTGTATTATAATTCTGCGTCCCTGTATGATTACAGTGAAGCTGATTGCTATATTTCGCATACATTTCCTCTATGTGCACCATTTCCTCTGGATATATCTTCATGCCACGAGCACATCTAGAAGCGTATTCTGACAGTTCAGATTTGATCCTATCTCTCTCATTTTCTAAAACTCTCTGGTCTAATTTGTCAAGTCTTGTATCTATACCTTGCATATGAGAAAGAATTTGTTTATCTGCTGCGTCGCTCTTTTTCTCTTGAATGTCTAGCTTTTTTTCCTGAACATCAAATTTTTTTGATAACTGATCAAGCTGATTTGTATGCGCATCCATTGTAGATACCAACTCATCTGATTTCATCACTTTGCGAATCCAAGTTTCTATTCTCTTTCTTGTTGGTTTTAGCACCAGACCTAAAAATGTAATAATCACTGTAAGACAGCTTAAAAAGCCAGATATGTCCTTAATTATTTCAAACATTGTTTATTTCACTCCAAACAACATAATATTATTTTCCTTTTAATATATCAATCTCTTGCTGAAGTTCTTGGCACTTTTTAACTAACAATGGGATAATCTCGTCATAGGCTAATGAATAGTTTGTCCTTTCCTTTGTTTCCATATCTTCATCATAATGAACAATACCTATTTTCTGTTCTGCCTCTTTTGATTGCAATAAAGCTTGTTCTACATCTTGTGCGATAAATCCATAATGTATTGTATCAGAATCGTCATTCTTTAATACATATTGAACCGGCTTTAGCTTGTCAATGATGTCAATATCAATATCGTTAATGTTGCGCTTTAAATTTCTATCAGAATCCACTTGTGGAGACGAAGCAAAACTTGCTGCCCATTCACAGCGGAACAACCCTTTGTTGTCAACTTGTTTTTGTGCAAAACTGCCAATTGCAATTGAGCTATTGTCACCAGAAATATTTAATGGTACATTCTTTGTCCCAACATTTGTGTAAAACATAGCGTATTGACCAACACTGTCAGAGATAACAATTTTGAAATCATATGCGGTGTCTACAGCGAAAGAAGCATTTTTATACGTATATGTGTAGCTAGTTCTATCACTCGCGTCATCTTTCACAACAACACTATTTGATTCAGAATACGTAGCATCTGAACGTTTTTTACTATATGCTTTAATTTTGATATTGTTATTGCCACCTAACGTATAAAACGACGCATTTAACTGGTGCGTAACATATTGCCCAGACCCATTCATGCTACCATCTGCGTTGCTTCTAAACGAAGTTATTGAAGTAATAGTTGGGGGATTATAATCTATTATTGTAATTTCTCCTGTTGTGCTTGCTGTTCTCCCACGACTATCTGTAACAGAGACTGTATAAGTTTGTTTGCCAGCTACAGTTAGAGTATTACTCGTCATACTATATGAAGTTGCTGAACCAGTTTTAGTCTCGGATAAGTTCTGTCCATTAATCACACATTTCGTGATAGTAGAACCATATGATCCGACTGCATACACTGTCCACGTAACAGCAGAATTGTTTTTAACATACATTCCACATCCAGAAGGATTTGTCCTAGCAATAGATGAAGTAAAACTATTGATAGAAGGTTTCATACTATTCGGAACATATAATATAAAATTAATTGTTTTTTCTCCAATTAGTGTCCCGCCATTGTAAGTAAGACATTTTAACGTACCAGTTCCATACCACGAGTTTGGAATTTGTCGTGCCAATTCACGTGATGGTGTCCAACTAACAGATGAGCTTGAAGTCTTTATAGCAATAGTACCAGACTTATTACCAAATTTATACTCTAATGTATGTGTAAAAGAAGATACCGCTTTTGAAATGCTAATTGTTATTGGTGAACCTATAGTCGTGCCAGACACACTAATACTTGAAGCTCTTGGAATCTGTGGCAAGTCAACATAATAATCATACCTTGTGCTACTAATGGCATAAGTATAAATAGCTGCCTCTGCCCACGCGGAGAATGATTGCGTGCCATCAGAATTGTGCGTTAAAGTAAAACTACCAGAACCAAGGGGTTCCCCTACATGCATTGCAAATCTGTCTGCACGGCTATACACTGTAACACCTGCAATGTTAACAGTTACAGGGCCTGTCATAACATAACTGTACTGGCTGCCGGTTCCGCCTGCTGACATAACAGTCCAATATATTGTAGACGTATTGTTTGCAACACTTTGTGATGAATACCATTCTACTCTAATCCTATCAGGATATTTGCTTCCAGCAGCATTATATACACTTGTTTCGAATGCACCACTTGATGCAGTTGCCATAAAATATCACCTCCACGTCATTGTATTGCGACAATAGATAAGCTTCCATTGCTTTCTATTTGAAGTTTAAAATTGCCTAAAGAAATAGATGATAGTTTCTCTTCTGTGCCAACTTTTAAACTACCCTCAATTTCTGCTTGTTTCATGTATGCAGTATCATTCGCAAAATAAGTAATTGGAATACCAAATTTAATTTCTGGATCTGCAAAATTTTCACCAATTGAACTTATCGGCTTATATTGGGCAGACAAAAAGTCTGGGTTCTTATAATAATCGTAGTAAGTGACGTTATTTTCTTGATGAACGTATAAAACATAATCGTAATTATTATATCTATTTTGTGTTGGTTCTGAGTCTACTGTTATAATTCTGGCCTTGCGGCAGAATTCAATTCTTTGCGCAGAAACTCTTGAAAAGTATTCACCAGAACCATTATTTTCGCCAACAACTAATCCATTATCACCATCAAAACTAAAGAAAGAAAGCTTCTCTGCGGCGTCACCTTTGTTCATTGTGACTGTTCCGTCTTTATCAACCATAAACGCATACGTTCCATCTTCTTGTTCCCCAATGCAGATTTGACCACCAACTATGCTGCTACCTTCTATCAGACCAGCGCGAACGCATCCAGCCAGAATGCCCCAGTATTCCTCTCCTTCAATAGTGTAATTACCAAACACGGATTTCGTTGTTTGGAAATTGTCGTCAGAATACAAGAATTTGTTGTTTGTAATCCAGCCTTCATGCTTGTCTAAAACACCATCTACGACCTTACGAAGATGAATACCATAATTATCCCATGAAACACTTTGCCCTGCAGAATTAGATTTAATGGAAGTCGTTGCATCAATTAAGCCGTTTCTAATTCTTTCGTCTATAGCAGTAGCCACATCATATCCTTTTTGCCAATAAGATGAACCACTTGCTACAGCCTTACCAGCGCTAACTGCTTGTGCCAATAGATCAGCATGAATATCACCTTGGTCTTTTGCAGATAATAAGTCTCCGAAAGTACATGAGAAATTACTTAAGTCAGAAAAATTCAACTGGACTTCGAGCAACCTTGCCTTTTTGATAAAGTCATCTCTCATTTTGACTTTGACAAAATTGCCAAGGCTAAACTGATTTAGAATAGGGGCAAACTCAGGCATAGCATAGATATTTCTCATAGAAGCAGAGAAAGACAACTTCGGCTGAGAAATCTTTTTAAGTTCTTTTTGCCCTGCAACTAACAATTCTTTCTGCGTATTAATTTTATCTAAGTCAGTATCAATCTCTGTGACACAGAAACAATCATCAGAATATTCATCTTCTCTTAAGAATAATGATAATCTGTCTAAGTTTTCTGGAGTAAAGTTCTTGTTAACGCTTATATCTTCTGATATTAACGTAATTTCATTTTGTACTTTCTGAATCTGCGCTTGAATATCTTCAACTGCCTTTTGTTTGTTCTCTAGTTCCTTCTTGGCTGCGTTAAGCTTATTAAGATTGCTTATATATGCCTTGTATTCGTTGCTATCTTCGTCTTTTTTATCCCATTCTGCAGCAATTTGTACGTCTTGAATTGAAGAATATATGTCTATTTCTTCTTTAAGAGAGCTAATGCCTTCGGCACCAAAAACCAAATCCCTTTCTTTCCAGACATAAGTATAATTTTGTTCTTCTTTACCGGTCTGCTCATCATTTACAACAGAGACTTTAATTTCGCAAACATAATACTTAGAAGCGACTTCATTTCCATTGTTGTCTTGGTTAACTATCTTATAAACTTCACCAAGATTGTCTACACTTGCCTCTGGTAAATAAAGTCCCGCTTGATCAAAATTATCTGGAGTAACAATTTTCTCAGTAATCTTATATTCGTCTGGAACAGAATTTTCTTCGGTTAACTGATCGTCTATTAATTGATACAATCTCTTCAATGTTTCTGTATAGCCTTCCACCTTTACAACATAGTCTCCGGCTTTTGGCTCGTAAGAATCCAGTTTTGGAGAGACATCTGTTCTTAATATTTTGCCATCTCTCGCATTAGACTCAACAACTAACAAAGCATTTTCGGCCTCGATAGTCTTTACAATAAGTTTATCTCCATTTTCAAGCGCGGCATACACTGTCAATGTTTTTGTAGTTTTGTCGTACAGATATCCATCTTCACCTTCTGAAATTATTTCAGTTAACATCGAATCAGGGGATTTCTTTTCAACGATATGCTTTGAACCAATGTCGTTTTGTAGCATAAAATGATTATCTAAAAACTCAACAGATACTTTGTCACCAACATTTAAACTACTAGTGATGTTTAACACGCCAGCAGCGAGTTTATAATCTGTAACTTTTTTGTCATTAATTTTAACAGAGATTAACGCTTTCTGGCTGTTTGAAATTATAAATGAATTTTTGATAGTTTTGAATAAAACTACGTCATCCTGTTCTAGTCTACTATCATTGACAACCAATATGTTTGTTGCCTTGTCATAGTAATAATCATTTACGGTTAACTCTTGTGTTGTCCCATCATTTAATGTTCTCAAAATACATACAGAGGCAATATCCTCATTTGTATACAATTGTTTAACACTGAAATGAGTGTCAATAGACTCTACGACAACACTACTATGTAATGAAATACTGTTCAAAGAAATAGCAAATTTATTATTGCTATAATTATACGTGTATTGACTATTGTTGATTTCCTTCCCATCAACAACGACAGACACTATTTTATCTCTTGTCTGCGACAAAAAGAAAGATTCTGGGACAAGCTCTATTACAACCTGTTCTCCATTAAATAGCTGATTCAGTGCAGTAATTGTTATAATATTTGCTTCCAATGTATAGTTTTCGTTACTTAGTTTATGAGAACCAATGTTTATTGATAATATTTCATTCCCATCTTGTTGAAGTGTAAACTTATTGCTTACCAAATTCACAACGATATTATCATTTGCCACAAGTTCATCTATCACTAAAGTGTCCACATCGAAATTATAATTCGCTTCCACACCGTTAACATTTACAGACACAATAACTTTATCTTTGTAATCGGAGAGATTAAAATGCGTATCAACCGACTCCACTACAATTATCTCTCCTCCAGACAGCTTATCTACAATCGTTAACTGGTTTTCGTCCAATTTGTACTTAGAAGAATCTATAGCTTGATTGTTTATTTTAATAGATATAATTTTGTCACGAAGCTTCCCCAAAGTAAAACTATTTTGGACATATTTCACTTCAATGACGCTGCCATATTTTATAACATCTGAGTCTGTAATAGTAAGAATTGCTCCTGAGCCATTAACAATATAGCCAACAACACTGCCGTCAACCGCAACAGAAGATATTACATACCCACTTTGAATAGATAGCTCAAAACTTGTTTCCAGTTCCCCAGACGGTGTGCTGATTTCTATTTCGTCGCCAACACTTAATAAAACATTAATTGTTAAATATTTTTTACTGCCGCTTGTCGTTTGAGAATATTCAGAGGTCGTTAGCTCACGAGTCCCGTTAATCACAATTTTACTATTGCTTGTAATTGGATTCTCTACAATGAACTTATTTTCACATGTTGTGACTTTTACCGTACTTCCAGTAGCCAATAATGACTGTGTAATAACTGTTAAACTATTCCTATTGCTATTGTAGCTATAATCAGACTCGTTTATAATGTTGTCATCAATTGTTACAATGCTATTTGCGTTAAAATTAAAATCTTGAGGAAGAACAAACGTGTATGTGCCATCAAAGGTGAAAGTTGCAACATCTTCTTGCGCCGTTATTGTTTCAATCTGCATAGTTGGTTCATTAAAGGTCTCGTTTTTACTATCAACACGAATTTCTTCAATCTCACTACTAACTTCATATTCTTTAGTAACTTTATCTATATTGTATGAGACAGCACTTCCATTAACATTAAATTGTTCTTGTGTACTTTGCACTGGCAGTTGTTGCACATCACCAGCAATAAAATCTTCTCTTATAGTCGCAACATCAAATGATTCCTCAGAGGCTCCACTAATATCTTTGCTGTAAAAGCCACTCATGTACTTAGATTGCTTATCTATGTACCATTTATATTCTTGGTACAAGCTATCTCCCATCCAGTCTGGAGTACAATAATAATCCAAGTTCATAATAGATGGCAATCCAAAATTTACATTACGAATATCTAAATCGTCCGACCCTTTAACTGTAAGAACGGTCTTTATATCATCTGCCGAATAATTAACTTTCATATCATTTGATAAATTTTCAAACGCAATAATAACATCAGTATCATATTTATGCTTAAATTCGTTAGAAACTTCAATAATGTCTCCTTGCGCAGGTACATTATCAAAAGACAATTCTTTTGTAGTCAAATTGTATTTATACTCTGTGACAACATGGCCATTAATTGTGATATCAGTATCTGTAGAAATATCATTTTGTAAATTGAAAATGTTCGTTTCTCCATCTCCAATAAAGCGTTCAACTTCATTTTCTGCATAAATGCTAATTGTATTATTAATTGTGTCGAACTCAACATAACATTTAAATGTTTCGCACATATCATTCATAATGAAATCATAAATGGACTGACGATCAATTTCAAAACTACGGCTCTGTTTTGCTAATTCTTCATCAACATGTCCTACTGTCCACCCATATGCTTTTTGTAAAACAAGATGAATTAAACTATGTTCGATATCATTTTGATTATATAGAACGACTCCATCAATACTACCAACAGTATCTCCAACGTCGCCTTCGTTGATAATGAAATTTTCAAGATATCTTTGAGACAGAGAATACTCTAGAGAATAGGCATTGATATGTTTATATTCTTGAATACCATTTCCATCAATCTCTGGGTCTTGTAATTGGAAATAACCAAACCCCTCTAGATACACAAGTCTAAGCCCCTCAACGTAATCATAGTACGGCGTTGGCTTTGTCTCTCCGGTAATAATATCACAATAAATAGAAGGGACATCAAACGAAATTTCACTATATGAGTTAAATTTAAAAGTACCTTCTAGATTAGTCGTATTTAATTTACAAATCTTTTCTTTGTTCGTCTGGCACAAAACCACATTAGGAGCGCGATAAGTGTCAGACAATAAATCTTTTGGTAGTTGCATTTCTTTCACCTGCCTTTATTATGAAATACTTACTTGCCGTACACTCTTTTTAATAATTAATTCACCGTTCACTACTTCTGCATCAAACTCATTAAATGGACATATACTGCCATTGTCTTCAAGCGTTAATACGCCATTTTCAACATCTGTACCAGTTTCAAACTTCACGCTCTTTAATTCTCCTCTTACAATCATCTTGTGTATCTTCCTGTGCTCTTCAACTTGAATATTAGTCCAAAGTGGAGGATGTTTAGTTGTATCCCCTTTAATCTTTACGGTCGCTCCATCAACCCAAATTGCCAAACCATCTTTCAAGTCATAGTCATTTAATAGACCATCTGTGACTTTCATTGGATATCGAAATTTTATTGTTAATGTGCCTGAACCTTCTGCATAAAATTGATTTGTTCCTGCCGACAGCATTGGAAATACAAAATTAAAATCATCATTAAAGATTCTTTTGTCATTATTAGAATAAACAACAAAGTTATTATCTATTGTAACTTTTTCTCCTTGTTGCAAATTTTTAAACTCAGTTTCATTATTTAATGTTTTGTTTTTAATTAATAAACTTGCACCATTAGAACTATTTTCAAATGTCACTTTTGGATAAACATAAGAATAGAAATCATCACTTTGATTATCAATAGCAAATTCTGTTTCTCCATTAACATTAATTACAACAGGGGCTTGTACTCTGGAATACGCCCATGGACTTACCGAAGTAAATTGTGCAATAATTCCTATTACTCGTGCATCTATTTTTTGAAGCTGCACGTTAGTAAACCTACCGAGATAAGAGCATACAGTATCCCCATCTTTGTCACAAACGTCCATCCACGCATTTCCCCTAGAGCCAGTTAACCAACGCAATGTATTTCTGACTTTATATGGGCCAATGTCAGAACCGTCAACTTCAATAAATGTAATAGATGGAGTTGCAACAGAGCTATATTTTGCTCCATAGTCTGTACGAATTGACCCATCATAACTGTCCGTGTAAACCGGCTCCATATCAAGATAAGAATCAACTGCACCATTATCTGGATCAAAAGTGCTGACAATAAGCTCTAAATCATAATTTGTTTGCCCACGAAAACGAATTTTAGGATGATATATTGCCAAGTATAACACCTCCTACTAAACTACTTTAAATTATATAAATAGAAGAGGGCTATTACACCCTCTTCTATAACTTGTATTATCTAACACGATTATAAAGTTTTTTATTGACATTTTTCATATAATTGTCCATCTGAGTTTGTACTGCCTTAGCAATATTCGGTATAGAACTATTGTCTGCATGATCAATATGGACAACTTCTCCCACTTGAAGATTCAGCTCTATATTATTATTAATAACATGAGGAGCATTCACAGTAGGTTTAGATTGCTCAAGGACATTAGAAGGATCGAGCTGTCCCCACTCCATAAGTCTCTCAGTAAGGTCTGCTGGAATAATTCCAGTACCTTTCTTTACATATGAAAGTCTACCAGACCCATCAGGAATAAGTTGTAATTCTTCTCCAAACTCATCAAGAAATGCGAATTGATCTTTATGAATTGCCTTTGAACCTTTAGCATATCCCTCGATATCAGAAAGCTTTACCCAACCAGTATATCCACCATTTCTTCCAAGAAGAACCTCATCGCCACTAACTTGATAAACTGTGAAAGTAGATCCGGGCACCCATGATTGCATCCTCGTTCCATTCCCACCATTTCTTGAGAAATGTGTTGCAGAACTTTTAACAGTTACAGACGATCCCTTTGATGGTGGCTCTGGTATTTCTGGTGCTGGTGCGGGTGATGGGCTTGGCTGCTGCGCTGGTGCCGGTGGAGTATATCTTGCACTTTCTGTCTTGTCTTTTTTGCTATTAGTTGCATTAATTATACTGTTTGCAGTCTTATCTGCTTCAACTTGTAAATCTATAAGCTCTTGTTTTAATAGCTTTAATTGCTCAGTAAATGCACTCATGGAAGTATCAAGTTGTCCCTGATAAGTACCTATAGCATCTGCACCGTCAAGCCAAGGCTTAGTCACGGAGTCTGACAAAGTAATTCCGTATTTATCTGCTATATCTGATAAGTTTTGTGCTAATAACTCAGTATTTGCAGCAATAGTTGTATAGCTGTCCTGAATAATTTGGTCTTCATTTTTAAGAGACTCATCGAGTGCATCCATTTCATTTTGCTTGTTGTTTTGATAATCTTCTAGTTGCTTATCAAGTGCATCTTGCTGTTTCTCTACGCTATGATCATAATATAACTCTTCAAGCTCTTCTTTTGCTTGAGCAAGCTCTGCCTGAAGCTTTTTCTTTTGTGCAATTGCAGATGCAGAATTGTCTCCCGATATTACTGCGAGACGCTTTTCAATATCTGCTATATTCTTCTGTTGCTCGGCAACTTGTTTAGAAAAATCGTGACTTTCTTTTTGAAGATTGAGCTCTTCTTTTTTCCTGTCGATAAGTTTTGAATAAGCATCAATCTCTTTTTGCATGCCATCTTTGACAGCTTGAATGCGAGTCTTATTTAAATCAATGAGAGACTTCTTTGCAGATTCTTGTGCCTCAATCGCACCCCATTGATTCTCTTTAAGTTCTGCCAACTTTTCGTTATACTCGTCTGTGCTATACAAACCAGCAGCATAATCTTTTTCAAGACGTGCAATTGCTTCACCATATTGTTCAACTTTGAAATTAGCAACCTCTAATTGTTGCGCAAGTAAACCGAGAGCCGTAACACCATCTTTAGTCCAATTGCCTGCGTCATCCACTACTTTCTCTTCATCAGAAACTAGATTATATAAATGAGAAAGCTCAGAATCAACATTGTCAATCCTATCAATTAGCTTATCAAGGTTGTCCCAATAAAGATCGTTTATACTATTTTGGAATCCTTCAATGTCCTTCTTGCATTCAAGAATGGCATCATCAACATCGAAAATAGCATTCACCATTTCATACCAATCGTCAGAACCTACTTGAACATCTCCAGATTTAACCGCATTATCTAAAATTCCTTGCAATGATGCTCGTTTGTTGTTTAAATCTTCAATCTGCTTTTTAGAATCTTTCATCAATTCCTTATAAAAATTCTCAGAAAGTCTTTCTCCAGCCTCATCCAAAAGATCCATTTCTGCCTGAATTAAATTTGAATGTTGTTCAGTTAAACCAACGATATTCTCAAAGTCATCTGCAATGTCTTGTAATTGTTCAAGACGTTTAGCTGAAATTTCAGCAATAGATTCTAAGTAATTATTCTCCGCATCTTCTGCCTTGGAAGACCATGTGCGATACTCTTCAATTGCATCTGCGATTTCGCCTTCATTTTCTCCAACAAAATCTTTAATTGCAATGGCTCCATTTTTTGCCATCTCTTGATATTCTGCTGGCACTTCAGACAGCAATTGAGCGGCTTTTTGATTATATGTTGCAGCAGCAGAGAAATAGGTTGACGCTTTTTGCTTCTCCGCATTTACAAGGTCTTCGTATAGGCTATTTTTATCTCCTGCTTGAGACGTGTCGTCGAGGAAATTTTCTAGCCTATTCGTAGCATTAGTAATAATATTTTCAATTTCATCAAGCCTATACTCAATAAAATCAATTGTTTGCTTCGCATCATCTGCTGCATCTTCCACAGAGTCTGATGCGGCAGAAATATCTCCTGCTGCATCGGAAATGTTACTAGCAGCACCGCTCCATGCATCTACCCAATTATTAGAACCATTTTTAAATATTTCGTCAAGTCCTGTATATCCATCAAATAAACCATAATGAGCATTCCCTTCAGCAAAAGACATTCCACCAACCATTCGTCCACGTGAAGTTATATGACCATTTTTAAGAAGTTGCTCGGTTTGCAAATGATTAAAAATAATATCTCCACGCTTCAAATTAATCATTTCCGCGCCATCATCGCCTATGGTCTTCCATTTTCCATTACGGACTAAAGTCTCTTGGCCAAGCTCTCCTACAAGTGCATTATGTTCTGATGATTGAACGCCCCAACTTCCTGTTGCATGAGCAGTTCCATCTACACCATTTATACCAGACTGTTGGCCACTATATGAACCACTACCAACTTTTCTTTCATTAATAGTATACGTCGTAGTTTTAATTGCTGGAATGTTGTCCCAATAATTAGATATTTTACGAGCACTCGATTCACCTGTACCATTAACCGTATAAGTAGTTGTTGCTGGCTCATCTAATTTATCTTTTTCTGTGTTTAGTGCATCAACCTTTCCTTGTGCTTCTTCTGTATTTGCACTAACGGTAAATGTCATTCCATTAGATTCCCAATTTTGAAGCTTTTCAATTGTGCCATCTTGTTGCTCTTCTGAAGTTTTTGTAATGCCGTATGTTAAACTTATTGATTTAAGTTGTGGCTCAACAGTAGCAATAAGATCATTACACGCCGTCGTCAACTCTTCAGCGGACATTGCATCAACTTTAATTCCAGCATCTAATAGCACTTTCTTTTGATCTTCTGGCATTTCATCTATTTTTTCCTGTATTTCCTCTTTAGATAGACCTTCAAAATTCAACCCGGCATCTAGTAAAACTTGCTTCTGATCTTCTGGAAGCGCATCAATTTTGGCTTGCAGTTGCTCTGGAGTTATTTTATCAACATTAATGCCAGCATCGAACAATACAGTTTTTTCTTCTTCTGATAAGTTTTCTCCGCTCAAATATTTTTTTGCAGTATCAAGTTGCTTTGAAAGATTATCAAAATTAGCCTGAACAGCAACAATAGTTGGTTCGGTAAGTTCTTTTCTTTTTTGATTTAAAAGTTCCGCCTGCTCCGTAGTCAATTGTATTGTCCCATTGTCATCTACATTAAGCTTAATTGCATTACCATTTGCATCTACCAATCCAAGAGCTTTGGCTAAAGCATCTGCTTGTTCTTGTGTAATCTTCATCTCTCCAGTAGTCGCTTTATAAATAGCTTCTAACTGTGAATATTGACTTGCATTTTTAGCTGCTTTAGCAGTAGCATCATCTAAGGCTTTAGAAGCATCTTCTTCTGCCTTGCATAATTCATTCCATCTGTCTGTATTATATGCAACCCATTGCCCGTTTTTGTCGTACTCGCCACCGGCTTTTAAATATTCTGCTTTTGCAAGAGACGCTTTTTCTAATGCTTTTGTTTGATTATTAATTTCTTTATCAAATTTATTTGTAGTTAAATCAGAAAGAATGTCACTCCAACTTGCATCATATTTTGCAAATTCGGTAAGCATTGCAACAACTGCTTCTTTTGTAACACCAGCGCCTTCTGCCCCTTCATTAATTTTGTCCACAAACTGGTCTATTGACTCTACACCATCTGCCAAGAAGAAGTTTCCATTTTCGTCATCTTGTGTAAACGCTCCTGCAGCTTGTGCATCTTTAACAAACGCCTGAATATTCTTTTGAGTGATGCTAAATTCCCCATCCTCAATGGTAAACCAATCTGCAAATAATGGATTCTTATCAATATAATCATGGATTGCAACCATGCGATCATTGAAGTTGTCTAAGTCCTCATATACAGAAGATGGAACCAATGTCCTAACTGCTGCTTGGAACGCTTCAGTACCAACCTGACCAGTCTTAAATCCATCATTGATGGTATTGAGCATTTCAATCATAGAATCGCCATATGTCAACTTGGAATCAAGTTCTTTTGCCTTTTCGAAGTTTTCATATGCGTTTGTGGCTCCTGATAGCTGAATCTCAAGAAGCGCATATTCTCGTTGTGTCTGTCTTAAAGCTATTAATTGAGAGCGCAACACATCAACTGATTTTTGAGTAGCATTTGAAACAAGCCCAGTTGCTTTATATTCTTTTGCCATTGCAGCAACAACTTGTTGTAACTGTTTGACTGTATTTTTATATTGTAATCTTGTATATGATTTGGCCATACGAACGGTTGCTTGCTGATCCGCTCTCTTTTGAATAACAAGTTTTCTTAATAAAGCTGCATTTTTAACAATCAATGGGTTAGATTCGTCAAAGCACTCATTTAATTCTTCTTGTGTTATTCCAAGACTAGTTAAAGAACTTTTATACTCAGCTGAAACAGCAGTATTATCATTAATAATTTCTTCAGTCTGGCTTAAAACCTCATTAAATTTTGAAACGCTACTTTCTACGTCTGAATACGAACTAACTGCCGACGTTGGTATTGCAGATTCAACTTCGTCTTCAACCTGCTCCTTTGTCATATTAGACTTAGCGCTCCAGTCAACCTGCATCATAGCTTGAACTTTTGCTGCAGGCAGTGAATCTAGCCATTTTTGTATATTCTCTTCGGTATCGCCTGTAACACGAGCAATATCTTTTACAAGTTGTCCTTGCTTTGTATTACCATCTTTATCTTCTACATCAAAATCAAACCCTAGTGCGATTTTGATATTCTTCTGTTCGTTTTTGTCAGTAATTCCCAGAGAATCAAATAGCATATCAAACCATTCATTAATATCTTTTTTGTATTGATCGAAATTTGTGTTCGAAGTATCTATAGTAAAAATACTATCAAGAATATCTTGCGCCTCTTGATTGCCCGCAAGCCCAGATACCATTTTTCGAATCTGTCTCTTCATTTCGAGAACTTGTTTCTTGCTAGTCGTACTATCAATTTTAAACGCATCGCTATTTTTAATCCATTCTGTAATAAATGATTTTCCAGAATCCCCAAGTTTAGCATAGTCGTCTTGTGATACGGGGACTTGTAGTAATGCATTTACAAAATCATTTTGTGCCTGTTTAACTTCATTAGCTGCGGTTTCGTAACCTTTTAGTGCATTTTTAAAGTCTACTGATTTTTCCGAATTGCCGATTAAATCAGATATTTTATCCTGATTCTCTTTTAATTTGTCTGAATAATCTTTAATCCATTCGTTCCAAGAAAAATTTCCACCTTGATCGAAATACTCTTGTAATATTTTATTAACTTCTTCTGGATCATATCCAAAAGCGTCAATCATAATTTTCTTAGCCACACTTGCAGACAACTGTGTTGTCCCATTATATTGTGACATGCCATATTTATCTTTGAACCCATTAGTCAAAGAACTTAATACGGCTTGGCCACTTTCTCCCAAATTTGAATTAGCCTTTTTATACGAAGCGACAGCTCCTTTTCTGATCTTATTTAAATTTTTGTCACTTGTATATTCTAAGGCGGCTGTTTTTGCTGCATCTTGTTGTGCTTTAATTAGTTCTTCTATGGCAGATGCATTATTGCCAATTGCTTTTGTTGCACTGTCATATCCATCGGCAATTGATGGCTGTATACTAACAATTTGTTCACAAATAGATTTATATCTCTCATATTGGTCAGATGTTAACGAAATGTTGTTGCCATACTTATCAACGCCTTTAGCCAATACACTGAATTCGTCAGAAAGTGTTTTGTATGTATTTTTGTCTCCAGATTCTGATAATGCCTTTATGTTGTTGTCGGCTTGTGTTTTTGCATTTTTATAATTATCGGACAAGTCCTTTGCTTCTTGTATTAATTCTTCTTGTCTTTTTTTATAATAACTATCAATGCCTTTTGCAATTCCTACTGCGAGAAGTGCAATGCCTGCTCCAGCGGCGATTTTACCAATAGTTGTTCCTAGGAACTTTGTTATAGTGCTTTTTAATTTCCCAGCTCTTTTTTTTATGCCGCCCCAAGTATATTTTCCTGCTTCTTTTTCTGCAGAATTTGCTTCTTCTGTAGCTGCGTCTGCAGCATTTGCAGCAGCTTCAGCTTCTTTGCTTGCTTGTGCCGCATCTGACGCTGCAGCTTTTTCTGCTGTTGCTTCTGCGTTTTCTCGTGTGCTTTGAGTGTCTACTTTTTCCGTTGCCGTTTCGGCTGCATTTGCAGCAGCTTCAGCAGTCTTCGCTGCAGCAGCTTTCGCAGATGCTTCAGTTTGAGCATATTCTGCTTCCGTAGCAGTTTTTGCAGCTTTCCATGCGCTAGACATGGCTTTAACAACCTGTTTTCCAAGTATAACGGTTATTGTAGTTCCAAGTAGTCCTAATTTGTCTATAACAGTTGTGATTGCTGTCCCAATATCTACAAAGAATTTTACATAATCAGACTTAATGAGATTGCTCCACATTGTCTGAATAGAATTGTTGAATTGGTCTATATGCCCTTGGATGCTGTCCATATACTTCTCATTTTCTGACATTGCGCTACCAGCAGAATCTGCTGATGTCTTTATTGCATCTTCTACCATATCAAAATTTTTAATTACTGCGGCTAAAACGTTTGCTTGACGTTTACCACCTAAGAGCTCTAATGCTGCTGCACGATTTACATCAGTCATGTCATCCCACACAGTAGACATTTCTCGCAAAATTTCTGTGGTATTTTTAAATGTGTTTTCATCAAGCATAATGTTGACTTTGCCACCAGTTAAAGCCAACAGTTTCTTTTGCAATTCGGACACGCTGTTGGCCATGCCATCAACATCTTCACCTGCATCCTCTAGTTCTACTTTTGCTCCTCGAATACGAAGAGATAATGTCTTCATGGCAGTACCTACAGATTCAGGATTCTGAACTACCGAGTTCGCGGCAGTAATTAAACCAATTGACTCATCAATAGTATTTCCTGCTTCCGACATTGCACTAGCAGAACGTAAAAGTGCTTGTCCAATACCCGATGAACTGATTGCAAAATTATTTCCAACTTCGTTGAATTTGTCTACAATGTTCATTGCATTTTCCGCTTCAATATCAAATCCATGCATCGTAGAAATGATACTATCTGAAGCTTCGCCAATATTGGCAAGGTCATCACCTACGTTATAATATACAGATGCCGCTTTTGCTAGATCAGACGCTTGCTCAATGTTATATCCGAGCCTTGCAAAATCAGCAGTCGCATTTGTAAAATCTTTAACTGTAGAGCCAATCTGCCCAGCAGTCTGAGATGCCGTTGTTAAAAACTTCTTATATGTCGCATCAGTTTCGTCAGTTACTTTTTTCAATTCAGTTAAAGCAGCATCAATCTCTTTGACATATGTAATGCCCTGTTTAATCTGCGCAACAGCTTTATATACAAGATTTGCACCAGTAAAATAAGTGGCAATTTCGCCAGTTTTCTTTTTTACACCATCAAAGAAAGATGTGAATTTATTAGCTGCTTTTCCTAAGTTTTTAGAGCTTGCGTCAATAGCAGTTCCTGCCTGATTAAAAGAAGCAGTTATCTTTTCTATTTCTCCATTGCCATTCTTAATTGTAAAAACAACCTTCGAATAACTATCAGAAAATTGAATGGATTTTTCATCTAATCCATCAAAAGAACGCGCAAATGCTTCTAATTCACTTCTTCTACTAGCTTCGTCGCCCAAATCAAAGCCTTCAGAAACAGCACGATGAATATTGCCAATTTTATCTTGAATACTTTCAGACTTTTTAATAATATTTTCAATTTCTTTACCATAATTATTAAAAGACTTAACCGCGTCATCAAATTCTGCGGCAGTTTTTTTGCCAAAATCTGAAGTTATATCTATATTTGCAAGTTTTTTCTGTAAATCAATTATTCTCTGATATGCCTGTTCGTATTGTTGAAGTTTGTTGGCAATTCCAGATGCATTCGAGTAACCGCCACCATCAACTTTGTCAATTAAGCTTGTATGCTGGGATTGAACTTTTTCTAAAACATCTGCGCCATATGTAGAATCTTTTTGTTTTGATGCTTCTTTTTTTGCTTGGGCATACTTCTCAAAGTCACTCATTAATTGCTTTGTTGCCGCACTCAATTTTTGCATGTCTTCTTCAGAAACTTTCCCTAAAGTCTCTTCAGATTTTGTTAATTCTTGAATTTCTTTCGTTAGCTCTTCATACCTAGCTTTTAATTTTCCAAGTTCAGTATTCTTATCTACAAAAACTTCTGTGTCAATTTTATTAAAAGCAGAAGAGAGTTTTTTATTTGCATCTACTAAAGTTTTATAAGTATCTGAATCTTTATATGCACTATCAGAGTCACTAGATTTTCTCGTCCCAGAAGATATTTTCTCGTCTGTGCTATTTTTTACACTTTTATTAGCACTAGCAAAATTGTTCTTTTTATCTGTCGCAGACGAGAAAGCCTCGCTAGCTCCTTGTGCCTTTTGAGTTTCTTTATCAATAGCAGTAGCTGAAGCTTCAGCACTTTCTTTAACTTTTACATTAGCATCAATAAATTTTTGCTTTTGTTCAGCAGCCGCAGCAAATGCTTCTTTTGCTTTATTTGCAGCATCTGCCTCTGACGAAATCGCCCTAGCGCCTTCTACAGCTTGACCACCAGAAGCCTCACTCTCTTCTACTTGATGGAGAGCTGGAGTAGCACCTTCTTTTGTGACACTGTTTTGATTTTGTTTCTCTTTTGTAATTTGTTGTTGCAATTCTAACTGCTGTTGAGTAGCCTCATTTTGTTTCTGTTCTGTGACAAGTTCTTGTTCTGCCGCGTCTACACCTTTTTGTTTCTCTTCTGCCACACTTAAATCATCAAAGCTAATTTGTCCTTCAAGTTGCTTGGCTTGATTGATTTTGTTCTGAGACTCTGCAACTTGCTCGTTGGTTGCAGCAAGTTTCTCTTTAGCAGCAATTTCTTCATCGGTCATGGGCCACAAAGATAGTTGTGAATTGTCTGCGCTATAAAGGTCTGTATCTTGCCCAAAGCCCTTTAACTGCTCTTTTGCTTCAGCCAGTTTTGCTTTTAATTCGTCAATCGTAGAAGATAAACTTTCAATTTGAGCTCTGTATGCATTAACTACATCATTTGAAGTCATATTCTCTAATTCACTTGCATCCACAGACACATCTAAGGCACTCTGCGCATCATAATAGTAGCTCTTCCACGAGTCTAAAGCACCTTCCATACGAAGGATTTCTGCCTCTAATTCTTGTATTTGTTTTTGCGTGGCTTCAAGCTCAGAAGCATCAACAGGGTTTTTAGGGACAGCACTTAACTTTTCTTTGAGTGTAGCAATTTCTTGCATTAACTCTTTTTCTTTTTCAAGCTGTGCTGTCTGTTCTTGACTTGACTGTCCAGCAGGCTGTGCTGCCTCTGTTTGATTAAGCTTCTCTTGTGCCTGATTTTCTTCATTTATAGCGGCAGTAGTCTTCTTATGTGCTTCTGCTGCTTGCGCTTCAATTTCTTTAATCCTAGTTACACTTTGATCCCATGCAGTAGTGGCATCAATTTCTCCACTTTCAAATGAACTAAATATGTCTTTGAATTTATCCCAATCTGCTGTATGAGATGGATTTAATGTTGCCAATAAACTTTTTAATTTCTCAATTGGGGCAACAGAATTTTCTCCATTTTTTTGTATCTCTGCCAAATAAGCAGAAAGTTCTGGAAGCTGTTCCATTGTATATGCTTTAAGAGTTGATTCTAGTCCATTATCTGTAAACGCTTTGTTTAAACTTGCATCGACTAAATCAACAATATTTTGCATCACATCTGCATAATTTAACTTTCCAGATTCTATTCCACTTTTTGCTATGTCAGTTAATGATATCGTGTCATTGTCATATTGCACCAAACCATTAGTTTTAGATACAGACTCTTTTAAATTATCAGAAAAAGACTGCCCTATTTTAATTGCCATTTCTTTAGAAATGCCAGTAAAGTCAATTGTTTTAACAACGCCATCGGCAATAATGCCATTAACCCTTGTCCCCTGATCGTAAAATAATTTAACAAAAGAATTAATATCAGACGGAGTAAACGCATCCATTCCATCTGGATGGTTGTGTAGAGACAATACAATATTCTCTTTTAAGCTACTTACAAGATGTGATACTATTTCATCTGTACCAACCTGAAAATCTTGTCCAGAGAATGATCCTACAACTTTGTTTGCACCAAAGAATGTCATAGACTCCTTGGCATTGCCATTTCCATTAGAATAATCTTTCTCTTGTGCCGCTGACGTATTTAATAAGTCTTGCAAAGACTTTGTTACACCACTTACTTTTTCTACACTTTTTTCTGCAGCAGCAGGAATTTCAACATTAAGTATTTCACAAATCTTAGAAAGTGCTTCATTTCCAGAGATGTCTCCAAAATCTAAATCTGAAAATACCTGTTCAATTGCCGCACCTGCATCTTTTGAGGCTTGAGATAGTTCCTTAACTTTATCAACAAGCTCAATCATTTTATCTTCGTTTTGGCTTTCATCATTGCTTGACAATAAAGACATATATTCTTTAACTTTTTTATTTAGCTCGTCATATAAAGAAATTTTCTTTTCTTCCGTAGCAGTGCTTGCTTTTATGTTTACTTCCTTGCCACGATTAAGATTACTTATTTCTGCATTGATTTCTTTAATTTTTTGTCTGCAATCACTCTTTATCTTATCAAGCTCTGCATTCTGCTTTGTGCGAATGTCTTTTAGGAACTCTTCGGCCCTTTCATATATCTTTACGTTGTTAGCAACATATGCACCGGCATCATCACTGCCCTTGTCGGCTACATAATCTGAAGTATTTTTTAAGAGACTAGCTGCCTTTATTTTTTTAGCAAGAGCTTCTTCCTTCCCCGGCTTTCCAGTTCTCTCTAGTTCCGCTAGTTCTTCTTCCGCCTTTTTAAAATCTTTAAAAAGCCCAACCAACGCAATAGTATCATTTTTTTTCGTTGTTTTGAGCCTCTTGCCTTTGCCATTAAATATATCTAGAATTTCTTGATATTCTACTTTTTGTTTTTTAAGTTCATCAATTTGTGCTTGAACTTCGGCAGAAATTCCACTACCAGTTGTTTTTATATCATCTTTGACCTTTCCACCTGCAGACTTAATACTTTCTCCAAGCTTGGATGGGTCAATCTCATCAAATACAACACTCAGTTTCCCATTCAATTCTCCAGCAAATTGAATTAGTTCATTATATTGTGCTTCAATATCTTTTTTATCAAACAGTTCTAAATCAATTTGCTTGTCAATTCCAACATTATTAAGAATTGTATTTAATTGTTCTGCGTAGCTACGTAACTCTTTTGTTGCACCTTTGTCTTTTAAATTAACGCTATTAAGCCCCGCAAACACATTTTTGGACAGCTCTAAAATCTGAGACATCTTTTCAACCATCTCGTCAAAAGATTTCATCCAACCATTATTTAATTTATCTCCAAGGCCTGCCTTTACAGAATCTAGTTCTTTCCTAAGTGCCTTAACAGCATCGTCTATAGCGACAAACTGCTTAATAAAATTATTAAGATTTCCACGCTTGCCAATATTTGCCAAAACTCCATCTACCTGTTCAGCTTGAGTTTTACATGCAACAAGACTGCTCATAAGGTCATCAATATTGTATTTAATTTTCGAAGTATAACTCGCTTCTGCCAAAAGAATCACCTCCTACATCATAAATATACTTTTAGCAATTGAGCGATTGTTTTTTGAAAATTATCTTCAAAATATCTACTGCCGTAATTTTTAATAAAATCTTTTAAAAAGTCATCTGGAATTTCTTTATCAACAGTTTCACCATACATATATTCTCCGTCTTTAAAATATGTCCATGGGTGTTCGCCTTGTAAGAAGTTATCAAATACATAATCGCCTTCAACTTGGCCACCACTTTCCCAAGAACCACCGCCTTGGTGTTTGCTTGAGTTACTGTGGTATGCACCTTCCAACGGAGCAGAATTCATATCAATATTCGTTGTTATAGTAAACGTTTTGCCTCTTTTTTTTAAATCAGAATTTACTTTATAGATGTCATACAAATTATGTTGTCTCCCATACTTTGTATAAGCTCCGTTCTTATATTCATAATATTTATCAACTGCCGTTTTTGCTGCATCATTAAAATCTTTTTCAGCTTGCAGTCTAGATATGTTGCCTGCAATTTCCGCAACAGTTTCAACATTGTCTATTAGTTTTTGTATAGCATCGCCTAATGATTTTGCTTCAGCCATATGCCATCAACTCCTATAAAATAATTATTTTAATTTATCAAGTGTGCTCAAAAGCTCATTAATATCAGCCCCATCAGGAAGAATGCTGTTGATATCAAAACCATCAACCTTCCCCGCAAGTGAATCTGATAGAGTCGTCAAACTTGTATTAATACCATTTGCTATTTGTGCAAATGAAGCTTCAATCGAATTCTGATATTTTAATCTTTGCTCCTCAAAAGATAGAATCTCCTCTGCACGAGAACAGTCTCTTGCACAAGCTACTTTTAACACATCAAACACACCAACGCTGCACAGCTTATCATATTCCCCAACTAGCGCATCAAAATCTTCACTAATTTCAACACCTGTATATGCATTAAACATAAACATGTGAAAATAAATATTTTCATTAAACTTATTTAAAAGAATAAGTCCATTGTCATTTTCTGCGCACAAAGCAATAACGCGCATAGCAATATCATGCTTTTCCTTTACTGGAATGTATTCAGTTTTAAACATGTCTTTTTCGTTTTTAAATTCATTTTCCTTAAATTTCTTAACAAATGCATTAACTTTCATAACCTTTTCCTCCATAATCTAAAAATTTTTATATATCAAATAACAGTTTGTTATTAATTTTCATATTTAGTCGCAGCCCCAATACTCCATCTCATTTTGATCCACAATTATTTTTGGTAAATCAAATGCAGAGCGAGCTATCAAAATTGCTTCACTTTCATCATCTGTTGCGTCAATAAGATATTCTTGCCGAACCGCTTGAATAGCTTCCGCTTTAAGAACTTCTCTTTTAATTTTTGAAGATTGTTGTAATCCAACTTTACGTCTCCATTCTGATGGGAGTGTGTGACAAAACTCTATATTATTTTGATAAGCATATAAAATAATTCCACCCATCAAAAAAGACAATTTCTTCACGGTGTCTATATTTGAGCGTAGAACAGACTCTTCCATCACAATCTTGTCCACTGGCATAACAGAGGATATATATTCACAAATGTCACTTGTCATCTTCGGGATTCTCTCATACACATCCTTTGTTTTATGACAATCTATAAGAATATGTTTTACATATTTCCCATTGTCAAACAAACATACTCCAGTTTTATTCGTACTGGCATCTATACCTATAACTCGCATGCCACAGCCTCCTTTTTTATAAAATAGATCCATAATATATCTCAGTTTGATCCATAAAAAATGAGGGAGTGTATTGCTACACTCCCTCGCCCATATAACTACTTCATATAGGCTATTTGTTTATAAAATTAATCCTCTTTATTATCCGTACTATGATTAGAATCGAACATTCTCTGACAGACAACCAACATGCGCAGCATATCGTATGATATATCTAGTTTGCCATTGCCAGTGCCAGCAATTGCACCAATGTCGATTAAATGCTGCACAGTATCACGCGCCCAAGATGGAATATCTTCAATTGTCTCATAATGCTTATTACATGCATCAACCATATGCTTCATGACATACAGCATACGCAGCATATCAGCAGACAAATCAAGATTACCTTCACCAGTGCCAGAAATTAAACCTTCATCAATCATTTCGCTAATAGTTCCTCTTGCCCAGCTAGGGATCTCATCAATAGTATTGTATCTCATTACATCTTCCTCCTCTTCATCATTGCCATTATTTTTGTTCATGGCTTCATATACGTCCTGACGAAACCCATCCATGGTGTAACCCATGCCATATGTATTCCACAGGAGTTCTGGGTCTGCATGATTGCTGGCCACACCTCTACGATAGCCTTCTACGTGACCAATAATCACGCCGTCTGCCAATGGATTAAGACCATAAGTGTTGCAAAGCTGTGCGAATAGCTCTACGGCTGTATGATATGTCCCCGAAATCTGTTCAGCCGCTTCCGCATAGCTCATTCCAGAGCTAGGTTCCGTCATTTCGATGCCGATATGGGTATTATTTGCAGCGCCACCGCAGTGCCATGCTCTCATCCACCAAGGCAATGTCTGATATACAGAGCCATCTGCCTGTATAAATGCGTGTACGCAAACTGATTGACCACCCGGCTGATACTGGTTGAAGTTGCGAGCAAACACCGCAGCACTAGGCTGTGGACATCCAACGCTATGCAACATCAAACCACTTGGAGTAAATGTTGAACCAATCTTATAACATTTATTTTGTGTCGCAAACGCTTCAATAATTTCCATTTAAATCACCTCAATATATTACTTTCCGCCTTTAACTCTTTCAATAATTTCGGAGACAGCAGAGCTGCCAGACATCAATGCAAGAGCAGTAATCACAGTACCAATCGTAGAGCCTTCTTGCACAAGACCAAGTGCCAAAATAATATCAACACCAAAACCAAATGCAATAGCAAATGCAAATACTGCAGAAACAAACATAGTAATATACTTACCATACTTGGTTCCTTCCCACATTTCCTTAAATCTATCAATAATGTACCACATAATAATAGATAAAGAGATAATTAAAGTTAACATTTCCATAATCTTGTCCTCCTATAAATTTAAACTTTTTAATGACCAAATAGTATTCCAATGATAAAGATATTAGCCACCGTCAGCTTCTGCCTCATATTCGTCGAACGTTACTCTTTTCCAGATATAAACTGCAAGATAAGGAGGCATATTGTTGTGAGCCATGCCGCTACCAGCGGAATCCATACCAAGTCGTGCCCAGTATGTCTTTTCATCAGTAGTAACACTATCAATATGATATGAGCCTTCGTCTGGTGTCCAAGTACTATCGCCGCCGCTATTGCTAGAATACATGGGGTGCGTGTGTGTTGGCATTTCTCCCAGTGTTAAAGTATGCGTTGCCTCACCGCCAGTTGAACCTGCTTTATAAACACTACCACCACCGAGCAAAAATCTATCATAAATTGGGAGCCAATATGTGCCCGGAAACAATGACCCTGGAGCTGTATTTGATGTAGTTATATAAATTGATCCAAGTGGGTATATAGTATCAATAAAATTATTAATTGCTACTCCTCCAATGTCAGACAGCAGTTCAGAAGGAGTTCGATAATATATCCATCCAGAATCGTCCAGTATGGCAATTTTTCCCGGTTTTTTACCAAAATCAGTCGCCTCAGTCGTTTGTAACCACGTGCCAGCGATGTATTTCCCGGTCAGATTGCCGGTTAAAGTACCGCCTGACTTATCGAGTTTGCCACTCAATCCGGTATCAACATAATTTTTCGTTGTGGCATGATTGCTGTCTACTGGGTCTGCTATTGTAGCGTGTGCTAAATCTCCTTCTTCTGTGCATAAATCTCTTATAACCTTCAATGATTCTATCGTATCAGAAGACGACCTATCACACCTCAAAGACACAAAGCTACCAGAGCTACTGCCTTTACCAATAGAAACTCCATTTGTTCCCTGAACCCAATCATCTGCTCGAACTTTTCCTCCAGAAACAACAACTTCTTTACTCGTACTGGTACCATAAGTGACAAACAAATTTCCAGTAATAGTTCCACCGGATTTACTAAGTTTGTTATTTAATTCTGCATAAACAGCCTGATTTTGAACTGGATTTTTTGATGTCGCATTAAGCGCATCGTCAACAGTTGTCTTATTCGCCCCAGTAGCAATCCCATCCAGCTTCTTTTTATCAGCAACAGACATTAAACCATTCGTAGTTGTATTAACAACATCTCTTTCTGCCTTTTTATCCAACTCAGATTTAATAATTTTATTTTGCACAGGGTTTGTTGACGTACTGCTCAAACTAGAATCTACTGACGGAATCAAATCTCTTGTCTTTTGATCTTGGAAAGGAAGCTGATTATAAGTCTTCTTGCCATCTCCAACTTTAAAACGTGTATCACCGGATGTGGTTGTAACAATGATAATCTCTCCATCAAGAAGAACGGGGTTTTTTATTTTCCAATTTGCCTCGGTATCACGTTTATTCTTGACACGTGTGTTAAATATTTTATTCGCCATCCGCATAACCTCCTTTAATATATAAAAGAGGCACTGGCAAAAACCAGAACCTCTATTGAAATTTTCTTTATTCATTTTTTATACACTCCCACCATATACATAGTTAGAAGCGCCTCCGCTTGGTTCGCCAGAGAATATAGCTGGCAAGTCTGCTTGTTCAACCCAAGTACCTGATACTTTCTTATAGACACTTATCGCGGATTTATATGACCCGTTGACCTTGAAATACAACATGTCAGATCTCCCAGTTGTTGACCGTGCTCGCGCATATAAAGTCAACTCCGACGTTGTTGCCTCACCGTCCTGTGGGTCTGCAGAATCCTTATTAACAGAAGGAGTGGTTATGGACAATGGATTATTAGAGCTTATAAAAGTGGTACATCCTTCGTCAGAATACCAACCTTTGAATGTATATCCTTCTTTAACTATTGCCGTAAACATTGCATCCTTCCCCGCGAATGTGGGTGTAGTTGCATCAGCATATTCAATTCCACCTTTTGCAATAGCAGTACAAATGCACGCGCTATCTGAATAATAACAAAAATATTCTTTATCCTGTGTCGGAGTAAAAATATAATATGGCCAATATGTCAGCATACTCCTTTCGCCAAGACTAATGTCTCCGCTTTCCGCAAAACATGTTACTGGAGCATCTGAGAGTTGACACCATATAGCACACGTAGTATTGGCTGGAACTTGCAATGATGCTTTAACTGCTGCTATCGTGTCAGTTCCAGTTTTTGTTGCTTGCCCAAACACTTTAGATGATTCAATTTTATCAAATTCGCCAGTTTTAACATATTGCTTTTCATGATAAGTTAATTGATCGTAATATAATGCGGCAATTTTCAAGGTCCACGTACCGGATCGTCCCGCAACCCCTTTTAATCCACGTGTTAATTTAATTGTATACATTATAGCGCCTGATTTTGGGTATAATTTATAATCCGTTGTTGGCGTACAGGTATACGGATTATCTTCACTAACTAGTTGTGTTAACCCTTCATCTGCATACCAGCCATACAATTTATAATCATCACTCTCAGGGGTAAATGTAAATACCGCATTATCACCATAAGTAATAACAGAAGCATTAACGCTTGCCGTTCCATGTTCTGCCCGTCCAACGCTAATATTCAAATTGCTTAGATGAGCCTTTGCATACAGTGTTGTATTCGCGGTAATAGTAACTACATATGGATTCGCTGTACTCACTAGATTTGTGCAGTTCTCATCTGAATACCATCCATCAAAAACGCATCCAGTATTAGCTGTCGCAGAGAAAGTGCAACTGCCATTTGCTGGAACTGCTGAGTCGCTTACGCTAACAGATGATATATTTGCGCCAGCAATTGCCGCGCATGTAAATAATTTTACATCATGTGTATCTTTAGCATATAATGTTAAATCCGATGTTGGACTAACCGAATAATTTTGGTCTGTACTTACTAGATTTGTGCAAGAAGCGTCACTATACCATCCTTCGAATGTTTCTCCATCTGCTACCGTAGCCGTAAAAGTTACAATGTCGCCATCATAGGCTTCAGCTTTATCAACAATAGCAGTTACAGTGCTACTGACAGATTTAGCAGCGCAAGCATACTGCATGAAATACAGTGATAAATTAATCTCCTGAAGTGTTACCGCATTTACCGTATTATTTGCATGCAAATGGAAACGAATAACACTATTCCTAGACGATTGCAAGATAGCTTCGTCCTTGAGACTTTTAACATCTGTGTAGATACCATTTGAAGTCGGGACTTCTGAAGCTACTTGTGAATCATCAAACAGCAGGCTAACATGACAATTTTTATTGTTTGTCAGCACAGATGTGAAAAAATTGGCGTCTGCCTCTACTGGATGTGCTTTGTCATTCGGATATAAAATGGCTTTTGATGTATCATTCAAGATTGCATATCCATTTTTTCCACCATTCATATAAAGCCTCGCCAATATATAATTACCGAAAGAAGTAATGCCAAGACTTACGCCATCTGCGTTTAAATATGTTTTAGCGTCATCCTTATTGGTTACAAGCAGTGTTCTTTTTACTTTAGTTGGCATTTAATTACTCACCACCATATGTGACAGTAGAAACACTCCCGTCTGAATTTGAAAAATAAATAGTAAGGCTATTAACCCCGTCTTCAAATGCAACGACTAAATGATACACAGCCCCATCGTAATACCACATCGGTGCATCATTAAGAATAAATCCGATAATATCATCAATAGTTGTTCTCCTATCAAGAATTTGGATGCCGTTAACAACTTGTGCCGTAGAAAGATGGTGAAAAATAAGCTCATTATAAGTTAGATTATCATTTTCACTCATTTGTTACCCCTCCGTTTTTAAATATAAGTCACCATCTACCCCAAGGGTGTTGACCGGATCAGCTGTGCCAGTGTAATATGTCGCAGTCGTGACAGATAGAGTGCCGTCAGCGGAGATGGACAAACCGTTGCCAACTTTAATTGTGCCAGCAGTTGAAGTGGTGGCGATTGGAGAAACACTATCTTTAGTAGAACATACCCCTGTAGCCTCGTCGAAGTATACTACACCTGATTTTGGGTCAACTCCCTCCTGTATTTTCATACTAAAGTGATATAAATACGATGCTGTGAGTTTTTTAGTATCTTTTGCAATAGTAAAATTAATAAAATATTCTTGCTCTGGAACACTTAAGGTAACTTTTGTAGAATCGAAATTCGCATCAGTAATAGCTGTAAATCCAGCAGTTTCTCCAATAAGCAATATTATAATTTTATGACTCTTTATTGCGCTTACTAGTTCATCATAATCGTTAACCAAAATGCCACTTGTTGCGTTAATTTGAACAACATATACATCACTTGGTATATCAACGCTAACATCAGCAGTACCATCGTACTCCCCCGCGACCGCCCCAGTAAACGTTAATTTTTTCATACTTCCTGCGCCGCCAGAAACATCAAGTGTCACATCACCAGTTTGTCCGTTAACTGATGTTACAATAGGAGTTACAATTTGTAATTTTTTTGTTGACATTTTTTACATCACCCTCCTTATTCTTAATATTTAAAAGGTGCAGAGTAGTTAGCCCTGCACCTCATATGTTTAATTTATTTAATCTTGACTGCAGACAAGCGGATTGCCTCTGCCTTAGTTGCTGCAGTGTACTGATGATAAGTTTCATATTTAATGGTAGTTTGTTCTGTCAGTTCTACTATTGTAGCAACAACAGCACCGCCACCGCCAATCATATCACTTCTCACAATACAATAAACAACACTATCATCAGATTTAGTTAATCTAGAAATATACATACATCCAGTGCCATTTACTTCCCATTGATGATTGCCAACAATAGCATAAGTACCTGCTGGCAACGTTAAAGATGCAATTGTTGTCATCTCCATTTTTGCTACAGACCTACTATTTGGCATGGCAGAATACACTTTTCCAATATTCCCAAGATTAGTTAATATACCATTAACAGTACTTGCCCCAGTGCCGCCTTTAGATATTGGTAGAGTTCCACTTGTAATATCTGATGCAGAATGCTTATGAGATGTAGTAGCATAATCAGAATGAGTATGACCTATCGGTGCGTACTCAGTATGCACATGACTTAAATTTGCTTTGCCTGTTTGTAAAGATGAAATTTCCGATTCAATATCTTCCAAATTATTAGTCAAACAGGAATTCATATCAGTATCTATCCAAATATTGTTACTCGAATACATAGGATCAAATGTTCCATCCATGTTGCATACCTCCTAACGTTACTTCCATCTACCTATGGCATAGACATAAATTCCATATCCAATATTAGAATCTCCATCCGTACCAAGAGCTTCCCATCTAAATTTTGTCGTAGTTGATAATCCACCTCTAGCAGCAATAGCATATCCTGAGCCAATATAACAATTATAAATAGCTGTAGGATTTGTAATAAACAAACCGGTAGGCCAATCTGCACTGCCTGAAAATGCATTGAATCCATTCCACGTGCTATAATGAGTAATCGTTCCAGTGATCTGCCGCCAACACTCAGAAATTCCACTATTCCATTTTCTGTATGTCCACTTTCCAGAAGGGCCAGAAGCTACAACATAATCAGACGGTTCAATTAACCCAGAAATTTGAGACTTATTGTGAGTATGAGAACTCGCCGCAAAATCACTTGCGTGTTTACCATCTACTGTGTCCGCATTACCACCATTCGCTGGAAGAGAAGTGGGAATAACTGGTATAGATGGCTTGTCAGTTAAATCGTTATAGCTGTGAGTATGATTTACATCTGCTTTATTGGATTGCAGAGAAGAAACATCTCCTTCAATGCCCTCTAAATGAGTTGTAAGACATTCATTTATATTTGTATCCATCCAAATCTGATTGGAGCTATATGTTGGATCAAATGTACCGTTCATTGGGATTCCTCCTTTAGATATAAAAAGGTTTCATCATTGGTTAAGTATGTTTATGTTAGGTATTTAATTCTGCGACTTCTTGCGTAAATTCTGCATCGTAATACCACTTGCCTTGGAAATCATCAAAACTAGTCACTGTTTCAGGGATTGGATGATAATATTTTAATGCATATGGTAAAGAATCATCCTCAATAGGAACATAGTAAGGACTTAAAATATAATTTGTTGTGTCTCTTGTCCCATCGCACATCCCATTTTCTCTAAGGGTCGCGTATTTAAATCCATAACGACGAGTTGCCATCTTTTATTCCTCCTTATATGTGCTAAAATGTATGACACATGTAGCCCCTGTATCATTTACAATATTTAAATCAATTGATTTCGTAGATGCATTTTTTGTTACATCTGCCAGTTTCGTAGTTGAATTTACTGCATATACTGCATCATTTATTACAATCTTGTTTACAGATGTACTATCAGATATTGCCGTATTAAAACTAGAGATCATTGCACTAAATTTTGTATAATTATATTGATCATATTGTTCAAATGGAATAGAAAAACTCTCATTTGGCAAAATTGTACGAGAACCAATTTCAGTTCTATATGTTTTAGTATCAGTTCCTTCTTGAACGCCTTCATCAGATGCAAAAATTTTTCCAACTTTAACGTCACTTTTAGTTGCTGTAAAGACAGTCTTTTCTCCAACCACTACTCCAGTAGCAATTTCATTCCCGTTTTCATCCTCAAGAAGTACAGTATTTAATGCCGATGATGCCATTATTGGATTGCCATATAAACCACTCATACGACAACCACCTCCTGTACTTTAACCTGAATAGATATAGAGCCACTAGGTTTGCCACCGGCCACATAAACTCGAACAGTTCCATTGCCGCTTTGAGTGGTAAATGCTAATCCACTATCCTGCCAAGATGCAAGCTGTGCAGGAGTTGGTTGGAGGTCAACAACACTATTTTCTGTACAACAACTAAGTGTAACATCTTGATAATATGGACTTGAGGTTCCATTCCAGCCTGACGCCAACGTAATTGTAGTAACTTTCGGAAGCATGTTCTGCAGCATAGCAATTGTTGCATAAGTGTCTGTAATAACATTACCAGATGCATCTGCTGTAGCTTGAGGTACTGCACCATATACATCTGCACCAACTGGCTTAGGCATACCTTCTACAACCCACGCAGTTCCATCATACACAATTTGAAATGGCTTATTAATAGATATCCAAGTATTACTATATCCAGATTGCAAACTTGTTGTAATCGCACTTAATCTACGTCTAATCTTTTTAGCTCCGAGTCCATTAACATCTATTGTTGGCTCTTTGCTTGCACTAATTTTATCTGGAATCATAATAAAACTTGCTCCTGAGCTCAAAGACTCAATTCCCGGAACTGTCGCAGTATATACCACGCCATCAGAACTGGATGCAACAGCAGTATATACTCCTGCATCAATTGCTGCCTTATTATTGATTTCATTCTTTAAAGCTTCATCTAGAAATGGCAATTGAGTATAAGTTTTCACACCATCGCCAATTTTTACTCTGGTCTCACCACTTGTTGTAGTAACAACTATTATTTCGCCATCTAAAATTAGTGGATTCTTTTTCTCCCAATTCGCTTCAGTATCTCGTTTGTTTCTCAGGCGTATATTAAATATTTTATTCGGCATAATATTCCCTCCATATTATTTATTTTATAAACAAGAATATTAGTCCGTTGCTTCATGCGGCCATTCTACACGCTCCCAGACATACACGGCAAGATAAGGAGGCATATTGTTGTGAGCCATGCCGCTACCAGCGGAATCCATACCAAGTCGTGCCCAGTATGTCTTTTCATCAGTAGTAACACTATCAATATGATATGAGCCTTCGTCTGGTGTCCAAGTACTATCGCCGCCGCTATTGCTAGAATACATGGGGTGCGTGTGTGTTGGCATTTCTCCCAGTGTTAAAGTATGCGTTGCCTCACCGCCAGTTGAACCTGCTTTATAAGTATTGTCTGCTGCAAGCAAAAATCTTCCCTGAATTGGCCTCCAAGTGCCACCGAACAAAGTCTCCGGGCTTGTTGCATTCGTGCTGATGTAAATAGCACCGATTGGATATGCTTCCAAAACAGACAATGGGTCTCCCTTATCTCCCTTGGGCCCTCTTAATGCCGCAAGCTGTGCTGATGTAAAATCAGCATAAGTAAATGCGTCTCCTTTTGGCCCTTTTATATTAACACTTGCAGGATTGGTTTTGCCCTTGTCATTTGTCCAACTTAAAACGCCATCTGAAGAAACAGATGGAGTGAACGTTGCACCATCAAGTGCCCCAAAGCCACCAGTTTTTATGGCATCTACAACGTACTTTTTATTTGCCGCATCATCATCATTAACAGGTGTAGCAACGGCCATTCTTGCCAAATCTGTTTCAGTTTTACCAACAAACTTTCCTGCATTTTCACCAGTACATAAAGCTGTAATCTCTTTTGATATATCTCCTCGCTGATAGATTGTAACGCCATATTTGGCTTGCAGTTTTTGATCAGCAGTTAAAGCACCAGCAACTTCTAAAGCACCAGCAACTTTGCCACCTGCTTTATCCAATTTCTTATCTAAACCAGTATTAACATACTCCTTCGCTGAGGAAAGCGCCGCACTACCTTGACCGTCTGCATAAGTTTTTGCACTTGACAACGTAGATGCATCGTTAGTACCCATGTCTTCTCTTAACTTTGAAATCTTCGCGTCTAATGCTGCATCTTGTTGACTTGAATTAGTAGATAATGCACCTATTTTATTGTCAAGTTCTGTGTCTTTTTTACTTGTATCTTCAGACAGTTTGGTAATTTTATTATCGAGTTCTGCATCTTTATTACTAGTGTTGGTCGTTAAATTTGAAATCTTATTGTCTAACTCATCATCTTTGCTTTTTAAAACAAACCCTTGTTGAGCAGAAAGTGGTTTATTAGAATAACGGCCTGTCAAATTATCTACAACGTCCCCTTGTAATACAAAAGTATCATCTTTTTGTAATGCCGGTAAATCAACAACATGATTACCATCTGTTAGATTTTCTAAATTATAAATTGTACCATTAATATCAATAGTATTTATGTAAGGCATTTTTTCACCTCCACTATTTTTGCAAATTATAAAACGAGAGGCACTTTAATAAGCACCTCTCGCCACATTAATTACATCTCGAATTCTTGCTTCAATGCGATATAAACCTCTGATTGATATTTGCTTGGAATACTAATTCCATAAGATATAGCCGCAACTTTATCCACACTACGCAACGAGCTAATATACATCTTTAATGAATTAAAGTATGAAACATGATATGTCTTAAATGCATTCGTTTTTGTAATAATTTGCTCCATATCAACAGAAGTATAATATTTGCATTGTTCACCATCGGCATGATAAGGTATTGTTTTTGAACCATCTAATATCATTTGAGAAGATGTAATCAAATTTAATTGATCTTGCACAGTTAATGAAAAATGATGTGATTCTCCATCACTTAGCGTTATATCAAAACCTGCTGTAATCATTTTGTTACAACTTGTTTTCATTTCATTGATTTTAGCATTTTTAATATAACCAATTGTCATTTTTTCTGATTCATCAACATCTGTGCTTTCTTCTTTCTCTGTTGTATCAGGTTCAATATCAATACGAATCTCTTCGTTGGACTTAATTGCATCATAAAGCGCCTTATAGTCTGATTGGACGATTTCTATTACATCAATGATAGGGACATCTTGCGCATCAGGATCTTTAGGTGCCATCCATATTGCACGATACATTTTCCCATTACATTGAATGTATTGAGCTTCAGACTCATCACACACCAAGAAAATGCCATGTTTCTTTTGGAATTTGCGCATATCAAACGAAGTGCCGATTCCAATGAATTCATTATTGCTAATCAATTTGTAATATTTCATCTACACTCGCCTCCATTAAATAGATATGCATGGGCATACACCCAAAGATCTACTCGACACAACATAACCAGTCATATTACCTTGCGCAGACACAACTTTAAAGTACGTATTATAACTAACGTCAGCCGAACGTAAGTACCAAATACTTGCAGTTCCATTCATTGTCTTAATTCTGTCTGCATCAGTATTAAAGAACGTAATAATTTTACCTTCAGAAGCATATGGATCTTCATCAGTGGCGAATATTTCCACATAAGATGGTAAATATACGTAGTCCTTTGAATTAACAATTTCAGATGATCTATTTCCTGCGCTTGCAGGGATCTGAACTTGTTTTATAATTGACTTCCACTCAGTCGGAAATGCATTATAAACTCTACCATTACAGAATTTCCTCATGGCAGAATCGTTCCAGCCACCAATATTAGTGTTTGCTGTATTCATGCCATGTCCAAGAGATAATAACCTCGTTGGAATAAATGATGCTCCAGTTATCTTACTGGAATCTGCCGCGAATCTATATCTCTGATCTCCACAATATTCATAGCGCCAAGTTTCATGAGGCCATGCTGCAAGACTTCTAGCAGCAGAATCCCCAATATCATCCAACCAAACTTTAGCCCAATGAATTTTTCCTTTGCCAAGTGTAACAGAATCTATAGCGCCATTGGATAAGAATTTAAATCCGCCAAGCATAATTGTAGCTTCTGTATTAGTACTACGATTACGAGTCAACTCTGTATATGTGATTTCGTCCGCATATGTACCAGTAGAAGACGCTCCACCATTAAAGGAATATACATAAAGTTTATCTTCTCCATTGCGATAACGAAGAACAACAATATCTCTTTGCTTGCCTTTGCCAACCACTTGACTTGTATTGCCCCATTGGATTTCTGGATTTGATCCATTGTATTTAAGTCTAAATCCTTCGGAACCATCATACTCAAAGCATGATAACAATGTCGCATCTGCAGAGTTTTCATCAAATTCAAAGTCTATAGCAATTGTAAATGAACCAGAATCTGCACCAAATAGCTTGATTCCAGAATCTACTACTTTCAAACTAGTTCCATCAAAAGCAAGCTCATCTCCAAGCATATTATCTTCTACGTTCGTAAATGAAAAATCTTGTCCAACACGAACATCAATATAGTCTTTTTGTTCGAAATAATCATTTGCTTTTCCAGCGGTTGCAATAGCATAGATTTGAACAGGCGTCATATCCTTCAAATCAGTGCCAGATGCTGGCAATCCATTTTGCGTGCTCCATTTTGCATAAACATCCGTATCACCAGTAATAAAGCCTGTGCTCTTGTCCCAACCAGTAAAGATGTTATAAATATATGAATCCTCGTTATCTGTCATAGTGGGATAATCCCCATTATATTCAACACAAGAGCCATATTCAACATCACTTAATGTCTTCAAAACAACACCACTTTGCTTTAACCAACGAACTTTATAAGTTCTTATGCTTGTATTATATTTAGCAGTAACAGTTCTGTCGTTCAATACATTTTCATCAATACCTTCCCATCCTGAGAAAGTATAATTGTACTGTGCTGTACTTGGCACCGTCGGAGTATCAATTTCTCCACTAGCAACAGGATCAATTGCTTTTCCGCCTTGGTCAACATATTGAACATATGCATTACCTTTCTTGTCTTTAATTGGAGTTCCATCCGAATTCATAAACGTTAACTTATACTGCGTAATAATACCATCATAAGTAACACTAAGATCACTCCATGCATTTGCATAGCTATCCAATTCTCTCTGTCTAGCCTGTCCAGCAATATGCACACTACCAGAAAGCATACTACTATTCATCTTGACAATTTTATTCAATAAATCAGTATTAGTAACAGTCCAATGAATACCTACTAAACGCAAAATTTGTAATGTATCAATTGCGTCTGTTACAATTGCGTACTCATCGACAACAGAGTCCTCAACAGTTAAAGATTCAAGATTGTCGTAACTTGCCTGCAAATCAGTAAGATATTTTAAGTTCTTAAATGTCAAACTATTAATACTAGCTGGTAAATGAGCAAGAGCGATTTTACCATTTGAAGCGAATAATGCGCCAGTAATTGCAGTGCCTTCAGCATAAAACTTTTCTAGATTGCCACAACTTGAAAGATTAATAGAACCAGTCAGGTTCGGGCAATTTCGAATATCTAATTCTTCAAGCAATGCATTGTTTCCAAGGTTTAAATTGGTCAAGAACGCATTAGAATATCCAGCCGTGCTATTACCAATAATTAATTTCTGGAGCTTAGAAGCTTTTGAAAAATCATTATCATGGATATAACATGCAGAAATGTCATTAAGCGCCTGAATACGTGAGGCACAATAAATTAATACAGCCGTATCGTCCATCTTAGTAAGTGGGCATTCAATCTCATATGATTGCCCTGCTTTTGCACGAATCTGTTGAGCACTTGGAGAGTTACCAAATAACACAGACAAATACATATCAGAATATGGAACAATATTTAATGTATAATTAGGTGCCACAACAACATCAGAAGGAGTGTTACATCTAAACATGATCTGGTCTGCTTTGACATTTGTGGACAAATATTTTGTTCCCATATAAGCAGCTTGATCACGTTCAAACTGTCTGCGCTGATACTTTTTACGACCATTCATCATGGACTCTAAGAAACGAGGAGTTGGCTCTGGTTCTAAACCACCATTCAAGCCACCACCTTGATATGTACGATAATACTTACGCTCAATATCAAGTCTCCAAAGTTCTTCTGGGAATTGTGCTTGCCAATTGTCAAATTCATTAATTAAAGATGTGGCACTAAAGCAGCCTTCTCCTTCAAGAGTTTGATACATTGCTGCAAGCTCATCGTGGAATAAATCACGTATCCTACACCAAAATACATTGTCTGCTGCATTGAAGATGTAGCCTGAAGACTTATCTCCTTCTGTTCTATAATCGGTGTCTTCTTTGCCATAAGTCATTGTTAATTCGCCGGAGTTATTTATTCCAAGTCCTGTATCGTTATCATAGTCCCATAGCTCAAAACGATATTTACCATCAGCGCATTTCGCATAATGGTAGAAAGAGTTTTTTGCTCGGTTATCAATCATTGTGTATCTTTCAGTAAATAAATACCAATACAGAGCAGAATCCTTGATCACCCAATCACCAAGTTGCTCTACAAACTCCTCGTCAGTAGACGTAATTACCCACTCATAGAAGTCTCTCCACACTTGTTTATTGGCAAGTCTCTGCTTTTCTTTTTCCTCAGATGTAGCTAAACTTGCACCATCTTTGGTTTCTCCGCCCATATCATAGCGAAATTCAAAAGAGCCGTCCCAATCATTATACAGAGAATCATAAGCAGGGTTCCCTGCCTTCCATTGTTCCTTGGTGATAGGATAAACCATGTCACCATTGCTATCTGTAACACCAGTTTGAAACGTGCTATTTGGTAGTGTATTATCACTTACCTCAATAACATATTCTTTCAAATCTTTTACGTCATTAACTCTCGTGGCGTCTGTTTTTTTGCTATCTCCAATATTCCCCAAGGCGTAGTAATGCCAATCATTATCCTTGAACTCTCTATGCTTGGAGATATCAGGATCCGTTTCTTTAATAAATATTACACAGTTATAAAACTCCATACTATTCTTACATCTTGGATCTTTCTCCATAGCGACAGTTTTATATGGTAGATAATCATTAAATCTCTTCTGTAATAATGCATTATTCGCATTCTCAGAACTGGCGATATTGACTTTTAAGTTGAACCAGTTGTTTGGTACAGAAGTTCTAGATAGACTTACTTTACCAGAACCATCACTATACTTAGTTCCATCTCCAAGAATAAGCTCTGTAACATATCCTGTATCTAAAGGAATCTTATTAACAATCTGATTCTTGCCGTCTGCACACATAATGATATCAATGTTTCTACCGGCATATCCATATTCATTAGAAGTCGTACCTTGCCCCGCATGGTAACAATTAATAAATTTCCAGTTGTCGAGAACAGGATCTCCGCCCTTATAAATACATTCAACATTTGTGTTCTTAACATAATCCTTCTTGTCTTTAGTAAAATGAGGACACTCAATCTTAATAACTCTCAATTGAGGACAAGCATTTGCTATAGACTCAGGAGTTAAAGCGTTGTTTTCATCATAAATCTGATTACGATTATATCTTGCAATCATTTCATCAGAATCTCTTGCATCTGCAATAAAGTTAGAAAGGATATTAGAATCAGTTAATGCAGTGGTGTATGCCTTCATACGATAAATATGAACATCACAATCACTGGATCCAATTGTAATAGGTACGGGCTCATATTGATACAACCTATGAGTTGAATCATAAATCATTGGTCTTAAACCAACACCATCTTCATAACTCATAATCACTGCCGTCGCATCAGGATTTTCTTTATCAAGTGCGTTAATATTAAACTCAAACTCAATAACATCTTCCTCACTATAAGGAATATATAAACTCTTAATGCTAGACTTCAAATATGCCTCATGAGTGTTCATTTGCAACCCGACTACAGTAGAATCAGCTTGACAAGTCAAGAATGTCGCGTCTGCTTTTTTAACGTTCGTAGTTTTAAAAACACACTTAAACTCAGAGCCATAAATACTCGCATCTCTTTCAAATAAATTGTAATTTATAGTTGCAGTAGTTCCTGCTTTTATGCAAAAATACTGATTGCCATCACTATCTATCTGATAACCACCATTCGACCAGTCAAAATTGTCAGAAACAGTCATGTTGACATTTGTATTACTATCTTGCCACAATCTATTTTCATCGCTATTTGATAGTCCAGTTGGATTAAAATCAAATGCAAGATTTGCTGTAATTGGCTCAATTGTAATGCCAAGCTCCTTGACATTCATTATAATTGTCAATGTTGTATTTCTACAAGTAATAGTAAGTGTATGCTCACCAACGTCAGAAGACTTATATACCCAAACATCTGATGTACCAGACATGGTTTGAGTGGCAACAACCTTTCCATCGACGCTTCTTGTAATTGTTGGAGTTGCTGTTTTTGGATCAAATACATAGAATGGGATACTTGTTGAATTATATTGCTTTGCTTCAACTTTACCGTAATAATCATTTCTATAAATACATCCAATCACAGGAATATCACCATTCTCGTCATACCAAATAATGTCTTTAAAGATATGATCTGTTTCTATGTTTTTGCCATTAATAGTTGCTGTAATATAGCACTCAAGTAAATGTGCCCCATGACTTTGAGCTGGCAATGTATATGACTGTAAAGTGCCAGAAGAACTTGTGGATACAGAGTTCAACTCTACGCCATCAAGTTTAAAATGCACAGTTTTATTAATTGCTCCATAAGGAGTATAAGTAAAGTTTACAGAAGTATTTACACCATAAGTAATCTTGTCATTAAAAGAAGATTCTAGCCTTACGTCAACTTTCTGAACCGTCCAAGATTTAACTACGACACTCCCTGCCGCATCAGTAACAGTTAAAACAAGTTTCTGCGTTCCAATATTGACATATTCAGTTGCATCAAAAGTATTCTCGCCTTGAACTAGTGCCCCAGACGCAATAATTGAGCTTCCAAGCTTCCAACTATATGTGCCATCTACAGACTCGCCATCGCTATCTATCGAAGAATAATTAAATTTTATTTCCACCCTATCTGTTGTAGTAACAACAACTGGGGATTCAGTAATACGCTCAACCTTTAAAGTGGTAGTTGTAGTGCCTCCACCGCCTCCACCAGTAATTACAAACTGGCTTTTAACTGCTTCTTTTTCATTTTTGACTTCATAAAGTGTAAATACATTCTCTGCTTCTTCTCCAGTTGTAAGAGTTGCATTGCCATATGTAGCATAATATGTGTAACCTTCTGTATCAATACTGTCAACATCTTGTCTTATCCCATCTACTGTACGGCTTAATGAGCTAAGATTTGTAGTATTTGTATCAATGTCTGACTTTAAAGAAGAAACTTTGCTGTCTATTTGCGATTTATCATACGAGTCTCCACCAATAATACAGAATTTGCCATTAATATAACGATAATGGACATATAATCCTTCGCTATTTTTGACATAATAATCAGTGAATTCATTTCCACTATCAGGGAGAGATTCAACAACATTCGCCATAGTCCCCGCAATCATCTTCCATTCATTATCAATCCATTTATAATAAAAACATCCATCACCTGAATGTAGGATATAATCCGTTTCTGCATCACCATTTGTAGGAAGTGTTGTAACTACAACTGTAGAAGACCCCTTAAATTCGTCCCACTTTTGATTACCATCATTATCAGTGATCCACCAATATTTTTCATAACCATTTCCAGACGCTTTTGGCACTAAATAAAATGTATAATCTTCACCTATATCTGGAAGTTCATCAACGACCTCGATATTATAAGAATGAAAATTTTCTAATGCTGTATTGACAACATCTTCTGCTGACTTTGTATATAATCTTCCATTTGCATCTGCACCAATTTCCTGAGTCATGTCTTCAGTTTTTTGTGCAACTTTTACACCACCAAGTGTATTTGTAGCTGCTACAGGGAGTTCATAATTTTCTAATTTACTAAGTTTATTTTTATCTGCGTCTGTATAATCATTCGTGGATAATCCCTTTCCCGATACTTTATCCACTTTATTGTTATCAATTTGATTTAACTCGCTTTGAACAACTAGCGTATCATTTTTAGTTAAAGTCGGCAAACCAACAGTATATGTCCCATTTGTAAGTGATGATACTTTTATTCCCTGACTTAATGTCTTTTCAGTAACAAACACATCATCACCATTTAAAGTTGGGAGCTTCACAACATGCGTTCCATCTGTTAAGTTCTCTAAATTATATGTTTTGCCTCTAACCGTAACTTTATTTATAAATGGCATTCTTTATTTCACCCCTCTTGCAAAATATGTAAAAAAAATAGGAGAGGCATAAACCTCTCCTATCTAATAGAAAAAACTACTTGAATATTCGAAGAGGCTATGCCGCTCAGATCATTGTGGATGATGTTCCACAGTCAAAAATAATATATGCATCCTGATTCAAGTCCTCAATCTTATGATTGTGACCTAGTTTAGAATAAACAGTATCATGGTTGTGACCCGCCGCAGCAAACTCAGAAGAATTATGAGTTAGAAGGTCGCCAGTAACAGCAGAAGAGTTTAGCTTGCCCTCAATTTCAGTCTTTAGAGCAGAAGCAAGATCTGCCTTAGCAACCTCATTCTTGCTAGCAAGAGCGCCAGTGGGAACAACAACATTGACTGCCTTAGAAGAAGGAGTTAAAGCTACTCCATTAACTTTAACCGTTTCAATAACGTTAACCTGAGCACCTGTTGCAATTCCTTTTAGCTTATCCTTCTCATTTGTAGTGTAGTCGTTTGTAGATAGTCCCTTACCAGCAACCTTATCAACCTTGCCATCAATGTTGCTCTGAAGAGTGTCCTGTGCGGATTTAACAGCGTCCTTAACAGTCTTGGCTACAGAACCAACGACTGTATCTTTTCCGTTTAGAGTAGCAATAGCAGTCTTGTTAGCCTGTACATCACCAGACAATGTGCTATATTCACCTTTATGATCAGCAGCATAGTCAATTAGTTCTTTAAAAGTGTTAACAGTCTGATCATCACTAACTTTAGTAGAAAAATCATTAATAGCATCAGCAATCTTCTTATCAACAGAACCCTCAACTGCGGAAGTTCCATTTAGTTTGTCAATAGCATCCTTATTTGCCTTAATGCTATTCTTAACCGCTGTATCATTATAAGTTGCTGCGGCCTGAGCATCAGCGATCATCTGAACAACAGTCTTGCCTGCAGTAACTGTACCAACTTTGCCATCAAGCGCGTCAACATCCTTTTGTGCAGCATCGGCAGCAGCTTTAGCATTATCAGCAGCATTCTGTGCAGCAGTAATAGCGGCATCCTTTCCATTAGCATAAGTCTTTGCAGCAGCCAATGCATTGTCTGCTGATCCAGCAGCATCATAGGCAGTAGAATCGGTGTAAGCAGCAGAACCCAGTCCCTTCACTGCAACATCTGTGCCATTAAACTTGACAGTACCATTAGCAGTACCAGTAGCAAGAGTATAAACAGTTTCAGGGATCTCAATGGTGCTTACAGGCTTAGCGCCAAAATTTCCACCTTTAACTTTAGAATATAAATAAAACTTTCTACCATTATCTTTGTCTGCCTCTAGTTTATACTGCGTATCAGTATCCTGAATTTCACTAGAGATATAATCAGCCAAGCCACTGATTTCAGCAGCTTTATACGTAGGCTTATTTGCTGCTTTTGCCCAATCATAAATGTCTGCGGCTTTACCAGAAACAAACTCAAGTTCACTAAACTTCTTAGTACCATCACCAATTTTAATTAAAATTGCCGGTTCCTGCTTGACCGCACCAGTTGAAGCTGGAACAACTGCAATACCAATCTCGCCCTTTAAAAGAACAGGATCATTTTTAGTCCAATTGGCAAATGTATCAATTTTATTACAAATACGTGTATTAAATGTCTTAGTAGCCATATTAATCAATCTCCTTTAAGTTACGAACAATAATTAAGCGTTGCCGCCATTTAGAACAAGCTCAGTGCCATCTTCAACATAAACCTTGCTAATGCCGACAGAGCCGACACTGAATACACCATTATTAGCAACAATTGTATCACCATCTGCCTGAGCAAGACCAAGTGCCTTAGCAGTAGCAGCAGGAATATTAACAGATTTGTCCGCGCCAATCTCAAGAGCAGTGCCATTAGCCTTAATCATCTCAATTACGTTTGCCTGACCAGCGTCCCAAGCAGCAACTTTCTCTGCACTAATAGCATCAAGAATAGTCTTATTGGCATGCTCGTGTGCCTTCGCAGCTAAATCATCGACATTGGACTGCAACGTCTCAACATCTTTAGCTGCTGCTTTTCCATTAAGAATCTCCTGAAGACCAGTAACATTTGCAATCTCATGAGTATGAGAAGCTAATGCATACTTTTCTACACCATCAACCCTTAGTGCTGCATCAATCTGATCTGCGACAGACTTTTCGCCAAGTTTTGTTTTAATCGCATCAACCTCATTTGATAGGGAAGTCAAATCTGCAGCAAGTGCATATCTGTCTGTCTCGCCGTCTTTAAGAGCTGCATCAATAGCAGTCGCAATCTGAGTTGCAACAGCAGTGCTTCCAACAAGAGTCTTAAGAGATGCAATATCATCCTTGTTTGTATTGATTTGTGCATTCATTGTAGCTGCGTCAGTCTTATGGGTTGTGATCCACTCTGCAATTTCTTTTAGAGTGTCAAAACTCTCATCTGCACCAGCAACAATCTGTGCAATCTGATAAGCGACAGAGCCAGTGATAGTTTTGTCGCCATTAAGTGTGTCAATAGCTGCCTTGTTGTCTGCAACTTGCTTTACAAGACCGCTCTTGTCATCACCGATAGTAGTTTTTAATGACTCAATAGCAGTAGAAAGACCCTCAACAGTAGTAGTGTCTGGCTTCACCCAAGAAACTTTACCATCCTCAGTCTTAACTAGCTGAGCACCGCCAACAGCATCAGCAAAACCAAGTAAATTTAGTGTGCCATCTTTATCTTTAGCAAAAACATTTTCATTAATAGCAATATTGCCGCCAACCTCTTTTAGAGTCTTATCTGGTTGAATAACATAAAGAGTCGCCTTGCCATTTTCAACAACAGCAATAGTCTGACCAAAGTAATAAGTAGTTTCAGAACTGCCCGCCTCTTGTGCTGAAGCAGCAGCGGCAGTAGCAAGTTCTAAACTTTCAAAATAACTTTTAGCGTCAAGAGGGAAAGCCGTCTGACGATTAAAAGCAACTGCAAAATCAAGTGTACCAAAAGTCATAGCCATAATCTTCGTCCCCCTTTATTAGATTTTCACCGTATAAGAATTGGCCTTTGCAACAGGTTCAGCGAAGTCAGTTACATATACCTTGTAAGCAATACCGGCATCTGCACCGGCACCCGCAACAGTGACAGAAGACTTAGTGAAAGCACTCTTAATCTCTGCATTTAAACCGTTGACATCTTTTACAGAGCTAACGTCCTGTAGAGTAGCAGGATAAGCAAAAATTACACGAACTGCACCAGCAGGGATATTAATAGTAAAAGAGGCCCCATTTGCAAGAGCCTTATTTGTCTTAGTTAGTCCACGAATAACAGCGCTAGTAACTTCTGCCTTTTCTTTTACAGCACCATAAAAACTATTACGATAACCTGTAATCGCACCAGAAGCCTTAGTGGCAGAACCAGCAGCAATCTTAATAACAGGGCTAGAATCTTGGCCTAGATTGTCCTTTGCCACTGTGCCCTCCCCATAATTTGCTTTTGCAGTAATCTTATAATTAGTATTATCAGCAACAACCACATCTGCAAAAGAGCCAGTAGCAGTAGTCGCGGTATGACCAGCCGTATCACTAATCTCCCAAGAAGTTGCCGTAATACCAGTATCAGGGCCGTAAGTATAAGATCCTGCACTTAGAGAAGCAGAGTAGGTGGGAGACACAGTTGTACCGACCTCATAAGCTTTAGCCTGACCGAAAGTTAAAGTCACAGCAGGAGCGACAGGAGCTCCGGGTTGCAGTCTCTTCGAGAAAATCTCAAGTAGTGCCTCAGACACAGACTTACCCTTTGTTGCAAAAGTGGCAGTGCCATTCTGAGATTTGGTTAAGTTACCAATCTGACTATAATTGCCAGCCATTGTAATGTCATTCTGTAAAATAACTTTATCTGCATCAACTTGACCAGTCATCGCTGCCCATTGTGTACCATCATACATAAATGCACTCTGTTCATAAGTGCTACCACTAACTGTGGTCGTGATAACAACAATATCACCCTGCACTGCAACATTTTCACCAAGTGCAGCAGCGATAGCATCAGAATCAGATTGAGAGGCATCTGTACGAGTGTACTTGTAAAGGTTATCTCTATGTTGTGCAATGATGTTTTCAATTACTGCCTCATCAGCGCCAGCGTAAGCTAGATCATTCCAAGCAGTTGTACCATCACCGATTTTAAATTTATTAGTATCATTTTCGACACCAAACTCACCCTTGAGTAGAACTGGATTCTGCTCAGTCCATTTAGCAGCGGTGTCATTTCTCATAATAATTTTCGTGTTTAGTGTTTTAGTCGCCATTGAATAAAACCCTCCTTAAAAATTAAGCGTTCCCGCCAAAAATAACAAGTTCATCTTCTTCATCTTGAACTATTTTATTAACAGTAATAGAATTAACTTCCAATGTGCCATCAGAAGCAACAGCAATTTTATTAGGGTCTACCGATGTATTGATAATATCAGATGTTTTAAGAACTCCAGCTTTACCATTTATAGACTCTACCCCCGCCAATCCTGAACCACTTGGGATATCTATTGCCTCCCATTCAGTTGGTGAGCCATCTGAACCAACAACCTTAATTTTAACAATTTGACCAGAAGTCGCTCCAGTAATATTTAATGGATTCTTCACAGAATCTTTTAAAGCAGCAATATCATTTGCCATTTTTGCAGCACCAGTTGTATCATTCTTAATCCAGTCTGCAACTTCTTTTAAAGTATCAAAGTCTTCTGGAGCACCACTAATTACCCCTGCAATTGCATTAGCTACAGTTTGTTTAACAGACCCCTCTCCATCGCCAGACAATGATTTAATTGATTCTTCATTCGCAGTAATACGACTTTTAATTTCTGTGTCGTCATATTTTTCGAATCCCTGCGTTGCTTCCTTTATTTTGCTATCGACATCCTCAGTTTTTGCATATGGACGTAAATCTTCAGTTTTAATATATTCAGTTAAATCAGGAGTATTTTTAATCTCCGCATAATCATATGTTGGCTTTTCTACTTGTTTTGCCCACTCTGGAACAGTAGGGTCAGTTTCCTCTGTTAAGTAATCTCCAACAGGCTGATATACACCATCATGGTTGTGATTTATGTCTGCCTTTTGAGCCAATTTTTCGTCTATATAACTAGAGTCTGGAATGTCTAAATCATTATCAAATTGACTAAGCTTCGTAGGTGCATTTAAAATATTTGCCCAATCAATTTTATCAGCCGTTCCTGTTCCTTCTTGGTATGGTAAATCATTCCACGCAGTGACTCCATCACCAATTTTATGCTTCTTTAATGTGATATCATATGCGGGTTCACCAACTCTTAAAATGGGGTTAACACTTTCCCATTCTTCAGTCGTTGCTCTCCTAAACTGGAAAACGCTTTTTATAGTGGTTGTTTTCATTCATCCACCCCCTTTAATAGCCATGAACACCGCCACCATCATATATTACTAAACGACCGGTATCATCAGGCCCATATCCATCGACATTTCCACCATTAAAAATATAAGAGTCATCTGGATTAATACTGCCATCTGGTTCCGTAATCATTCCACTACAAGTCCCTTCTCCAACATGAAATTCAATTTTATTCGTAGAAATACGAATATTTTTGTTAATACCATATAGGCCAACCTCAAATTCTCCGGGAGTGGCTAAAACTTCAGGCGGAATGTCACATATTAATTTTTTATCAAGTGTCCTAGTATAATAATTATTAAATACTGCTTTAATCTTTTCACACATCAACCAATCATCAGTTCTAAGTGCAAATTCCATAAAAACAGAATTGCAATTACCCGCAGAAAGATCCTGATCTTTAACAAGAATAAGTTGATTGTGGTTGGCAGCTAATTTTATTTTTGCGTAACTATCAGACATTTTAACACTTCACACTCCTTTCTTTATGGAGTTTTAAAACCATATTAATTCTCCATCAGTATAGTCTAACGGAGCAGTGTCAATAAGATGTTCAATTTCTTTTTCTTTCCATTTGTCTAGCAATGGATTGTAATATGAATAAAACTTTGGCTCAGGAAGATATAAATACGTAGAAAGCTCATCATGCGCTTTATCATCTCTATTTATACGAGGCTTATACTTGTTTATTAAAAAAATCTCCAATAAAAACATATCTGCCTCAGAAGCACATACAGCATACTCTATACGTGTCGTTTCAATAATATCTAACTTCTTAACCATTGGCTTACCAAAAAAGTGTAACCTTAAACGATCAATTAAATCTTGCGAAGTTCGACCTATGTATACAAGCTCATTGCCATAATAAATCTTATAAAGTATATAATTTTTACAGTTCATGATTATTCCATAGTTCATACAAGTGCTTAATTTTACTTGACTTTTTAAAAACAAACACTAAACAATCATTCCTAGTATTTGTGTATAAAATGTCTACCAAATCATCTTCTGCTCCAGCACATAAATATTTATAAATCTGCTGGAAATTTGAAATGTACACGACAGAACTATTGTCTGGATTATATTCCTTGCCTGTAATTGTACTCTTAACCATTCGTTTCTTCTCCTTTTTGTTCCAATATAAATGTCGCCAGATACATCCACGTGTCATGTACCTAACGGCTAAAAAAATAGGATATTAACATTTTGAAGTAGTTAATATCCCATATCATTGTATTTAATTGTAACTACTTCGTAATTTATGCCTGTGCCTTCTTAAACTGAGGCTGTGCAGCCTTCTCTTCAGGCTCGGCAATAATCTTTTCAATATCTTTCTTGACAATCTCATTGAAAGAATCAAGCTCGGACAAATCACATGCCTTTAGCTTCTTCTGTGCTTCTTCCTTAGAGATATGACCAAAATTGAACTCGTTTGCTGCAGTAAATGCGTCATGGCAATTTTCACTGCAGTAAAGTGCAAAATAGGTTGGTTTATAACGATCCTGTGCGCAATTGCCACAGTAATTATACTCTTTACCACAACAAATGCACTTACGAGCTTTGCGCATATTCTTCATCTATAAGTTCCTCCTTTTCAGGTGGTAATTGTTTTGAGTTGTTGAGAGATTATATATGAAATTTTTTCATCAATAAGATTTTTGTATTCATCATTGTCTGATGTATAATATGGAATTTCCAAAAATTCATATCCATTATTTAATGCATAATCTGATTTTAACTTATCTCTAAATTGTTGCAATTCAAACGCTTCTTCTACAGAAATGTTGCGTTCTAGTGCATCACTTCTAGTATGTAAACAAATTTTATAATGCTGCACTCCTTGTACTTCTATTAACAAATGGACATCTTGAATTATTAATTCTCTGTCATATGGAAGTATATACCCAGTATCTAGATTTATACATTTTGGAGAACAGTCATATTCTTTCAAATATTGATAGTTATATTTTGCTTGGATATATTCATCAACTTTTTGCTGCAAATAACTGTCAACATCTTCCTGATGACATTTTGGACATTTAAATGCTCTTGAATTTGCCCTACAAATAGTAGAAAAATAATCTTTATGAACCGCATTTTCACACTTAAACCATCTTTTTTGACTAGATTTAGGAGCAATGTCATATGGAGTATCTTCATTTAAATCTGACCAAACCAATAATGATTCTGGATTTTTTACACCAAGCGAATCAAGTTTATGTACTTTTATCATATGACAATATGGACATCTAGTACCTGTAGTAAAATCACACACTACAACAGAGTAGCTTCCATGGTAGTCTTTCTCTTGGCATTTTATCAAAACCTTTTTATTTGATTTATATGCAAGTTCAAATGGATTATCTTCATTCCTCTTGTCCCAATATTTTTCAAGAAAATCTACTCCGATATTATCTATGCCCCATTGTGCAAAGCTTTCTTTAGGATGTACTTCGCTATGTGCGCAATAAGGACAACGATATCCTCTTTTAAACCACTGAGGAAGAGTCTTATAGCTGCCATGATAATCAACATTTTGACACTTAATATAAATGTCTACATCTTTTCTTGCAGCAGCAGGTAAAGTCCAAGGATCAATATCGCTATTTAATTCATAATCCCAATATTTTTCAAGAAAATCCTTACACACATTGTCAATTCCCCATTGTGCAAAAGAATTACACCCAACACATTTTGCAGCACTATAAGAATATGCAGTTAAATTAACTGGCTTATATGGAGTGCTTTCATGTAATTCTCTTGGACATTTAAAATAAAGTTTTTTTAAAGATCTTTGCGAAACTTCTTCCGGAGAAATGATATTTAAATCATAATCCCATCTGTCCAACAGATCTTGTCTATCGTTATTTTCACACCAGAATTGAAAAGAATTGCAATATCTGCACTCAAGTGGGCTATTATGTTTCCTTAATGTTGCAATCTGATATTGAGAACTTTTGTGTATTCCACTTTGGCATTTTAAATAAAAATATTCCTTAGAATATATAGAAATTTCATGTGGATCAATTGCGTTTAATTTATAATCCCACCTATCCAAAATGTCCTTTCTATTATTTTCAATGCACCAATCATGAAAACTTTTTTTCATATATAATTCCCTCCAGAATTTTATATTCCTCCACAATTTTATATCACAAGAAGGATAGGTGTGGAGGCACCTATCCTTATCAATAAGGCTCATGATTTCCTTATCTATCTTGTGCTTATATTATACCACTATAATTTAGTATTGTCAACTATGCAACTTATACAAAATTATTCATCACCCGGCACGATGATTTGGAATAATTTCTTGTCTTTGTCACAATCTCATATTTTCAACTAAAGTCGTTAATTTTAGTCAGCATCATTACATGCGTCTTGTATTTTCATACAAGGAAAGACTATATCATCATCCTGTTTTTATTACAGGAGCATACCACTTCGGCCCACTTGAGCCTACTCTCTTTCGAGATAGTCGTTGAACGTTCTCCTGTTCGGAGCTTCGCTGCTGATTGCCCATTTAAAAAAGTACTTAGGATTTAACCATATACCATACAACAAATTCTTTTTACTTTCGTTACCATCACACTTATATATATTTCACTATTATGTTGTGGTTTTGTTGTCTTTAGGGGTTTCCAGCAATTCGATATGTTTATTTTATCGAACAGCTTACGCTGCACGGGAACTATAATTTAATTCCTGCATGGCCTTACCAGAAAATGGATGCGTACCATCCGTCTGAATGCTTAATATTCAACGCAGTTCGTTACTCTGCGCCAGTCTTCAAAAGACATCTTATACTCTCATATAAGAATAGGCTATATCACTGCCATTCGTAGTATATACGTTTTAGGCATCCCCCATTTTGGCTCACTTGAGCCTACTTCCTCTCGGAATAGCCGTCGAACCTTCCTCTCTTCGAGGCTTGGCTGCTGATTACCCATTATGTCAATGTTTAGGATTTAACCTTGCACCATCCAATTAATTTTTTCTACTTTCGTAACTATCACGCACAAGTTTATTTCATCTTCACGTTGTAGTTTAATTGGCTTTAGGGACTTCCAGCAATTAAAGGGATTATTGGACGCAAGTTCATTTACGCCACTCTACGCTCGTTACAAACGCAGGGAACTTTAAAAAATGTAGCAAATTTTTTGTTATTCCAATCAAAGTCTGGACTAAGCTTGAAGTTGGGGAAGATAATATATGCGAACACGAGTTTGGTTTGATCGCATACATCGCATCCAAGTACCTCAAGAACTAGCTTGCAAGCAGTTGGGAAGTTATTAGCAGAGTTCATGACAGAAACTGCCTGAGCTGCCTCATACTCATAAATCACGAATAGCTGATCACCCTTCTTAAGACCAGTTGGAGGAGTAAGGGTGCTGCCGCTAATGGCAAAATTAGAAGCAGAAGCAGAAGTGCTCTTAGTAAAGACCGTACCGAGAGTGCCATCGCCATTTAAAGTATATACGTTTTTGATCTCATCAAGAGGAACATGCTTTAGTGTATAAGTCGCAGAGCCATCAATGTCAATAGTCTCAAATGCAGGGGTAGTAATCTTGTCTGAATCAGAAGCAACCTGCTTTGCAGTACCAACCTGAGTTGCCATCAAATTCATATCAAAAATTGCGTTCTCTGCAGAGAACTCCGCATTTTTAGCGCGGTAAAATGTTGCGATTGGCACACCTAGTCCATCGACCGCATCTGTGCTCTCAGAGCTGCAGGATAGACTTGGGTTAGTAATCTGGTTTAATGCAAACATAACAGAATCATCAGTCTGAGAAAGAGCAACTCCACGGACAATTCTATCAATTACGAAGTTATTCATATCAAAAGCCATAATAAATTACCTCCATTAAAATAATAAATTTAAATTTCAATATAATAAAAGAGCTAGTCTTTATCTAGCTCTCTCATCCAATTTAATTCTGATTTTTTAATTTTCTTAGTATCAATCATTCCTGAATACATCCCTCTTAACAGTGCATCAGAATTATTGATAACATTCAATCTCGCAATATCATCAAAAAATTCATAAACTTGCATATTGCGAACGTAATCTTTTGTATATCCCATACGACATTTTACAGAAGAAACAAGTGGAGTAAGAAACGATTTGTAAGGTTTATTTTTATTCATCTCAATTTGCTTTCTGTCTTCATCAATAAGAATCCTTTTAGTGTATTTGTTACCTGCATGTTCCACTTTCTTTTTCAGCCCATGAACTTTGCGCAAATAATTTACAATACGCTCATAAATAAGCATATCTATAACGAACCCAGTTTCTCTATCCGCAAGAACAATCTGATCATTTTGATTATTCTTATATGGTTTAAGTTTTGACAAGTCAATATCACCTAAAACAATTCGAGTTGTTTCAACGTTAAGCGTAGGCGCAAGCATCATAAACAGATCGAAATCAGAAATCTCTTCCCAATCAATACCAAGATCCCAAAGTTGACTTTTCATGTCACTAGGGATTGCAGTTATTGTATGAATAACGCTAAAATACTTGCGCTCTCCATATTGAGCAATTTCACCAATACTTGGTTGCAACACAGATATATTATCATTAATTACATATGGATCTCCAAAATAAAGACCTAACTCATCAATTGCTAATAAATCCATGTTCATCCACCTCGTCGCTTCTTCTTGGCTGTGGCTTTAAGTATCCACTATTGAGCCGCATATTGGGTTTAACAGCCTCAAACTTTAATGTACGACAATAATAATCATTGTCCATAATACTTTCTCTATTATAAACAAGTTTAAGCTTTAAGCCGAGCAAATTACTAAAGTTGAAATCATCTTTTACAAAATAACTTAAGAGATCATGACGTGAAATCCCAATTCCAGTATCAATATCATCACCATGGCAAAACACAACAAACTGAATATATTGCATTTTCATTACTTCATTATATTTCATATCCTCAATATCATCCACAGAAAAACAAATAAAGTTTTTAACTTTATCCTGCGTTTTCGGGATTCTAATAAAAGGATATATATTGCAATTGAAATAATCTTCTGGCTCCGCATTGACTCTTTCCAATTCTGTATTATGCAGATATTTAATAATATCTAGATCTTTACAAAGCTTTTCCTTAATCTGACGCTTTGCATAAAGAATATCATCATCAAGATTCTGCAAATCACGACCCATAGATGTCATCATAATCCTTCCACCTCCACAACCAAAGTAGCAGAAGGAGTTTGTATTTCTGTTGGATCATCATCAACACTAATAATTATACTTCCGCCAATCATATTTACAATCTGCAAACATTTCAGTTTCAGATCCATTGGCTTCTCAATATTATAATCATATTGAATGCCAAATAATTGCTCATTATTTTCTTTATAAATAATCTTATTCTTATCAACAACGAACTCACCATTACTGTTATCGCAAACAAGTTGGTCATTTATGTAAATAAATCCCACAGTACACACAAGAGAATCATTATTATAATACTCAATGCGCCAGTAAGGTCTATTGATAACAAATTCGCCATTCTTGTATAAATTTGCAGTAAAGGTTTTATAACTTCCTCCAGCCTTCATACTTGGAGCAGCTCCAGTATAAGAAATTACACTAGTTTCTACATCCCAAGCATCAGAAGGTGAATGAATGTTATTGTCATTAGTTCTCTCTTTGTAATAGTCGTACTCAACCCCAGTATTTTTGTCTGAGAAATTATTGCTCTGGAAATTGATCCAAGAAACATTGTCTACGACATCAAATTCAAGCTCCTGTGTAAAAGTTAATTTAGTCAGCCCAAAAGTAGTAGTATTCTCTACCTTAGAAACCTCCCATGCAATCCTGCGAAGAGGATTATCACTAATAACAAAATGCTCATTATAAGTTATCGTATTTGTATCTACATTGGTTGGCAAAACTGCTTTCAGTTGGTTCTCTACAGATTGTACATAATACATAAAATTACTCCGCCTGTTCGTTACACAAGTGGAGTGTTATTTACATTTTAACAATATAAATCTTTATAAATATCATATTTCCTAAATAAATATAAGTTGGCATCATTGTAAAGATAATCTAAGAAACGCTTAACTTGGTTCCCACCTGCTATTTGCAATGTTCTTGTTGTAATATTTTTATTTCCATGACATAAATATATACCACAATTAATATTCAACACTTTGTGCAAAATGTCTGCAAGTTTACTACAAAACATCTCTGTACCAATTAAGTTAATTCTCTTTTCTTTTTTTGCTATATTGCCATCCCCATCCATATATCCTCTAATAAAATCAGGATATAAATCCTCTGATAGCCAATCTGGAAATGTCAATATTAAACTTTTGTGCGGAACAACACCCAAATTCATTAATTGTGTTGCCATATACTTATTAGTAATACAAAGGCTATATTGATCACTCCACTTCTCATTTTTCTGATGATATGGCATTAACCTTAGTTTTCTATTACTACCAATTAACTTATTGATTTTTTCCAAAATATATTTATCTTCACTTTTTAAGCTGATAGATATGCTTTTCCCAGTATTACATCCATCAGCATACAACAGCCCAAGAATGTATGCCTTGTCTGGATTGTCGATAATGTCAAAATAATGTTCATCCAACGTATATTTTTTAGAATGTTCACCATATCTAGAAATATGTACACCTGACAAATGTAAAATTTCTGAAACTGTTTTATTACTAATACCATATTTTAAAGCAATTCCATCCATTGTGTTGCCAGACTTATATAAACTAACAATATCATCTTTATCGTCTAATGTTAATTTCGTCCTACCAAAAACATTATAACTACGCAAGAAACGTCCAATAGAAGATTTTGATGTATTAAACATGTTAGCAATATCTTTTTGCATCATTCCATTAACGTATAATGTTATGATTTTATCTTTATATTGTTCTAATTCTTTTTTACTCATCAATTATGTCTCCTCTCAAAAGCCACAATATATAAAACATTGGTAATTGATTGTTTGAGAGCCAATCAAAACGGTAGCTACTCCGCTGTCCCAATGCTTTTAACAAAGTAATATAAATAACATTTCTTATACTTTCGCATAAGTTTAGATCATATCTTCACCCTCACAAGAGGGGCCCTCCATTTCAGGCACTTGCCCTACGAGATTATTCTCTGATCGTTGAACCTTCTTCGTACTTTACATTATACAACAATAATTTTGTATTGTCAAGTGCGAAGCTTGGCTGCTGATTGTCCAATCTGTCTACTTTTTAAGCATTCACGCTCGATTTTTCAATCCACGTTGTAGCAAGACAGCTCTAAGGAGTTTCCAGCAATTAAAAGGGTTTTCTATGTACTGTTACCAGATACATGGAACTACTATTGTAATCCATCCAGCATTTTTGTTATCCTATGTGCTTTTTATCACATAGTTCTTATACTTTACCATCGTATAAGTTCAGCATATATTTTCTACCATATTAACAATGGCAGGAGGAAGCTCTTGGTGGAATTATTGCTTTCATATTAACGCGCATCCACTATGCGTTACAAACTATATTAGATATTATAGCTCTCGGTATTATCCTAAAATATAGGAGGACTTCACCGATACATCCCTCTTTATTACCTACTTATTACTAAATAGGAGTGCCTGTATTTGACACCTGAATTATAACTAGACTGTGTTCTTTGCACAGCCCATGAAAAATATGTACCAACATCAACATGTTTTCCTTCATACAATGGCCAATCTTTTTCTTCAATTTCCCATTTTAACAAAAGATTACATTTTAAAATATAAAACTGTGGAAATTGCGGTCTATCATCACGAGCAACAATTAACCACAAATTATATATGCCAAGGTCATCTGGCACAAAAACAAATGAGCCCACTCTCACATTTGGATTCCTTCCATGTTCAAGTGGTCGAAATTGCAGATAATAATCTACCTGATCTCCCGAAACACTATAATATGCATGCACCAGATACTTGGCATCTATAGGCTCAAAGCCCATAATTTTTTGTGGATTATATTTTTCCGCACCATGAAATACCGCCTTAGCTTTCTTATAACCAGCAAGCGTTTGTTCCGGGAAAATAACATCTTTGTCCTGAATATAACATTTACGATATGCCACATCATTCGTAAAAGTAGCATCCATAATCTTATCAGACTGGTGCTTAAACACTTCTCCCACATTACGACCTTGAAGCCTCATCCGATTATTAAATAAATCATACATCGGAATCAACCTCCTTTATTTCATTTACAAGAGAACATGCATCTAAAATATCTTTTCTATACTTAAGAAAATCAGTTTCGTAACGTGCTGATTCTAAAATACTCATTAAAGTTATAATTTTAGGCTGTTCCATAAATAAACTATTTAGCCCACTAATGCGCTGTAAAAGAGTTTGAAAATATTTATCCAACAGTTCATATCCATCTTCTTTATATGGTAGCAGCTTATAAATTGCACCCTGAAGACGTATTTTTTCTTCATGAATTTGGTTTTGAGGCAATACCCCGTATTTAAAATTCATACGCAACACCACCCTTAACCAAAATAATCATTTGTCACATAACTATAGTCACGTGGTAGTTTTCTAGCTTCGGTAAACGTAGCGTCCCTGAGAGCTTTTAATGTTTCTAGCTGATTCGCTTGACTAAAAAACTTCTCTTCTTTACCACCGATAAACTGATTTGTAAGCAATACACTATTAATCCTTTGATCAAGCCATGCACAAACCATATACAATGATAAAACTTCAATCTCATAATTAGTTAAATCAGCATTAAATGTCTTACTTTCATCATCTCTATTAGATAAATCAGACTTACATCTAGTAAAATTCGCAATCGCGCTTGTTAACCAACCACACATCATCTCATCCAAATCTTCTTCTGGAAGAAGAGGAAGATCGTAATCTGTAATTCGGTTAAGAAAACGCTTAAAAATTGTTTCGTAGGAAGTCATTCCCTAACCTCCTTACTTATTACTGAATTAGCAACTTCAATTCTGTTCCCAAAATCTCATCGAGCGCATTAATCTTTGCAAGACTGTCTAAAGAGCCATTACGAATTTTATCACCCGCGATATTCTTTACAGAGTCTTTAAAGCCAACTGGGATTTCACGAAGTCTCTTCTTAAATTGATTAATTGGAAGATTAAATAAACTATCCACATCAACGGCTGCAACTTTGTCATACAACGTCTTAAATTCAGGCCATTGTTCAAGAAGCTCTTCATCTTCAATTACAAAATATGGTGCGTTTAAATATGCTGACCTTGTAGATCTCAACGCTTGAAGGTCTTGAAATTCAACTTCAGTTGTATCCCCATAATTAGCCCACGTATAAAGAAGCTGAGACTTCTTACCCGGTAGCAATAATTCTCCAAAAGTCACAGACTTACAAAGAATAGGATCATCCATAGCAAACTTGCGAGGCGCCTTATTTTGAGTTGCTTTAACTGCTTCATTTTCAACAGAAGCACTTACATCTTCTACAGAGGCGGATGCCTCTGGCTTTTTAGTTCTTGTACCTGCCATTAAAATTTCTCCTTTTATTCCTTAAAATAATTTTGTATTGTTAATTATTACTTAATAATCTTCCAGTAGCCAAACTTCTGATTGAGCATAACACCAATGCCCATCTTGGTTTGTACCTCATAATCATATGTCATATCCATATGAGTGCCTGCATCCTGCACCTGATACATACGAGTATCACCCTCGTAAACAAGCTTTAGCATTGGCTCAACACCAACAGGCATAATGAATAGAACATCATTAGCAACTAGATACTGAGTGGTATCATTAAGCTTAAAGCCCTGCTTTAGCTCAACACCTTTATGTTTAACAAATTTTATTTTCCAATTTTACCCATGATAATGGTTCTCTGGTAACTGGGTGCTTACCAGCATGTTTCTGCTTTCCACAAATACAAGCCCTTATAGATTCTCTACAAATATTGTATTTTTCTGATGCAGATTTTATCGTTACAAACGACTCGTCCAGTTGTGGACAATATATATTTATTCCATTTTTGCCTTTGTGTGCAGCACTAATTTTTGCACGAGTCTCAGAAGAGCATTCTATGCTCCCACCATTTCCTGATTTCTTAGCTGCCTCACTTCGATTTATGTGCTGAATTACATTCCAATCAATAGATTTTACTTCCTTACGTTCACATTCCGACATATTGATATATTCATCATAATACATAAAATCACGATGAATCTTTAACATTTCCCACATTGTAGTATTACTAATGTTATTGTCAATATAACAATCTTTGATTGTATTATATATTTTATCATCACACAGTCTTATTACACGTCTTGCAGATGGATTTTTATAACCAGAAAATTTTTCTGCATACACCTTTCTTGCTTCTTCATATTCTTCTGGAGTTAATTCATATCTTTTTTGATTCTTGTCTTTCACAAAAGCCATTAATGTATATGCATGTGCCAATTTATCATCATCTGGATTTTCTTGAGCAAGCATTTTATGTGCAATAAAATGTTCTCTAGCAAATAAATCAATTAAATTTTCATCATCGTCTGATCCATTTTTACATCTAGGGACAATATGATGTCTTTCGTGATATTCATCGTCATTCATAAAACGCCCACGAGTTTGTAGAATATTATTGATAAATTCTTGATATTTCATATTTACCTCTTTAAAAAACATTATTGGAAAATAAAATACAGAGCGCTACCTCTGCGTTGTTGAAAAATTCAACCTCTATCTTTCGATAGAGAGCAGACTATATCTTCGTCCTTTCGGACGCGCACCACTTCGAACGCCAATCACTTGCGTCCTACTCCCTTGCGGGATAGTCGTTGAACCTTCATCTTGACTATAATTTTGTATTGTAATTATACCATATTTATTCAATTTTGTCAAGACACTTGGCTGCTGATTGTCCATTATAACTACACTTAGGGTTTAACCATATGTAATCTGTATTTGTTTTTTCTACTTTCGCAACTATCACGCTCGACTTTACAGTCCACGTTGTAGTCAATACAGCTTTAGGATTTTCCAGCAATTCAATGCGTTATTTTTCGATCTAATTTCTTAGACCGCGACCTATTTTATTTAAGTCTAATTCCTTCCCAATAGCCAAAACGACCAGTGGTATACATCTCGTTCTTCATGTCGCCAGAAGCCCAAGAGACATCATTAAGAGCAAACACACTAGCAAGAGCTGCACGAGTACCCATAATTACAACTTCGGAATCAGATGCCATGCCGACATCCATACATAGAGTGCGTAGAGTCTCCTTGGTAGAAGCATCAATAGCAGAAGACTTGTACCACTGAGCACCTAGAGTAGTGCCAACACCAATTAGGGCCTCATAAAGGGCCTGATTGACATAACGATCAAAAGCCTCAGTAATCTTACTAACTAAAGTAGCAAAATCCTCAACGCCAGTAAGTAGACGCTCAAATTCTGCATAAACCTTCACGGCGTACCAGCTAGTCTCAACAGAGAAGACCTTGCCAGCACCTAGTCTCTGACGGATAATATCGTGATGGTTGCCTGAAACCTTCATAACAGAAAGAACACTGTTGTCAGGAACATAGAACTCGTTCTTGTCGCCAAGAGCAAGATTCTTGACATCAACATACTCTCTAAAGAAAGGATTCTCTTGCCAGCCGCTAACTAGAGCGTCATCAATAGTCTCCTCAATAATATCAAATAGAACTGCCTGATTCTTACGAATACCACGTCTAATCTCAGCCTTTGTAGAATGCTCATCGCAACCAATCACCTGACGGAAAACTCCTACAATCTTATCATTAGCTTCCTTAACAGAATAGCCATCAACAGTGCCACGAGCGGCATCAAGCATTAGCTTATTAAAAGCAACATAATCATTCACATCATCATTAAATGCATGCTGAACCTTTGCATCAAAATTCATAAACTTAGACATAATTAATTTCCTCCTTCCTTAAATTCCTATATTACATACCAAGACTCTCAACGTGGAGTCTGTAAGAAACACCATTGGTGTAATTAACCTTCTCAATGATCTTAAGAGCAATACCAGACTTAGGAGCTGCTGCAGCTTCCTTATAAAGACCATTCTCAATCTCTACATAATTACCAACAACTGGAGCGGTAGCTAGGGCAGTGATTGCATCATCAGACACCTCAAAGATGTCGTCAACATAAAGCTCATAAGCACGAGCAATCTCACCAGCAGCATTATAGAAATACTTTTCCTCCTGATAATACTTACGATCACTGTTGTAACCAATTGGAGTCGTAAGCACTAGATATGGCTTCTTACCAGCGGCATAATCAGCACTATCGAAAACCTGTGCCTCAACCCATGCGCCACGAGTAATAATAGAACCATTATCTAGATCCTTATGGCACTTAACAGATAGGATATGACCTACTTCAGTACCCTTGAGCAAACTTGAGCTGCAAACTACATGTGCATCTCCAACAATCTTGTCATAAACATTTGCCATAATTATTTTCATCCTTTCATAATTAAAAATTTGTTTTAACATAACAAAAAGCTATTTATACAATAGCTTTAAGTCTAAATAAGAGATTTATTATTTATTAATCATTAAATAGATTTCCATAAGCCTTTTTCTTTGTAGGCTTGTTGAAATTAATACCAACCTTGCTAATAGGTTTCTTTTCTCCCTTATTCTCAAGAGAGAACTGACCTTTCTTAACAACATAATCAGCAAAAATAACTTTTGCCTTCTCTTCAATCTCATCAATAGAATATTTATCAGCGTTTGCCTTTAACTCAGCAAATGTCTCGTCATCACCAAGCACTGCATATTCTTCACGAGCAAAGATTTCATCTTTCTTTGCTTTAAGCTCAGAAGCGTCGAAACTATCCTTAAATTCTTTAAGTTTAGCATAATCTGCCTTTAGAGCTGCAATAGCATCTTTCTCTTCCTGAGTTAGCCATTCACTAAACACTTGAACCTTGTCTTCACCTAGTGCGACATTATCACCGTCAATAGAGTAGCCACGCTTATAGAATCTACCATCTTCGCCATCCTGATAAATAAAACTATCATTATAAGTCTCAATAATCCAATTCCACCATTCACTCTCAGCGCACATCAGGTTATAAATGCTATTACGGATATCTTCATGAGACAGCTCCCATGTGAGTGTCATATTACCATTCTCATCAACAGAATACTTTCTTTTGCTTTTAGAAGATTCATCGTCATCAATTTCGGTGTCATCATCTTCTCCGTCGTCACCCTTATCATCATCGCCGCCTTCAGAAGGATTTGGGTCTGTAGGATTTTCTTCAGGATTTCCGTCGCCACCATCAGGATCCGTTTCACCTTCACTGCCGCTAGCTTCATCACCAGTGTTATCATCGCCACTTCCATCAGAAGTGTCATCAGTACCATCTTCACCATCAAAATCTTTATTACCAAAATGTTCTGCAAATGCAGCAACAAGATCATCATCACTTAAACCTTCAACTTCAAAATCAATATCATCCATAGTAACTTTATACTCTTCCATCAGAGTTTCTAGCTTGTTCATTTCTTCGTTCACTCCTTTCTGATTAAAGTCTTTATTTTGAAACGTAGAAAGCGTATTATTAAGCTTTTCCAACGCATCAATCAATTTTTCTTGATAATTCTGTGAAAACATACTGTTCTTTTCTCCAAAATCCTCAATTGTAATCTTAGAGCCTTGCATACCTTCCTCAATAGGAGTTTTGCCATCTTGCTCATAGCCAAGAATTGTCACTCCACGGAAGCCAAACTTGTCAATAGAAAGATAATTCTCTTCCGCATTCCAACTCATTTCATCAACCGCAATTTCAACAGAGCACTTGCAAGTTTTATGTCTCTGAAGAATCTCTGCCGCCTTAGAATAATCTTCAAAAACATGACCTTCGACCATTAAATAAGTCTTGTCATTTTTCTCGTCGTATTCTAAATATGGCTCCTTTAATTGACTGATAACACCAACTGGCTGCTCAATATACTCTAAATTGCCATCTTCATCTATATCAATATCATGTGAATGAAATTCATATTCTCCATTGTCTGCTTTAAAAATTGACCCAAGAATTGGACGCCCTTTGAAAGAATCCATATATTGTTTCATTGTATCTTCAGAAATTGAAGAGCCATTACGATTAACACCTATATGACATGCCTTAAGCTTTACATCAAGTAAACCATCTTTGCTAGTATCATTAGATTCAAACGATTCAATAGACTGCACAATTAAAGGTTTATTATCATATTCTTTGGAGCTAAACTTAGAAAAATTGTTCTCTTTACAGAATTTATATAAATCATCAACTGTATAAAACGTTCTCGGCATATATTCTCCCTCCTTTCATTAAAAGATATCTATGTAATGCTCGGAAGGAGCCTACATGCTTAAAATATTACTAAAACAATACTTACTTTTATCAATCACGCTAAAATTAAAATGTTTTGGTGGTTGATTTAAAAAAGTGTAAGTATCTCCAATTTGAGATACAAGCTTAAATTCAGAGGCAATCAAAGATGTCGCTGTTGCTTTATCTTTAGTAACAATAAATTTTTGACTATTGTCTGACATATATATACCTCCTTTAATTGGCCTTATCTCGTTTATCTATACTGGCCTCACCATCGTCTGTCAAATCACCAAGATCCTTAGTCGGAGCTCCACCAGTATCAGAACTACCAGTTTGAGTATAAGTACTTTGTAGTGGTACCATCTTTTCATGAAGCTGCAAAATTTCATTTTCAAGATGCAACATTGAATTCATGTCTAACGGACTAACCCCCATTAAAGCAGCAAGTTGCGTCTTCATGGGAAGTCCTAATGTACAAGCTTCCTTTACATTTTTAATAACTTCATCTTTCAAATAAGGGCTCACTTGCATATACTTTAAACGCATACCATTGTCTGGCAAAACATAATCTAAAAACATATTAACTCTTGCCTCTATTTGCCACAATAGAGGTTTTTGTATGAACAATGCATCAAATCTCATTGCTGCAGTGACAGCGGTAGAACCAGTCAATTTTGAATTGTCCATAATTTGACTCACGCCCGCAGACTCCCACAAATTCTTATTTGCCTTTGAGATACTATTTGTCTCATCAGTTGCATCTTTATCAAAAGTAATTGGCTCAATTTTCATAGGAGACAACGCGAGACCAATTTCTTCTGGAAGTATTTGATTGATTTTATTATAAAAATCTACTGCCAAATCAAGACTTACTGCAAAATCATCTGGATTGGTAGTGTTGGATAGAGTATCAATCTCCGCAACAAGCAATTTATAAATAGAAAGTTTATCTTTAACACTTGTAATACCACGAAGGTCAATCAAATCAATAATGTCTTCAAATAGACTAGCAAATGGAGGAATAACCCTATCCAATTGATCATAATCCATTTTAAAAACCACTGTTCTTTCTGGATCAAGCTCTGCCCATCTTTGCTTGCTGTCCTTTTGATACGCATTATAACCAGTTGTAAATTCTTTGTCCCAATAATCAAGATATACTTTATTGGCAGAACTATCAAAATATGAAAAGTCAAATGCACAATTAAGAGTTCCATTATAATTAACAGAACTTATTTTACAATAATCTGCATTCAAAGGAACAATTATAAAAGAGTTCCTATCTTGTTCCTCTCCATCTTCATAATAAATATATCCATAGAAGCAATCTTCTCTAAGGCATGCAGTCAAAATGCCATGAATTTGCCCTTGCATATTCATTTTTTCAATCCACTTTAAAGTAGACTCATAATTCTGAAGAATCTTTTCATCGTCATTGTCCTCTGTCATAGAGACATTAGGAATCACATTATATGCAGTTAAATCAATATGCGTAGCAAAATATGCAATAATTCTTCTATATTGCGCACTCAAAACGTATAAAAATTGGCTTAACTGTCTTAGATTTTTCTGGTTTGTATCAGTAAGTGGGTTCTTTAAATATGTTCTAAGTGAATCCTTAGAATATACTGTATATGTTTTACTCGGAGGATTTTGTAAATCCAATAATTGCAATGCTGCCTTTGCAGCCTGTTTAAACTGCTCAATTTGCTGTTGTTTAGCGGTGAAATCCGCTATTTCTTTAATTGAATGTTCTGTTCCATGAGAAACTGTGTTCTTCTGTTCTGTTGGCAATTATTTCACCGCCTTTCTTAATTAAATAAGCTGCCGGGTTTTTGAGGTGCTCGAATCTTAAATTGATCAAGCATATTTGCGCTACTAGGACGCTTCTTATTAACGAGATGATCTCTTCTAAGCAATTGAAGCAAATATGCAGCCATAGCACAGACATATGCTCGGTCATCATTAAGTTTTGAGCCCGGTGGGAGATCAAATCTATCACCGCCAGAAGATTGTTTAAACCTATAAATATTAACAAGTTCAGTTTTCATTGCATCAATTTGCTTCAATGCGATCTCTTCATCTTGATCTAAATTATATTGCTCTCTGACAATTTGAATGCCAGATTTCTCTAATGATTTTACTTCTTTATCAGTTGGTTCTTTATATCTTGGGATTTTTTCTCCTGTCTTTGTATTTAAATCATACATAACAGTAATGTAACCTCTATTGTCATATTCCATTGGCCACTCAATTAAATTCATATCCATCATTTCAATAAGAGCTCTAAACATCTCAACTTTATATTTAGTGGGTTGAATAAGTCTCATCTTGTTAGGAATTGCGTTAGGGTATAGCCTTACTTCCTCTGGACTATATTCTTTATCAATCATACCCCTATGCATAATGCCATTATCATCTTCCCAGTCTTCCCAAAAAAAGTCACTAATGTTAACACCTGCTCCTCCTGAACCCGCATCAATCCAAAATCCTAAAATATTCTCATAATCGGCAACACCTTCACCATTATAAGCAAGTAGAAGTTTTTTTACTTCTTTTATCTGATTTGGTGTGGTCATAGGAGTCTTATGTTTTTTCATGACATTTAATAAGTTAACAACATTTTGTATTTTCATTTTCCAGCCAACCACTGGATCATCAATATACTCTGCACACAATACGACAGAGTTATCTTTTGCTCTGGCACTATCGAAGAGAAGAGCCCATTTGCTATTTACGTCATCACTTCTTAATTTTGGAGGACGAGGCACAGAGTTCCTAATAATAGTAGCTCTTTTAATTGCCTGCCCATCTCCGCCTTCAGAAGTAAAAATATTTTTATATTCTCTTAAAGCAGCTTCCTTATCTTCTCGCATGGCTTGGTCTACCTTTTCTTGTGTCAGAAGAGGAACTGGCCAAATTTTACCATGCATTGTTGCTCCAATAACTACATCACTAGAGATGTCTGCACAAAAATATCTTTTATCTCCAGCAAACATTTTAATAGAGAACTCTCTATACTTCTTAAAGAAATATTGGTCTGTACGACCTGCTGAAGAACAATATAATAGCTGATTAGGAAATGGCGTCGGCTCTGCTAATAGATCTTCCGCACTAAACCCCCTACCAGCTTTAAACTCTGAGTTCTGTGTAGTAAACGGCTCTGATGTATGAAATAATTCATCCGGTGCATTCATCGCCTCATCATATACGTTCAAATTTGAACGCTTAGATCTGTTATTGTCAAAATTACCATTCAAAGTAAAACATTGAGCTCCACCATAAGTCCTTACCGTATATGAAGCAGGATTATGAATCCATCCATTTGAATTGGCCTGAGATTTTACTACATTACTTTGAAAAATATCATTTAAGTTCGTGAATGACGATATGTTTTTCAAAGCAAACGCTTCCATTTTTAGAAACATCTCAATACTTTGCGAACCAACGCCTGCAAGGATATATGCCTTAAAATTGGGTATAAGCATCATCTTATCCATAACAAACAAAGATGCTAGAATGCTTTTACCACCATTTCTCGAACATGCCCATGCAGAAAATGGAGTAGTCCATGTGGAATCAAAGCAATATCTTTGATAATCTAACAACTGAACATTAAAGATCTCCTCGGCAAACCTCGTTGGATTTCTTCTTCCCCATTGTAAAAATTCTGCAAGCTCAAGTTTTTCGTTATATTTTTTTGTCGTCATTTCATATAGATTTGGACGAACAAATGGATGGTCATATCCATAGTCTTCAATGATATCATCAAAAGTTTTATAATCTTTAATTAAATCTTCATTATAAAGCAAAATATCACTCATCTTCGACCACCCGACCATTTTCATCAATTAAACCTTTTTCTTTTAAAAAGTCTTTTAAATCTTTATTCTCAACAAGCAGCACTCTTGCTCTTTCTACAGCTTTATCTCTTTCTTTTTGTAGACTGTCTACTAATTCTCTTCTAATTCCTTGTATCTCATCCATAACATTTTCATCAAATCCAATTTGGTCTATCTGCGCTTTTGCACTAATTTCCGCAACTTGTTGCATGCCCCTGCAATAATCAATATCATATGTATTAATTTTTGCATCTCTAAAACCTATTAAGTCTAATTCCCTCATCTTTCCAGTAAGAGTATTTTGCCCCTTGCTTTTAGAGTTGTTAAAGTTAACGGATATACCATTATCCTTTGCTAATGAATTAGCGCCACTTAATAATTTTGATATTGTGTCTGCATGTTGCTTAATAATACCATTATTGTTATTTAATTTTGAAACATTAGAAGAAAGACCATCAATAGCGTCGTTTATTTTTTGTATCTGATTAAAAGCTTTCACTATTTGAATAACAGCATTCATTTTCATGCCATCATTTTTTGTTTCATCATCAATAAAACTAATTAGCTGCGCATAAAGAACTGGTTTGTCCTCTTCAATTGGATAGTTTGCAAACGGATCATATCCAATCATTCTAATTGCATCTTTACGATTAATTGCATACTCTTGCTCAATTTCTCGTTTGCGGTCATCAGTAATAGTATATGTATCAGATTTTTCTGATGACAAATCTACCTTTTTCCCTATGTCCCCATCATGCCACCTTAATGTCCTATATTGTGGCAATGAACAAATATTTTTAATATATGCTTCCCATGTATCTGAATGAAGACTTTTATTGCTAGGGTCATTACTCTCTACATAACTTGAATTAAATAAACCCTCAAAATATGGCTTATCCAATCTTTCAAGCGCCTCAATAATTGATTGCTTGGTGCAATCTCCATATCGACCAGTTTTTGCATCATAATTCCTTGCAATTTTTTTTGCACATTCCTTACACATGCTTGTAACACCAGTTTTTACTAACGGATCTGTACTAACATAGTATTCAGACCTTTTCTTCATCGTATTACAATAAGGACAAAGGTAGCTAGGTTCTTCAACCATTGGCTTACCAGCTTTTTTTGCCGCAGTCGGTTTTCTTCCAGATTTCTTTGCAGTAGTTGCCATCCCATTCTCACTTCCTTTGTATCTTATTGAGCAGAATTAATTATTCTACTGCTGTATTTTTAGCTGCCTTAATTTGTTCATTGATTTCTGACATCGCCTCGTTAAATTTTTCGTCTTTAACAAATACGAATACCGTCTTGTCCTTTGGGTTCTCCTTTGACGGCTTTAAATCACAAATAGTACATCCCATTTTAAGAAGATGTCTGGCTATTCCTGCATTAAATACTAATTTGCAATCATGTTTAATTATTTCTTTGTTTTCCATATTTTAATTGTCCTTTCCAATTGTTTTCTAAATCTTTCCATGAGATATATTTAAAAACATATTTTTTATGTTTTAAGTATTTCCCTCTTAAAACTTCTCTTACTAAAATAGGATTAAATCCATCTTGCTTTGTCTCAGAGGCCGTATTCCACACATGAACGAGATTTCCTTTTAAATCATATTGTCCTATGTATTTAATGTCAAAATGAGCTTTATACCACAAAATATACTCGTCTAAATTATCAACGTCATAACTCCATAAGCAGCCATACGCTGTCATATGATCGCCATTACACACACTTCTAATTGTAGAAGGATCATAACCACACTCTTTAGTAGATTCTGCAGAGTCCCATTTTTTAATTAAATTCCAATATACATCATATTGATACACTTCACGTCTAACAACCTTACTAATATAATAAGATAAATCAAACAAATCTAATTCGTCTGCATATATCCATATATAACCACCTGCCGTCTTGTTTGTGTGTTTATATATTTTATCATTTCTACGCATTTTAGTAACAACTTTATTTGCACAATTCCAAATTTGCCTACGATTGATTCCTGTTTGTTCCCATGCATCATTAATATTAATAAATTGATGAATAACATTACCATTTAGATCAATTTGTAGAACTGGACGACTATTTCGTTCTCTTTCTGCTTCCGTCCACGTTTTTCCTAGGCACCCATCTCCGCCCTTCGTCTGATTGTATCCATTATAAAACGCATCATAATATTCAACCCAATACATTTCTCGTTCATTTAAATTCTTTTCATCACATTCCTCAATTATTGAAAATTCAAAATTGTATCCTCCATATTTTTCCCACGCTCTTAATAAATGAAGATTATGATGTTTTCCAGAATTTAATTCCCATTTGTGCATTGTCCATCTTTTGTAAATATCAACCGCCTGCCCAATATAACTTTTGTGATTTATTAAATTCTCAATTCTATAAATCCCACAAATTTTCTCTATAGACATAGCATATACCTCCAGTATTTTCACATAATAAAAAAGTAAACTACTTATTAGAAGTCCACTTGGTCAATAATTCATCTAATTTTTGATTCTTTATATAAACCCAAAATAGCTTATCTGAATTTGGATTCTTAGCTGCTAATTCATACTGCACACCATTTTGATATAAAAAATTCCTTAAATTTAGACTGTAACAGCAATAAAGCTTATTCATTTTGCACCTCTTATGACTATAATTTTGTATTGTTTAAAGTTTGATATTATAAGTACAAATTTTACCGTCTTCTTTGTCAAAAATACACAAAGTTTGAGCAGGATTTGCATATAATCTTTTATTATTCGCATAATCGTCAGTTCCGCATAAAGAACTCACCATTACGTTATCAATTCCATAAGAGTCAATTGTTTCCGAATGATGTTTGTCACCAGAAAATACATACTCAACATCAAGTCCATATTTTTTCCCAAACAATGTGTGCATATCCACGCCGAGCTTCCCAAAGCGTTCTAGATCTCCATGAACCGCAACAACATCGTGGTCAAGCACATTAAATGAGATAAACTCATTAATATTGTTGTCTAAAACATAAACTTTCTCATTTTGTGAAAGCCTTTGATTGATCCACCAAGGGATGATTTTCTCCATATTATCAGAATGGATGCTATCATTCTTGTTTTGAACAGATCTTGCATGGTTCCCATATGTAGAATAAACATACACACAATTTACATATTGTGATAATGAGCTAATAAGCTCTGCAAGAAGTTCAGAAACCTCCATTAATTGGTCACATGTATCCTCTTCTGACGCAACACGTGCACCAGTATGTATACACCCATGGATAAAATCTCCTAAAAGTACAATATGAAGCTTATTAATATTATTTGCCCTCAAATACTTAATTGCCTTATTAAATAAAACATTAACACGCTCTACACATGTTTCTACATCATATTTGTTCCAAATATTATTAGTAACCATGCCATAATGCCAATCTGTTAAAACTAAAACCGCTTCATTCTTTGCTTCAACAAATGACTCGTTGTTAGAATTTAATAATTTACTTGAACTTAAATTGTCTGCTGCTTCAATTAATTTCTCAGTCAGATGTTCAGCTCTGGCATCACTCGTTAGCAGCTTATTATATTCTCTTCTTTGATCTTGAAATTGTTTTTTTGCCTTATAAAGTTCATCAGTTTGTCTCTGAATCTCCTTAAGATATTCATCATCAGAGAAAACCTGTTTTTCACACGCCTTCAATCCCTGTTGAAACATCTGATATTTCTTACGATAAGCACTCTCACCAAAATTTTGGTTTAATGCGGTATTAATAATGTCGGCAATTTGCTGCCATGTCATCCCAGAAGACTGCTTCATCGAACAAATTCTATAGATATATTGTTCTTCGCTTTCTTTTTCAGGATTAAAATTAATTATTTCCATCTGCTTCGTCCTTTCTCTTATATAAAAAAGACGAGGATTATTCCTCGCCTTCTCTATTACATAATTCTCTAATTTTTAGTTGATATGCCTGTGTAAACTTGGCGCGTGGATAAATATGGTCTTCACTAACTGTCTTTTCGCCGGTTCTTGGCTTAACAGTTTCCTTTCCACCATAAAACTTCGCCTCAATATTAAGCCCCTCAAATAGTTTAATAACCGGCAAATCATCTGGCGTCGCATGCGATAAAATATCTGTAATTACTGCAAAAGTACCTCTATAAATATCCTTTACTGCACCTTGGTAATATCCAGACTCCTTCGCAACCATTTTAACTAGATCATTCTGTTTATAAATCATTGTAATCTTCCTTTCTCGTATTTTTTATCTGATGTCAATAGTTCTTGTAACGGTTAAAGTAATTAATTCACCATCAAGTTCTTTTAATAATTCTGATAGCGAAGCAGTCTTCCCGTCACTAAGAAATTCTATCTGTGTATCATTTTTATTAATGTCTAAATAACCACACAATTTAATTTCTGTAGTCTTTAAAGCATCATTCATGAAAGTTCCTCGCCATATGCAATGCTAAGTTTAACATCTTTATCTGCAAAATCTACAAAGAGCTCTGATAGTGATACGACATCTCCAGTATCATCATTTTCAACAAAAACTTCGTCATTATTAATACGAAGGATCCCACTTGCCTGAATTGTATACTTACTCTGAATCTTAGCTGCCATAATCATTTTTCTCCTTTATTGCTTTTATTTTTATCCTTGAAGCTCATCAGCCCAAGAGCTGACAATACCTCTATGATTAGTATTTAGCTCACAAATTTGTGCATAGTCTTTGTCCTTAAAATGCTCAATATATTTTACAAATCCGCTATTTTCTGGATGATGATACAAATCACATTGTCCACTATGCCCAATCACGATTGTCTTAGATGTATCAGAAATTCTGGTTAATACTTTTTTCAACTCATCAACATACATATTTTGAGTTTCTTCAATAATAACCACTTTATTTTCTAGGTTGCATCCTCGTAAATAGACGTGAGAGATACAATCAATATATCCAGTGCCATTCTTTTGGTTTTCTACACCCTCCTGAATGACAGCAGTATATGGGTTAATCCCCAGCTTTATCAAAGCATCATATAGTGGAGCAGTATAAATAGAAATTTTTTCATCAGCACTGCCGGGAAGAAATCCAAGTTTTTCTTCCTGTACAGGACTAACTATATAAACGATTCCATCATAAACATTATGCTGAACCAAAAGATTTGCTGTAGCAACTGCCATTAAAGTCTTACCAGTCCCTGCTTTTGCATTTGCAAAAATAATTAACTTTTCTGGATTTAAAATGGCATTTACAAATTCTTTCTGTTCCTCGTCTAATAAAATACCATAAAATGGATGACCATCAATGTTCTTTGGAACGTCCCCATATTCATTTACAACATTCTTTCTCTTAGTTGCCATATAGACCTCCGAATTTAAAACAGAACATCTAAATCTGTAATAATCTCATCAATAATTCCGTTTGCTAATGCTTCTTCTTCATCAAGATACCAGTCAGACGGAGCCTTTCTCTTATATACCTTCGGATCAATCTTTGTATGACCAAGGAAGTATTCAGTGACTCTCTTAGTAAGTTTATCACCAAACTTCTTCATTGATTCTGCTTGTTCTTGTGTTCCGCCATAATAACAAGATCCAGAATGAACCAGAACAGAAGTGCCCGGAAGTGCATAACGCTTGTGACCAGCAGACAGGATGTCTGCAGCAGCAGAGTAGGCACAGCATAGATTGATTGTCCAAATAGGAGTTTTGCTGATTTCCATAAGCTTAATAAAACTCCATGTAGCAGACACATCACCGCCCGGTGAATCTATCACAATCTTGATTGGTAGACGCTGCTCAATTGGGACGTCTTTATCTTCCCTGTTCCAACGAATAATCTCCTTAGACAATTCAAAAAGATTTTCATCAATCTGCTCGTCAATATAGAGTACACGATGTTCAATGTCTCTATAATAATTTCTTAATTCCGGTGAAGGTAGGTGCAAATTTGCTACTGCTTCAGGAATTGCTACTAATAGTTCTTGTTCCATGGTATTCCTCCGTTTCGTTTCGTAGAATGTTTTGTGATAGTTATAGACATTTATCGTACTATCATAGTAGGTGTAATTTTGAAAATTCGCTCATATAAATGTCTATAACTACTATAATTTTGTATTGTAAATGGAAGGGGTA